ATAATATTGGTTCTTATTTAAGAACATACAATACAAAATTAATTAACAAATTAACCCAAACACATGTTTGCATTTATTTCTAAAATATGATATACTTTGATTATCAAGCAAAGAAGGGATTGAGTACAAATGATAAAGATCAAAGATGCATTAGAGGATATGAAAGGACAGCATGTTGATATTTATACTAAACATTATTTGTTTGATGATCAACACATCAAATCTTCAAATTTCATTCCTATAACCGATATTGGCATCGGGTTTAAGCATAAAAATCAAAAAATATATATAAAATATGATGAAATTGAGTCATATGATATCAAAGATGACAGGATTATTATCAATGGAAACAATTTCATTATAATGGTATTAAAAACAGCTTGACAAAATTAATTTTGTGTGGTATAATACACTTACAAATTAAGGGGATTGTACCACATGAAGGGAGGTAAGCTTAAATGTCAAACGTGACATAAAGCAATCATATGAAGCAAAGACATTATTTCCAATGCCAAGAATGTGGATGCGTGCATTATATAGAAACAGAATATGATATAGACAGTGAAATGTATCAACAACTTATTTGTGTTAAATGTGGGAAAATAGCAACGCATTTATGGATAGGCAATGATCCAATTGATTTTTATTTATATGCAGATAATTATCTTGACAATAGATATTTTTATTAATTAATTACAATACAAAATTAAAGGAGAATAAAAAATGGCAAATCAGTTTACATTTTATGCAAAAATCGTACCTATGAAGGAAAGGGAAAAGTTTAAGCCTATTGATAGAAAGCCCTTTCAAAGTGGATGGACTAATACTACAGTAAAATTTAATGCAATTTCTGGAACAAATAGAATTATGTGTACGGCACAGGGCGGCAAGTGGAAGGATGACGTAAAAAATGTTATTAAGACTACTGGCCAGAAGATTGAAGGCAGCAATAAGCGTGATACCGTAATCATTCCTTGGGATAAGAGATTTGACAAGGAGCAGATCGACAAGGTTGCTGGATTCCGTCATTATATCGTTGATTTAGAGGATTATAACACTCGTAAGAATTTGCGCAATCTGGTGAAGGCATTCGAAGATGGCACTGTAACCGATGAAATGATTGAGGAATATGGTTATAGTACGGAAAATGAGGCAAAGGAAGCTCTCGAGAAGTCTAATAATCGTAGACATGTATTTATCAGTGCTTGGGATTTTGCAGAATTTATGGCCAAAGTAGTAGTTTTGGATAAAATCAAGGATAAGATTTTTAAGATTTCTGGAAATCAGGAAATCCAGTATAATAACGGAAAGTTTTATACTAATTATATGGTAAATAGAGTTGAGCTTGCATCTAATATGGAGCCTAATACCAATATGATTATTGATTTCTATTTTGCAGATGATTGTATTAATGAAAATGATGATATGGCCTATCTAAATGGATGGTCTACATATTATGATTCTGGTCTAAAGAAGAATGGATTCTATCCTGTTTCTGTAGCAATCCGAAATGAGAAGGATATCAAGCTTGCAAAGAAGAAGTTTGTTGTTGGAGAAAGCGAAATTGCTAATATTGGTCTTGCTGTAAATGTTATTGATGGAGCAGACAGAATGGAAATTACCATGGAAGACCTTGATGAGGAAACTCGTGAGGAAATTGATGCAGGATGGGTCACTTTTGAAGAGGTTGTTAGAGCCATGGGCGGAAACAAACTTGGTGAACGCATTACCGAACTTAGATTCTCTGGCCTAAATCCTCGTAAGAATAAGGTAGAAGACACTACATATAGTGCAGATGATATGATTCCTGCAATGAATATTGCGGATGATGAAGATGAAGATCTATAAGAAAGGAAATGATATAAATGGGTAAGTTTGGAAAGAAGAACGTTGTAAATTTAGATCCTTCTACTTATATTGTAGGACTACTTGGTGAAAGTGGTATTGGTAAGACAACCACAATGTATAAGACGTGTGATAAGCTGTTCGGAGAAGATGGCTATATCATTTTAGACTGTGGTAAGGAAGTAGGCACCACTTGTATTAATGGTGTAGTTGCAGAACCTATTGAAAATTATAAGAAGTTTATTGAAGTTACAGATGACATTATCAAGAATAAGGAAACTGATTATCCAGACCTAAAGGTTGTTGTTGGAGATACTCTTGATCAGTTGTTTGATCTTGCAGAGCCTTATATGGTAAAGCTGTATAATCAGGAGCATCTTGGAGAAAAGGATTTCCGTCCCGCCAAGACAATTAATGCAGTAGAGGGCGGCTTTATGAAGGGTCAAGATCGGCTAATCGAGATGCTACTTGATAGAATTTTCAAGCTACGTTCTGTTGGTGTTGGCTTCTGGTATACCGGTCATGTAAAGAATCGTTCTAACGATGATGTGTTTACTGGTGAAAGTTATGATATGTTAACTACTAGTATGTCTCAGCGTTATTTTAATGCAGTAAAGAATAAGACTCATATCCTGGGTATTGCATACATTGACCGTTCTGTTGAAGTAGAGGAATATGGCGAGGAAAATCCTATTACTAAGAAGAAGAAGACTCGCAACAAGGTAACTGCAGAAAATCGTAAGGTAAAGTTCCGTGACTCTGGTTATACAGCAGACAGTAAGAGTAGATTCGCTGACATTGCCGAGGAAATCACTCTTGATGTAGATGAGTTCATTAATGCTATTAATGATGCAATTGCTTCAGAGGCTGGAAAGAATTCAGATAAGCCTAAGAAGGCAAAGAAGGCTGCTCCTGTAAAGGAACCTGAGCCTGAGATTGAAGAAGAAGATATTGTTGAGGTAGAAGATTCTATTGATGAAGTTAATTCTTCTGATGATGAAGATATCTTTGCTGCAGACGAGGTGCCTTTTGACCTAGATGATGAAGAGCCATTCGATGAGGAAGCAGTAAAGGAACAGATTCGTAAGCTACATAGAACCGCAAGTCCTGAGACTAAGAAGTTAGTAAAGGAAATCCTTGGTGCAAAGCTAAACGAAGTACATGATAAGGAAACACTAAATAAAGCACTAGAGGCTCTGGCCTAATATATCAGGAGGGGCGTTTGCCCCTCCTATTTTTTTGTTTGGAGGTGTATTATGCAAGTAAAGTGCCGTTTATGTGGCAAGAAGATTGATAAAAAAGATGCATTTCAAGCACCTACTGGTGGCGGAAGATTTTATTATTGTAATGAGTCAGAAGCAAAGACAAAAGAGGAAGAAAAGCTAAAAAATGCAGAAGAAAAAAAGAAGATTTTAGAAGAAAATAAAAAAAATAAGAAGCATAAAATAGACCCTGTTTATGAAGAAATCGCAGATGTGTTTGGATACAGAATTCAAAATAGCGTTCTATTTAAAGAAATGAAACTTTGGCGTGGAATTTGTAATGATGCAAAAATTCTTGCTTATTTGCAGGAGAATAAGGGCTATATTAAAAATGCAGTTGAACGGCTAAATAGCAATGAATACGCACGCATCAGGTATGTGTCCGCCATATTAAAGAATAATTTAAAGGATTATCAGCAAAGCGTAACAGTAGAGCCTGTAAAAGTTAAAACTAATTTGGAAATGTATGAGCCTGTCATTTCCTCTAGAAAAAAAAGAAGAGGGTTAAATGCCCTTGAAGATGAGGTGTAATGATGGATTTTAATAAAAATAATTTTATAATTGGAATATGCGATAAGTATAATGAAGAACTTTTAAAAAAGAGAGTGGAAATCGAAGGAAATACTATTGGTTGTATCGCTGGTGATTTGCTTCTTTTAGATGATTCTATGTTAACATCTAAAGATTATATCACGAAAGATGGTAGATTTTTATTCTCTATGCTTAAAGGACTTAGAGACCGTGGATGTACCATTGTGGATGAGGTTACTTTGCTGACAAATACGACCGATGAAGTTAGAGAAAGGCTTGAACATATTGGAGGATGGAAGCAGCTACAATCCCTAATTGATATCTGTAATGTTAAGAATTTCGATGTATTTTTAGATGATTTGCGTAAGAGTAATATTTGCCTTAAGTTAAATGATAAGGGATTTAATTTACTTGATAAAATGACTTTAGATAATGGGAAAGAAGTAATTCCATATAAACTTTTTGAGAAATTTACTTCACAAGAAGTTTTAGATTTCTACGAGAGTCAGCTAAGTACACTCGGAACCGTGTCATCTAATAAAATCATTGATGAAGGCTATATCGATTTTGATGAAGAATTTATTAATGGACTAGAATCAGGTGAGGAAGTTGGTATATCTTTTGGTGATGCCGGTGTAGATATAAATGGAAATAAAATTTCTACGTTTCCATTCTTGTCAAATAATATTCTTGGCCTTAAAAGCGGAACATTATCTGCATTTGGAGCACATTCTGGCGTAGGAAAGACGACATTTATGATCGGCATTCTGATGTCATTGGTAGAAAAGGGAGAAAAAATTCTTATCGTTAGTAACGAAATGGGTCTAAGCGATTTTAAGCAAGGTTTCTTAATATGGATTCTTTATCGTTATTTTGATTATAAGAAACTGCCCAAGAAAAAGTTGGCCAGTGGTAATTTAAGCAGCGAAGATAAGGAAATGATCAAAAAGGCCAGAGAGTATTGGCGTAAGAATTATGCAAAGCAAATTAAAATGGTTGCATTATCTGATGCTGATTCAAGATTGACTTGTCGAATTATTAAAAAGCATATTCAGAGAGATGGAATTACCACCTTCTTGGTTGATACATTTAAGATTACAACATCTGGCGGTACTAATGATAATTTCTGGCTACAGCTTGTTGCTGATAGTAAGGATCTTGATGGAATTGCAAAGAGATATGATGTAATTGGATTAATGACTATCCAGTTGGCCATCAATACACTTGGAAGATTGTGGATGGACGCATTTTGCTTGAGCAACAGTAAGGCTGTTAAAGAGGTTCTATCTAATTTAATCTTATTTAGAAAGGTTTATCCAGATGAACTTGTGCAAGGAAGCCCTTATGATTTAAAGCCGTTTAGAAGTATAAAAAAGGGCGATGCTTGGACTGAGGAACCATATTTGCCAGACCCGACAAATGTGTATAGATGCTTATTTGTTGAAAAAAGTCGTAGAGGTATCGATTCAGGAGATTCAGGCGTAGCATATTTAGTACGTTATGACGGAGATCATTGCACGTTTTATGAAACCGCTAAATGTAGACCTACCCATAAAGTAATGAATGTATAATGGAGGCCAATATGAACAAATGGAAGATTGATGTTTCTCTTAAAAGCGGCCAAAATATTTCTGGTCTTTATACAGGGCCAGAAGAGAACTCATTTGATGTAGGAAAGCTTCTTCTTGAAGAAGATCCCAGTATAACAGTATTTACAATTTTATCATTAGACGAAATGGCACAGCTATTTATCATGAGAAATGAAGTTGCAGCAATGGGAATTAGCATTTTTGTAGAACCTATTGACAATAACGCAAATATTTGATAATATAACAATACAAAATTAACGAGAGGAGGGAACTTATCAAATGATTGCGGAATTAAAAAAACAACTAATTGAAAATCCAGAATCAATACGTTCCCTCCTTCAAGAATTTGGATTTGAGCATATAAATATTCGTGGCAACAATATGCGTTTTGCCAGAAACAGCAGTGGTGGACAAAATATAAACATTCGTTTAGACGATGAATATCTTGGAGTTACTGATTATGTTCATGGAGAAAAAACTGACATAATTTCATATATAATCAAAGAAAAAAATACGGATTTCAAATCAGTATTAGGGGCAATAAAACGTATTCTGAATTTATCAAATGAATGGGTTCCAAAAAGTAGTCGTTCAATATTTGGCGGAGCATATTCAAAAATTATACATAGGGAACAAGTGCAACAAAAAACTTACGAAGAAGATACGCTAAAAACATATCTGCAATTACCAAACGATAGATTTAGAATGGATAAAATAGATTTAAATACTCAGTCCAAGTGGAAGATCGGTTATGATGTGTCTACTGATAGAATAACTATACCTATACGCAATGAATTTGGACAATTAATAGGGATAAAGGGAAGACGGAATTATAATACAGATGATGAATATGATCCAAAATATTTATACTTGATTCCTTGCCGTATGTCTAATGTCCTATATGGATATAGCGAAAATTATAGCAATATGTATGGCAAAACTGTAATGATATTTGAAAGCGAGAAAAGCGTGCTACAATGCGCTTCTTATGGATATAACAATGCTGTTGCTCTTGGCAGTAATAATTTATCTGAACAGCAGGCTAAATTAATTCTACAATTAAATCCAGAGCATGTTATATTTATGCTTGATAATAATTTGCCTCTTGAAAATACAAAAAGGAATATCGATATGCTTCGCAGTGTATGCACAATGCGAAGTTTACATATAAGTTATTTTGATTGGGAAGAATGTTTGGATTTAGGAGAAAAGTGTAGCCCAAGCGATGATGGTAAGGAAACACTTGATGATATATTAAAATATTGCATTAAAGATGAATCTTGTTTGGAGGGCTATGATTTATAAATGGAAAAACTATGGAATATAAAGATTGATGGAAGAGGAATGGATACAGGAGAAATCATTGATGCCATATTAGAAAGTCGTGGGATTGATGATGTCAATTCATTTTTACTTCCAAAAGAAGATAATATATTACCACTAGAAGATTTGCGCAACATAGAAAAAGCTGCGCAAATTATTTTAGATGGAGTAGAAAATAATAAAACATTTTATGTGCATTACGATACTGACACTGATGGATGTACGGCAGGTAGTATTGCAGCTAGATATTTAGAATATTTAGGAGCCAATGTATACGTTGGTATTAACCATGGAAAGAAACATGGAATTGAGGAATTAGATCCGTATTGTATTGGTGGTGCAGATATTGTATGGATTGTCGACAGTATTCAGACTTCAATTGAGCCATACGAGGAATTATTGAATATGGGCATACAAATAATTATTACTGATCACCATCTAATTGCCCCAGAATTATGTGAAGAGATGGAAAATAGAGGCATTGTCCTTGTAAGTTCAGCTGTAGATTATGCAAATCCAGATTTGTCTGGTTCCGCAACTACATGGAAGCTATGCAAGATGATGGACTATTTAAATCTCGATGATTATGCAGATAGTTTGATTGATTTGGCAGCAACTGGACTTGTGGCAGATATGTGTTCTATGGCATCGATGGAAAATAGGGCAATTTGTCATAAGGCATTCGGTAATTTGCGTAATCCTGGCATTAAGAAAATTAATGGCAGTTATGCGTTTGTGGCTCGTAATATTAGTTTTGGAGTTGCTCCTAAGATTAATGCTGCAAACAGAGTTGATAATAATGAATTAGCAATGAATATATTCTTGTCTGATGATGAAGAGGAAATTGCCGAAATCGTAAAGGGACTTAATAATTGTAGGACGGAGCAAAATAAAATCGTAGACAAGATTATGCCAAGTCTACAAGAACAGGCAGAGAGTCAGTTAGATAACAAGGTAATGTTCTTTTTCATTCCAGATGATACAGAAGCCAGCGTAAGTGGTTTAATTGGCAATAAGTTGCTTGAGCAGTTCCAGAGACCTTTGTTTATTTTAAAAAAGCATGAAAATGAATATGCTGGCTCAATGAGAGCTGTAGGCGTTCGTAATTTCAAAGAGTATTGTGACAATACTGGAATTGGTACATGCGCAGGACATGAACTTGCTGCAGGCTTTAATGTTCCGATTGATAGATTCGAAGAATTTAAGGCATCAATTTTAGATGCATTAAAAGACGTGGAATTTGTTACGGAGACGAATGCGGATATTCAACTATCAACCGGCCAGGTAACAGGTGATTTAATTAAAAAGCTTAACGCATTAAACCGCATTAGTGGAACAGGATTTGAGCCAATTACTGTTATGATTGAAAGCGATGGCTATGAGATATCTTCAATGTCTAATGGCAAACACTTGAAGATTATTGATGATACTGGAATGATATTTGTTAAATGGAATTATAATGGCGATTGGGATTTTAATGGAAAGTTTTGCACCATTGGCACATTAGAGCGTGCGCACTATGGAAAATATGATTATTTGCAGCTAACTATTCAAGATTGGAAATGTATTGACAAAACAGAAAATTTATGATATTATACACAACACAAAATTAAAGTAGGTGATAATAAATGAGATATGTTAATTATCATAAACATACCATGTATTCTAATTTAAGAACATTGGATTGTGTAGTTAAACCTATTGACTACATTAAACGTGCAATTGAGTTGGGACATACGGAATATGTAACTACTGAACATGGATTTCAGGGTAATATTTATGAATCTTATACTCTTTGCCAAGAGCATGGACTAAAATGCATTTATGGTGTCGAAGCATATTATGTTGATGATGTTAATGACAGAACCAGTCGTACAAATTATCACCTAATGCTTGTGGCACTTACTGAAAATGCACGTAGAGAAATTAATAAGATTCTTTCTATTGCTAATACCGATGGATTTTATTATAAGCCAAGAATTGATTTAAAGATGCTTTTATCTTTAACTCCAGATGAAACTGTTGTAACTACTGCATGTGTGGCAGGCCGTATGTTTAAACCGGGGTGGGAAGAAAAATTCTTTAATCCAATATATAAACATTTTGGCAACAACTTTTTCTTAGAGGTACAATGCCATTCAGATAATAAACAAGTTGAATATAATAAGAAGATTATGGAACTGCACAGAAAAAGAGGTGTGCAGATTATTCATGCTAATGACTCTCATTATATTCTTCCAGAAGATGCAAAATATAGAGACTTATTTCTTAAAGCCAAAGGAATTATTTATGAAGAGGAAAGCGGATTTTGTTTAGATTATCCTGATTCCGATACTATTCTTGAAAGATATGCAAAGCAGGGAGTATTGACAAGAGAAGAGGCCCAAAGTGCATTAAATAATACATTAGTCATTGATAAAGCAGAAGGGATTACTATTGATAAGGAATTTAAGATTCCTAAAGTTGTTAAAGGTGATAGTAATACAGTGTTGAAGAAGTTAATCAATGAAGGTTGGAATAAGGAAAAGCATAATGTTCCTAGAGAAAAATGGTCTGAATATATTAAGCAGATTAAATATGAATATAAGATTATCGAAGACTGTGGAATGGCAGATTATTTTATCTTAGACCATTATGTTGTACAAAAGGCTGTTGAAGATTATGATGCTATTTTGACCAAATCAGGAAGAGGGTCTGCGGTATCTTTCTATGTTAATAAACTTCTTGGATTAACAGAAGTAGATCGTATTGCTGCGCCAATTACATTATATCCTACTAGATTCATGTCTGCTGAACGTATTTTGTCCAGTAGATCCTTGCCAGATATCGACCTAAATTTCGCAGACGTAGAGCCTGTAATTAGAGCAAGTAAAGATATTCTTGGCGAAGATGGCATTTATTACATGGTTGCATATAAACCGCTACAAGAATCTTCTGCGTTTAGACTATGGTGTAAGGCCAATGACTTACATATTTCTGAGTATGATGAAGTTGCAAAGAATTTGGATAATTATCTGGAGGATAAGAAGTGGAAGGATTTAATTGAAGGAAGCAAAGTGTTCAGAGGAGTAGTAGAAAGTGTTGCTCCAAGTCCATGTAGTTTCCTACTGTCTAATGACAAGATTTCAGAAATGGTTGGTTTAATTAAGGTTGGAGACGTTACATGTTGTTGCCTTGATGGCTATAATTGTGATGTATATAAGTTCTTAAAAAACGATTACCTAACTGTTTCTGTATATAAGATTATCCACGATGTTTATGAGTTAATTGGACAACCTATTGATAATATTAACGATTTGCTCAAAAAGTGTGATGACAAGGTATGGGATATTTATGCAAATGCACTAACTACCACAATCAACCAGTGCGATTCGGACTTTGATAAACAAATCTTAAAGAAGTATAAGCCTAAGAATTTGGCAGAGTTATCTGCTTATGTTGCGGCTATTCGACCCGGATTTGCATCATTGTTAAATAACTTTGTAGAAAGAAAACCTTATACTACAGGAGTTAAGGAGCTCGATGATATCTTAGAGGATTCCTTCCATTACCTAATTTATCAGGAATCTATTATGAAATACTTGGTATGGTTAGGCGTAGAGGAAAAGGGCACTTATGATATTATCAAGAAGATTGCCAAGAAGAAGTTTAAAGAAGAAGAGCTTAAGCAACTTAAATCTGAACTTCTTGCTGGATGGGTAAAAAATGTAGGCAAAGAAGAAGGATTTAATGAAACTTGGCAAGTCGTTGAAGATGCGGCGCATTATTCTTTTAATGCATCACATAGTTTATCCGTTGCCATTGATAGTCTATATGGGGCATACTTAAAGGCGCATTATCCATTGGAATATTATACTGTTGTATTAACAATGTATAGCGGAGATATGGATAGAACTTCAAACTTAATCGAAGAAATGCCTAAATTTGGTCTATCACTTAAAGATATCAAATTTAGACATTCTAAAGCAGAGTACAACTGCGATAAAACCGAAAATGTGATTTATAAAGGAGTATCATCTGTAAAATTTCTTAATGAAGATGTTTCTAATAAGTTATATGAAATGAAAGACCAAGAATTTAATTCATTCATAGAGTTATTGAAGGTATTCCCAGGGAATACAAAACAAAGAGATATTTTAATTAAGTTAGACTATTTTTCAGAGTTTGCGCCATCTGGTACATTGCTTAGGATTGCTTCAATTTATGATATGTATGCAGGTAAAAAGATCATAAAGAAAGATAAGATTAATGGTATACCAGTAGAACTCATTGAAAAATATAGTACACAGACTGAAAAACAATATAGATTAACTGACCCAGATGCGTTTTTAAGCGAACTATGTTCGATGATTCCTAATGTAGAAGCCCCAATTCAATCTCGTATCGAATGGCAATCTGAATATTTAGGCTATGTTTCATTGATGATGCCAGAAAAAAAGAATACTGGATATATTATGAAAATAGACACTAAGTATAGCCCTAAAGTTACAATGTATGAATTATCTACTGGCAAAACTTCAATTTATAAGGTGCAAAAGGCTATGTATCAGCGCAACCCATTTGACGTTGGTTGTGTAATTAAGTTCACCTCTGAGTCACGCAATAAGTCTCGTAAGGATGAAAATGGGCAGTGGATTAAATTATCAGAAACAGAACCTTGGATCACAAATTATCTAATTAATGTTGACATCTAATTAATTCAATGATAAAATCGCAAATGCACAGGAGGCTTTATATAGAATTCCCAAAACATACGCTAAGTCTCTTGTGCATTTTGCTATTGACAAAATAACCATATTGATATAAAATAATATCAAGAGGTGATAGCAAAGTGATATTATCAAATAGTGCAAAAGAAAATCGTTGCAAAGCATGGATGTTTATATTAGAATCAGCGCCTGTCAATTTACCAATTTCAGAAGAATTTAAAGAAATGGCAAATAAAGAGGTTAATGGTGAAATAGAGGCGCACCAAATGCTGGATTATGTAAAAGAATACATGACAAAAAATAAAGCTTAAAATTATAACCAGAGGATTTTAACTAAAATAAACAATTTTAATAGTAGTCCTTTGGTTATTTTGCACTATTGACAATACAAAATTATTGTGATAAGATATGAACACAATCAGAAAGGAGCAATTGTATGAGAACTTTTTCTATTGAGAGAGGAAACAATATTATCCATAATGTCTTTTTTGCAAACAAGGATTATGAGATGCCTCATGTCGCAGATATGAGTTTTGAAGAACTCACGAATTATGAAAATCTTTCCGATATTGTGGATGCAATGCTTGATGCTACGGATAATGCATTTGGCCCTGGTGCTGAAGATGTTTTTATTACTCTGGTAGACGAAGATGGATATTTTGTTTGGAGTATTAGCATCGAACAGTGTGACAGCGAATTTAGCTATAATCTAATTGATTGGAGCCAGTCTGACGATAAATTCTGTTATGGAGATGAGGACGATGATTGACTGTAAGAAAATTGCCTCACGGCATAAGTCTTACATTAAAGAATTACTCCAATCAATTGAATATGTTCCTACACTTGCCGTAATCCAGGTTGGCAATAATGCTGCTTCTAATTCATATATTAAGGGTAAGAAGTCTGACTGTGAAGAAGTTGGTATCAATTTCATACATTACAAGTTTGAAGAGGATTGCAAAGATAATGATATTTTAGACTTGATTGATCAGCTTAACCTAGATGAGAATATTAATGGTATAATTGTACAGATGCCTTTGCCAGAGCACATGGATAAGGAAAGGATTTTATGCTCTATTGCGGACGGGAAAGACGTAGATGGGTTTAAGCCCAATAGTAAATTTACGCCTTGCACCCCAATGGGTGTAATGACCATTCTGCAGGAAATTGGCATTGATGTAGACGGAGAAGTGTGCTGCGTCATTGGTCGAGGAGAAGTAGGTAGGCCAATGGTGAATTTGTTAGCACAGCATAATGCAACTGTAATTTGGTGCAATAGTCATACAAATAAATATCTGCTTGACAGAATGATTGATATTTCAAATATTATTATTAGTGCAACCGGTCAGGCCGGCTTAATTAAAAATGTGCCTAATTATAAAATAGTTATTGATGTTGGTATTTCTCGTGGGGAAGATGGCAAGCTGTATGGCGATGTAGATAAGTCTAACTATAGTGAAGACGCTTTAATTACTTCCGTACCTGGCGGTGTCGGACTAATGACAAGAGTTTCGCTATTAGAAAATGTAATTTGTGCCGCAAAAGGTATTGACAACACAAAATTATTGTGATATAATCAAGGGGAAATATGGATAAGACGATATTCAAAAAGGATAAAGATGAACTGCGGGAATATCTGCAGTTTAAGCGCAGAGGCTCTAAGGTTAAGGCTAAAAAGGGCAAAGGATCTTATTCCAGAAAAGAAAAACATAAGATAGAATCTTTTGATTAAAAACCTCTTGACAAATAGAAAATTTTATGTTATTATATATACAGTTCAAAATTAATGAAACGGAGATGCAAAAATGACGAAACTGCATATTGAAAATCGTATTGCAAAGCTTAATACAAATCCTGTAGAGAATGCAAAGCTAATTAAAAAGTGGGAGCGCATGCTCCGTCGAGTAACTAAGTCTGAAAATTAAAAGGAGCAATACAATGATTAAGTATTATGTTAATGAGGGTAAGCGACAGGTTATTGGAGTTCTTGATGGTACCAAGTATGATGTAGTAAATAAGATCGATAAGATTCTTGATGGAACCTCGTTTTGTTATATTAATGATAAGTGTCTGATGCCCGATTCTTTTAGAACTGTCGTAACGTGTGATCCTGCTGATGAGTTTGATGTAAAGACAGGCAAGGATAAGGTCAAGGAGCGAATTATGAATCGCTATTATAAGAGCTTTGACAAGCGTCTTGATATTTTTATTGACGACGTAAATTCTCTGTGGGGTCAGTTTTTCGAAGCATAAACCTCTTGACAAAGTAAAAATAATATGCTATAATTACGGTACAAAATTAATGTGGAAAGCGACAATGTGAGTCGGGTCGCAAAATTGACAAGTGAGGTTCTGTGTCAATATAATATGTACCCTTAGTCGAACGGAGAAGACGCTTGGCTACGAACCAAGAGGTGAGAGTTCAATTCTTTCAGGGTATACCAAAGTTTAAAATTTAGGAGGAGTTAACTATGCATACTGAGAAGATGACTGTTCATAAGGCTCTGGCTGAACTCAAGGTAATCGATAGCCGTATCAATAAGGCTATCATGGAAGGTACTTACGTAATTGCTAATAAGCATTCCAACGAGAAGATTCAGGGCAAGACTGTTAATGATTTTAAGGATCATATGAAGTCTTGTCATCAGAAGGTTACTGATCTAATTAATCGTCGCAATGCAATTAAGCGTGCAGTTGTTCTTTCCAATGCTGTTACCAAGGTTAAGGTTGGAGACGTTGAGTACACTGTTGCTGAGGCTATTGAAATGAAGAACCATGGTATGCTATTTAAGTCCGCTTATATGCGTACTGTAGCTAATCAGAATGCTGGAGCTCAGATGGAACTGAACCGCAATAGTGGTGAAGCTATTGAGAAGCGTGCTGAGAAGTATATTCTTGATGTTATTGCCGCACAGCCCAAGGATGCAAAGATGACCGTAGACAGCGATGCAATGAAGGCTCTTCGTAAGACTTATATTGAGAATAATACTTATGATCTGATTGATCCTCTGAATGCTACTAAGCTTATTGAGGATCTATCTAATGAGGTTGACGAGTTCAATACTGAAGTTGATGCAGCTTTGAGTGTTTCCAATGCTCTGACTGTAATTGATATTGAGTATTAAATGAATTAATTTGCTACCGCCCGAAAACCTAAAATGACTGCTTATCTATTCTTTTTGATTACTTAGAGGGATATTAAAAATTTAAAGAAAGTAATCGCAAACTTGGTTTAGAACAAGACTGCTAATCTTGTATTCTATACATAAAATCTTTATAGATTGAAAAGATTTTATAATATTAGATAATATTATATTTTACTGTAAAGATTAAAATTTAAGAATCAAGGTTCAATGTTCAAGATTCAAAGTTTTTATTGCATCTGTGGTTGATGCGCTCAAAGATCATTTTGGTCAAAGGTGTAAAGAGGGCGTAGATAATGCTATCCGCTACTAATTATTGATGATTTATATAATATTATAGGATAGCGTTGAGTCCGATAAAGGTTGATAAAATCCCAGGTTAAAGGTTTGGAATAGTGGCCATTATCCATAGGTTGACCTCTGGGCTGGGCGGTAGCAAAACCTCTTGACAAACTAAAAAATATGTGTTATAATAACAACACTTAAAAGACAACACAAAATTAATGAATATGGCCCTGTATCCCAATTGGCAGAGGAAGCGGACTCAAAATCCGTATAGTGTCGGTTCGAATCCGACCAGGGCTACCAAATATCGCGGTGGTGGAGCAATGGTAGCTCACTAGGTTCATAACCTAGAGACAACGTTCAAATCGTTCGACCGCAACCAAGGACTTGTTTCGGTGTATGTCCTAAAAAAACTAAACCGAAATCCAACAAGGAGGATTAAGCCTATGATTGTATGTGCTAAGTCTTACTCGGAGGAAAATCCGCCCGTTGAGGTGGAGTGCTAGGCATCACTTTAAAAGGCCTTTTTTATATGGGGCTATAGTTCAGTTGGGAGAACGCTTCCCTTGCAAGGAAGAGGTCTGCGGTTCGATTCCGCATAGCTCCACCACCGAGGGCAGAGAGCAAATGAACACCAGCCCTAGTGTCAAGTAGCTTAACGCTATTGAAGTAAAGATGCTGAAGCGCAAGGTATCTTGAAAAAATAGTGGCGAAAATGACAGGCCAAGAGAGGTGTGATGTGCGGTTGTAGGGAATCCTAACCTACTCAAATGCTCCCATCGACAAGTGGACTAAGTCATCGGGCTTTCATTCCGAAGTCACGGGTTCGAATCCCGTTGGGAGTAGGGTCATTGTACAAGCAACCTTCACGTGGTATGACCTGTTTTAACTGATAGCTTGTAGATATTTATTGACAATTGAGTTGATGACATAATGAGTTTAATTGATACTTTTAGTAAAGATGCATTAGAAGAAATAATTAAAAATAGTAATTCTTATGCTGAGGTCGTAAATAAGATTGGGTATTCTGCTAAAACAGGAGATGTTTATACATTAATTAAAAATAAAATAATTGAATATGGAATCTCAATTAATCACTTTCAGAATACACCTAGGATTAAAAGAACACCAGAAAATATCTTTATATTAAATAGTACAGCAGACCAATCTACTTTAAGAAAATGGTATTTAAAAGGTGGGTATTCAGAATATAAATGTTCTATATGTGGACAAGAACCATTTTGGAATGGAAAAGAATTATCATTAACGTTAGATCATATTAATGGAGACAACCATGATGATAGATTAGAAAATTTAAGATGGATTTGCCCTAATTGTGATAGACAATTAGATACTTTTGGTGGAAAAAACAGACCAATTCATGAACAAAAGAAAAAATATTGCACTAATTGTGGAAAAGAAATTAGTAAAGATGCAATGTTGTGTAAAAGTTGCTGTGCAAAAGTTTCACAATCAACTAAATGTCCAAGTAAAGAAGAATTAATCAATTGTATCATTAACAATCAAGGCAATTTTCGCATGGTTGGGCGACAATATGAAGTCAGCGATAATACAGTTAGAAAATGGTGTAAAAAATATAACATGTCTTATCATAGTTTAGATTATAGAAAAAATTAAAAGCTCAAAAAATTGAGCTTTATATGGTCTATTAGTCAAGTGGCTAAGACGCTGGATTCTCATTCCAGAGGCAGGAGTTCAATTCTCCTACGGGCTACCATTATATTCCCAAGCAGCTCAATTGGTCTGAGCACCCGACTTATAATCGGGAGACTGTGAGTTCGATCCTCACCTTGGGAACCATATGCGCCATTAGCTCAGTTGAACAGAGCAACCGCCTTCTAAGCGGTAGGTCACTGGTTTGAGTCCAGTATGGCGTACCATTTTGGGGTCTGCTATCGGCGTATAAGCCGATACATTCTAGATGCAGAATCCATTAAACAAAACTTGGTGGGGAGTTTTAAAGATGTCAGAAGCTGTACTGGCTCTGCTTTTAGATCCACCAAATATACGGCTGTAGCCAAGCGGTAAGGCACGGGACTTTGACTCCCGCATTCGATGGTTCAAATCCATCCAGCCGTGCCACAGTTATTTCCGAGGGGAATGGTTGAAGAGGGACGAGGTAGATAGATTTGTCCGAAAGGAATAGTCTACGCGGTTGTGTAGGAAATAACTTTACATGGGAGATTAGCTCAAAGGTAGAGCATACGGCTGTTAACCGTAGGACAGAGGATCGTTACCTCTATCTCCCGCCAAATTTAAATTTATAGAAAGGAGACAATATTATGCTAAACAGAATTTTCAAGAAGGCCACCATGGTGCAGAGCGCAGAAGATGACAATGCTGTTTATCTCTGCATCGGCAAGAAGCGTTTTATCTTCCGTGATGGAAAGTATGTAGGTTGGTATAAGCCCTGAATAATATTATAATACATAGCCTTGTACGGAAACTATCGTAATTCGTACATAAAAATCCTCTAAGGTCTATTGTAACGATAGTACAATAGAATAGCCGTGGGTAAAACTTCGGAGAGACGTGGCTTAGTGTCACCACGGCACATATGCAGGACTAGTGTTAGCGATTAGCACGTCAGCCTTCCAAGCTGAAGGGGCGGGTTTGAATCCCGTGTCTTGCTCCATATGCTACTGTGTTGGAATAGGTAGACAAGTCAGCTTGAGGTGCTGATGGTAGAAATGCCGTGTAAGTTCGAGTCTTATCAGTAGCACCAAAGACTACGGCGGTTGGTCTTATTTAGGGCAAATACTCTACGTAATTGAGAACGGTAATCTCATAAACCGCCCACTATATATGGGTGGGTATGTCTAGTTGGCGATGACACCTGACTGTAAATCAGGCACGTAAGATACACCGTAGGTTCAATTCCTACCCCTCCCACCAAAAGAGCAGTAACGTGGAGAGGTGCTCTATAATATCCCCTTTCCACCATATAGAGGATGTGGTGTAATGGCAACACGCTTCGTTTGGGGCGAAGAGTAGCGGTTCAAGTCCGACATCTTCTACCATATGACCCGCTAGCTCAGTTGGTAGAGCACATGACTTTTAATCATGGTGTCCCGAGTTCGATTCTCGGGCGGGTCACCAAATTATCAGAACTTGTCACCATATTGAGTTCGTATTGGTTGTGTTAATGACGCTGCCATAGCTTCAGGGTGACTTAATTTATATTTATGATAATAGAAATGTATGTTAATAACAATACAAAATTATTAAAAGTGGAAGTATAAATAAATTTTCCACTTATATGCAGCAGTCCCATAGTGGTTGATTGGAACGGTCTTGTAAGCCGTCGGTGTAAGCCCGCGTGGGTTCGAATCCCACCTGCTGCTCCATAGTATCTACTTATAGAGCGCTACGTATTTAGATACTTAGAAAGCAAGCCTAACCAGCACGAGGTTGACAAGCGGCAGGTTCTCTATTTCCTGCTAAGAAGTGTAAAAATAGAATATGGAGAGTAAATTCAGGAGGTCTGGAACACGCCTGCTAAGCGTTGTGTCTCGCAAGGGATGTGCTTCGATTGCACTGCTCTCCGCCATATGCAGCGTTAACTTACCCGGCGGTAAGCCTTGTCTTGAAAACAAGTGGTGCCAGGGATGGTATGGGGATCGACACCTCAGCGCTGCGCCAAGTACTCTTTGATTTTTGCAAAGACGGGCACCGAAAGGTGTCCGTTTTTGCTATTGACAAATATAAAATTATGTGCTATTATACACTTACAATACATAATTAAAGGAGCATTGTTATGATTTATTTTGATAATGCGGCAACAACAAAGCCGTATAAGGAAGTCATTGAAACAATCACAGATGTGTTAAGCAATTCTTGGGGCAATGCAAGTTCTGTATATGAGTTTGGCCACAAGTCTAAGGAAATCATTGAAAACGTACGTGATCAAATTGCTGCCGATATTAATTGCAAACCAGAAGAAATCATTTTTACCTCTTCTGGGTGTGAGGCAAACAGTATGGCAATCAGCGGCATTTCAAGAAAAGAATATAGCTTTTTGACAACATATCTGGAACACTCATCTATAATTGATGCGATTCCGCATATTGGTAAAACATTTTTTATTAAGAATGATAATTTTGGCAATATTCACCCTAATAAATTAGAAGATGCATTGTTATGGAGTGAAGTTATAAACTGTACCAAGCCATTTGTGTCAATTGGGGCAGCCAATTCTGAAATTGGTACAATTCAGGATATTAAATCACTGTCAAATATCATTCATAAATTTGATGGTATCTTCCATTGTGATGCCACTGCACTATATCCGCATCGTAAACTAGATGTTAATGAACTAGGCATTGATATGATGACGGCATCTGCGCAAAAGTTTCATGCAACAGAGGGCGTTGGATTTCTATATGTAAGAAACGGCATTAACATCAATCCTATTATTTACGGCAGTCAAGAAAATCATCTGCGTGGCGGATCTTATAATACTGCTCTTATCGCAGGAATGGGCAAAGCGCTAGAAATTACAAGAAAGTATAATAACAATTCTTATTGTAAATATTTCAGAGATAATTTATTAAATGAATTGCTTAAAATTCCTGGAACTCACCTAAATGGCCCGTCAATTAATGAAAATAGATTAGATGGCAATATTAGTTTAACCATTGACGGAGTAGATGCATCTACATTGTTAGGCTTATGTGATATGCATGGCATATGTATTTCCAAAGGATCTGCATGTCATTCATATAGCAATGTTCCAAGCCAAACCTTAAAGGCCATTGGGTTAACTGATGAACAGGCTTCGCAGACAATTCGTATTACCGTTGATATGTTTAACACGTATGATGAAGTAAATAAGGTTTTAAATATTTTGCCTTTCTTAATTGAAGACGTGCGAAAACAGTCTTGACAAAACAGCAAACATGTGCTAGTATTACAGTACAAAATTAAAGGAAGTATTTATGAATAAAAAAGATGAAGCATATTTCAATGTGGCAAAAGCAGTTGCAGAGACAAGCGACTTCCCCAGGCAGCATATCGGGTGCGCAGTCGTGTATAAGCACAGATTGATTTCTAGTGGTTGTAATTGCCAAGTCACGCATCCCAAACAGAGGGAACTTAATAGAGAACGTTTTGATGTTGATACCCTTCATCATTGGAAACATGCGGAACTTGATGCTTTGCTGCCATTGATGAATCGTAAAAACGTCGAATGGGGCAAGGTCAAGCTTTACATTTATCGAGAGATGAAGGATGGAACCAAGGCGCTTGCTAGACCTTGTCCGAGCTGTCAGAGACTTATTAGAAGTCTTGGTATTAAAAAAATCTTTTACACTAGTGACAATGGTTATATTCAAGAAATTTTTGATTAAGGAGTAAAATTATGTACGAAGAAGCTACCCTATGTAAGAAGTGTTATCTAAAGAAGCATAAGCTTTCCAAGAAGAATATCGATAGAATGATTCTATCTAATTGGAAGGAAGAGTGCGATAATTGCGGCCACATTGATAAGATTGTGCTTGATATTGAGGAGGAATATTAATGAAGTTAGAACATTTATATAATGTATGCGAAATGATTGAAAATGGAGAAATTAGTTATTGTAAAAGCGCGGATGTAATTGAAACTGCATCTGTCTGTAAGATTATTTTGGATAATCTCATTGGATTCGCTCAGAATCACGAAGACGAGGATCTGCCGAATGCGGCAATTATGAACCAAAGAAACTCTGCCATTACTTTATCTAGTATTTTTGAGGATCTAGAGTATTACACGGAGGACTAAATATGACTGAAACTCAGATGAATTTTGTTGCTCCAATTTTAAATACTTTTATTAATGAAGATATTAAGAACTTTGCAGTAACCCTATTAAATGATCTGCCCGATTATGTCTGGCATGTAGGGGCATCTAGTACTGGCAAATATCATCCCGAGTATTCGCTTGGAGACGGCGGGCTTATGCGTCATCAGGTTGCCGTTGTCAGATTTCTGAATTTCTTTTTTGAACTAGAACAGTATAATATAGGCATGACTGATAGAGAAATGGATCTCATGCGTGTGGCTGCATTAATTCATGATGGTCGTAAGAGTGGCAATCAGGAAGATTACGAAAAATCAAAGTATACTAGATTTGACCATCCTGTGCGTATGGCTAATGTTGTTCGTGAAACTGATGGATTGGAAAATGCAGAAAAGGATTTTATCGCTCATTGTATTGAATCCCATATGGGGCAGTGGAATGTAGATAAAAAGACTAAGTTTGAACTGCCTAAGCCGTTAGATGATTATCAGCGTTTTGTGCATCTAGCAGATTATCTAGCGTCACGAAAGGATTTAATCATGACATTTGAAAATCCTATGGTCAATGATGCAGAACCGGTTCAAGTAGATATTGATAATTATGTTCTTGGATTTGGTAAGTACAAAGGCCACAAGCTTATCGATGTTTATAATGAGAAGCCTGATTATGTCTCTTGGATGGCTGAAAGTATTCAGCGCAAAGACGTACAGGATGCAATTGCCGCACTAATGAAGAAAATTGAAGATGACGATGATGAACTGTAAGGAGATTTCTTATGGGCCTTGATATGTATATAGATAAGTGCCGCAAACCTGTTATTAAAGAAAATGGCAGACGAGATTATGAAGAACGACAGCAAATGTGTTATTGGCGTAAGAATTGGGACTTGTTTTATCTATTTCCTTATAGAGACGAAGAGTATGGTGAAGATTTACAACTAACTAAAGAAGATATTGAAATGGTTCTTAATCATGTAACACATAATCGCGATTATTTTGGCGGATTTAATACCGTTAAAGATGTTTGCGAGTTACTTGATCAGTGGGATGAACTTAAAGAAGATGGTTGGGTAATTAATTATAATGCAAATTGGTAGTATTAAACAAATAGCCGCAGATTTTACTGCGGCTTTTTGACTAATTTAACATATTGACAAAACGTAAACGATTTGATATTATTACAGCACGAAATTAATGTAAGGAGAAATAAATATGGCATACACGGCATTTATTACTAGGATTAAGAATGTGCGCCAGCACCCTAATGCTGACCGCCTACAGATGGGCGAGTGCTTTGGCAATACCGTAATTGTTTCTATGGAATATACCGACAATCAGCTTGGCATTTACTTTCCTTCTGATGGGCAGGTAAGCGTTGCGTTTGCTGAGGCAAATAACCTACTCCGCAAGAAGGATGAGAATGGCAATAACATTGGCGGTTACATGGATGAATCTAAGCGCAATGTTACTGCTATTAAGCTTCGTGGCGAGAAGTCTGATGGCCTGTTCCTTCCTCTAAAGTCTCTTGAGTCTTTTGGCGACATTGCAACCCTCAAGGAAGGCGACCGAATTGATAACTTCAACGGGCACGAGATCTGCTGTAAGTATGTACCTCGCCAGAATCATCGCCGTGGCGGCACTTCTGGCGGCAGCCGCACTCGTAAGAAGAAGGTTGATGTAGCTCCTCTGTTTATTGAGCATGCAGATACTGAGCAGCTTGCATATAATCTTGCCGCATTCAAGCCTGGAGACGAGATTGAGATTACACTAAAGATGCATGGAACCAGCCAAAGAACTGCTTATCTGCCTGTATTTAAGGGTTATAAGCGCACTCTGTGGGATAAGATTACTCGCAAGGAAGGTGCTCCCATTTATGATTGGGGTTATGTATCTGGTACTCGCCGCACTGTTCTTGAGAACTACGATGGTGGATACTATGGCTCTAATGAATTCCGTGAGCAGCATTCTAAATTCTTTGAGGGTAAGCTTTGGAAGGGTGAGGAGATTTTCTATGAGGTCGTAGGCTTTACTCACACTGGAACTCCTATTATGGCAACTGCTGACAACAAGAAGATTAATGACAAGGACTTTGTTAAGCAGTATGGCAAAACTACTACTTTCAGCTATGGTTGTGAAGCAAATGGTAAAAAGGCAGTTCCTGTAATTGACGAAACGCTTGGTTATGGTATTGCTGTTGAGTCTGCACCTCAGTCTGATATTTATGTATATCGCATGACTATGACCAATGAAGATGGCGATGTAGTAGAATATACTCCTGACTTCATGCGTTATCGTTGTGAGCAGATGGGTGTTAAGACAGTCCCTGTGATGTGGAAGGGCACTATTCCTGATCCTGTAAATGGCGAGACTATTATGAATAATTTCACTCCTGGTGATTACATTAAGAGCGTAGCAGAAAAGTATTACGATGGCCCTGATCCTATTGGCAAGACTCATGTTCGTGAGGGTGTAGTGGTTCGTATTCTAAATCGTCCTAAGTTCTGTGCTTATAAAACTAAAAATTGGTTTTTCAAAGCTTTAGAAGGTATTGTAAAGGTTGAAGCAGATGCTCCAGATATGGAAGAAGCAGAAGGTGTAGAAGAGACAGAATAATTAAAGGCTCAATACGATACAAAATTAATGAAATTTTGGAAGTGATTTTGTGTCTAAATTACTAGATTTAGCTGGAACACATTTTGGCGAATTAGAAGTGTTATGTAGAGCAGAAAAAAGAAATGATAAATATACTAGATGGATTTGCCAATGCTCATGTGGGAAAATAACAGAAGTAAGAACCGACTATTTAACCAGTGGCCACACAACAAGTTGTGGCCACATCAAAGATAAATATTTTTATAAGTTAAATTTAGTCGGGCAAAAATTTGGAAAGCTTACTGTACTTGAGCCTATTCCACCTATTTATCAAAAATGCTCATGTGAATGTGGTAATGTTGTTACGGTTGAAACATCTAATTTAACAAGTGGAAACACTCAATCATGTGGATGTTATCAAAAACAAAGGTCGAGCGATGCAAGTTTTAAATCATTGGTAGGTCAACGATTTGGAAAACTAATTGTAGTGGAGCGTGTCGCCAATAATCGATTTGGACATGTATGCTATAAGTGCAAATGTGATTGTGGCGGAGGATCTATAGTTGATTCAACTAATTTAAAAAATGGCAATACAACATCTTGTGGGTGTATTAAATCAAAGGGCGAAATGAAAATTAATCAATGGCTAACAGAACACTCGATTACCTTTATACCACAATATTCACACAATGACATTATTTTATCTACTGGAAGAAGACCATTTTTTGATTTTGCAATTTTTGATGATAATCAATTACAGTGTTTTATAGAATATCATGGAACACAGCACTATAACTACAGTGGATATGGGTGGGATAATGAGGATAATTTTAAACAAACCGTAAGACGTGATAATGAAAAACGAGATTGGTGTAAAAAATTAAATATACCATTATATGAAATTCCATATTGGGATTTTGAAAATATTGAAAGAATTTTAGACGAAATAGTAGGTGGAGAAGATGAGTAATAAAAATGATTCTCTTGGAGACCGCATGAAACAGTACGAATACATAACTCGTACACATCTAACTCGTAGACTTCCAGTTATTATTAGATTAGATGGCAAGGCATTCCATTCCTTCACTCGTGGCTTAAAGAAACCATTTGATAATATCTTTGTAAAATCCATGCAAGAAACTATGAAGTATCTATGTGAGAATATTCAGGGCTGTGTGCTTGGTTACACACAGTCTGATGAAATCACATTAGTTCTTGTAGATTATCAGAGTAGAGATGCTGACGCTTGGTTTGATAATAATATTCAGAAGATGGCAAGCGTGTCTGCAAGTATGGCAACAATTAGCTTCTATCATAATTTTAGACAGAACATGATTAATTGGGTTGATAGCCACGTAGGAAAAATCGTAGATGGCAATGAAGACGAGTTTAAATATTCTAAGACTATTTTAGATAAGACCAACGGCTATGCCATGTTTGATTCTCGTGTTTTTACACTGCCTAAAGAAGAAGTGGTTAATTGTCTTATCTGGAGGCAGCAAGATGCCACTCGTAATTCCATTCTGTCTGTAGGCCAAGCCAACTTTTCTAGTAAAGAACTACATGGTAAGAAGTGCGATAAGATTCAGGATATACTGTTCGTAGAAAAGGGTATTAATTGGAACGACTATCCCACAACTTTAAAGCGTGGTAGTTGCTGTATCAAGGTTCCAGTAAAGATTAACGAAGGAACTGATAAGGAAGTTATTCGCAACAAGTGGGTAATTGATAATGAAATTCCTATATTCACTCAAGATAAGGAATATGTAAATAAGTTGGTGATGATTTAATGATTAATAGAGAACAAAAAATTAATTCACGCTTACATGAAGATTTTGAATACGTAACTTCTCTTGGTCATAATGTTTTGGGAGTCTTTTTACAGGGCTCCCAGAACTATAACCTAGATTATGAAGGTAGCGACATTGACACTAAAGCAATTCTAATTCCATCATTTGAGGATTTTGTGCTTAATAAGAAACCTGTAAGTACTACTCTTATTCGAAGCGACAATTCACACATTGACATTAAAGATATTAGATTGATGCATGAGTGTTTCCGTAAACAGAATATCAACTTTATTGAAATCTTGTTTACCAAATACAAATATTTAAATCCAGAGTATAAATCTCTATACCAGCCCATGTTCGATAATAACGAGCGCATTGCTCATTATAACAATTATGCTGCTGTGAATTGTATTGCTGGTATGGTTTTCGAAAAGCGCAAAGCTCTATGTCATCCATACGAAGGGCTGAAAGAGAAAATTGAGAAGTATGGTTACGACAACAAACAACTGCATCACATTTTGCGCTGTGAAGAATTTTTAAAAAGATATATCCATGGAGTTCCATATGCAGAATGCCTTATTCCTACCAGACCTAATTATTTAATCAGTGTAAAATCTGGATACGGATATTCTCTTGAAGATGCAATTGATCTTGCAGACAATTGTGTTGAAATTGTAAAAATGGTTAAGCAAGCCTATATGGACAATTATGAGATTGTCATTGACAAGGAAGCGGATAAGATTATGAACAATGTTCTTATCAATGTATTAAAACACGCATTTAAGAAAGAAATTGGGTGATTATATGATGAATTATGCTTATGACAAAATTAAGCTTGTAGCAGTACAAAACAACGATAATAGATATGAGTTCAAGTCAGTTACTGCATTGGATGAATATGACCATGAGATTGTTGTTACCTCGTCGCTTCAACTCGATGGTCTAAAGCGAGGATTTATTGGAGATCTATTTTACCACCTTCGTGGCTTTTCTATTGAGGATGAAAAGAAGGAAGTATCAAGTGTAACTGGATATAGAGAAGTTCTTTTGGCCAGAATTACAGTATCTGCTGCTCCTGGCTATGCTGTTGAATGGAAGTATACATTTTTAAAGGATTGATTATATGGATAGGGTTAAGTTAATTCTACTTGTTGGAATCCCTGGTAGTGGTAAAACCACTTATGCTGAAAAATATATTAATGAGCATCCTGATACCGTTCATCTTTCTTCTGATAAAATCAGAGAAGAACTTTGGGGTGATGAAGCAATTCAGGGAGACAATGACATGGTATTTTCTTTCATGCAATCCAGAGCAATTGATGCATTACATGATGGCAAGAACGTAATTTATGACGCGACTAACATTACTCGCAAGGATCGCTCTTATATCATCTCTCTTTGCCCCAAGTTTGTGCAAATTGAAACCCATGTAATTTGGGCACCTATTGAAACCTGCATTGAGCGAGATTCTGCCAGAGAGAGAACCGTTGGCAAGGCCGTTATTGATAAGATGCTTAAGAGGTTTCAACCTCCTTTTTATGATGAAGGGTTTGATGAAATCAGCATTATTCTACCTGATAACTTTAATGCGACTGATTATACATTCAAAGTAATGGATTCTATGAAAATTCCGCATGATAATCCACATCATACCAATGATATTTATAATCATTGTAAAGAAGCCTATCTTTATGCATGTAAAAATGGAATGGGAAGCGATATTGAAACCGCAGCTTTATGGCACGATATAGGCAAGCCATATGTAAAGGCTTTTATTGATAATAAGGGTAATGCGTGCGAAACCGCCCATTATTATTCTCATCATAATTACTCTGGGTGGCTTGCATATGGGATGAGTAATACTACGCCATTTCTTGCATGGCTTGTTGGAGTACATATGGATCCGTTTATGAATACGAAATATTATAATAATCTATCGCCTTTTCTTAAGAAATACATCGATCAGTTGCATGAGTGCGACCTAAATGCGCATTAAGTATTTATGCCCAAGGAGCAATTCTTTGGGCATATTTACTATATTGACAAATCGAAATTAATGTGCTATATTTACAGTACAAAATTAATGAAGGTGAAAATATGAGTAACGAATATAAAGATTGGGTTCGAGATAATCAAGAGGATAGCAAATATTGGATTTCCAAATACCCATTTCTAGAAATGAAATTCGATGATGAATATTCAGATGAAGAGCATGGATGCTGGCTCGACTGTTTGCCTCCTGGTTGGGTCAATAGATTCGGAGAAACGATGTGCTTAGAACTAATGGATGCACTAGGAGATTATGCTTATAAATGGAAAATAGTACAGATGAAAGAAAAGTTTGGCGAAATGCGTCTATATCATAGTGGCGTTCCTCATAATATTGCAGCAAAAGTAGAATCTATTATAGATAAGTACACCGAAATTAGTTATAACACTTGCGTGAAGTGTGGATCTAAAGCAGTAAGATATAGTAAGGGATGGGTTCTTCCTTATTGTAATAAATGTATGTGATGAGGTAAATATATGGATTGGTTCGATATTAATAATGATCAGCCTAAAAAGTATGAAGAAGTTATTGTAGCCTCGATTAATGGAATTGTGAAATCTGCAATTTATCTTGGTAATGGTAAATTTACTACTTATTTAAATATAACTCATTGGATGCATATGCCAGAGGCTCCGAAGTTACAAACGATGGAATCTGAACCTGTAAAGAAAACTCGCGGGAGGCCAAAGAAGAAATGATTAAAATTGCTACATTAATTTATTATATTGACATTGTAATTATGTCATTTTCGCTAGCACAAAAAGGCCATAATCCCACGGATTGGTTGTGGTGGGTGTGTATTATTGGTGTAATTGCTGCTAGAATTTGCGGCAAAGAGGAGGAAAGATAAATGTACGAATTTCATACTGGAGATTATGTAGAAACTGTTGATGGAAACGTTGGTTATCTTACTAGTTTTGAGGTTTCTTCTAATCATTTTTTTGGCAGTGTAGACATTAAAGGAAATAATGAAAGCTATTGGCAATACTCTATTAGCTTTGATCAATTCCCAGAATACTTCAATCAAATTGGCAAATATAAATTTAATACAAAAATTAAGCATTTAAAGAAGCAGGTTACAGACGACCACAGAGTATTTAACAAAATTAATGAAATTATAGATTGGATTAATAACCACAAGGAGTGATTAAAAATGACACTAGAAAAGCTACAATCTGAAATGATTCAGGCAATGAAGAATGGCAATAAGTTCCGCAAGGGCGTTCTCGCAGATCTTATTGGCGATATCAAAACGGCAGCAATCAACAAGAATTGCCGAGATAATATCACAGAAGCATTTGTTGACGAAGTGCTTCTAAAGTGCAAGAAGACCGCACAGGAAATGATTGATACATGTCCTGTTGATAGAATGGAGACCTTGGCTGAATATAACAAGCAGCTTAAGGTTATTAACGAGTTTGCACCTCAGCTAATTACGGATCCAGTGGCCATTGAAATTATGGTTACTGATTGCGCTAAGGAATCTGGTCTATCTCTTACCAAGAATAACCGTGGAGCGATTATGAGGATTATCTCTACTTATCTTAAGGGTAGGGTTGATATGAAAGTAGTTAATAAAGTAGTCGGAGATATGCTGGTGTAATATGAGCTTAATTAGAATTTCCGAAAGCGATGATTTCTTTGTTGATTATGACAGAGATAGAGGCATGTATCGAGTAAGCGTGTTTGAAAACAATCATTTTAAAGATGAATATTGGTTTGATTGTTATGAAGAGAAAGAATTGAAAAAGACTCCAGAGGAAATAATTAAACTTTATTGGGAAACATTTATGGGTGGTGCTGCTCATTTTATGAAGTACATGCATGATTATTATGGTGGCGATATACCAATTTATCCATCTGAAATGGAAGACATTCTTGTTGAATTCGCTAAACAGTATGGCGAAGTAAAAAATATTGATACGTAAAAATTATATTTAAAGGAGGCGATAGCTTGACTGGAATTACAACATTAATTATCTTGTTTTTTGCAAAGATGCTAGATAATATGCTTGGCACTGCAAAAACTATCTTAGTGCAGCACAACAAAAGTGTACTAGCAGGTATTGCGTTAGGTCTATCTAATTTCATTTATTTCCTTATTACTAAAAATATTGTTGAAAGCGACGGTATGCTTTCGATTGCAATTGTGTCAATTGCAAGTGGTGTCGGCTGTTGCCTAGCAATTGCGTTCAATAATCATTTCAGCAAAGATAAGACTTATGTTAATGTTATCTTGTCTGACAATGTTGATGAAATGATGGCGCTTAGAGATTTTCTTGCCGCTAATAAGATTACAAATGTGGTTAGCGACAGCTATGATAGAGATTGGGAAAAGGTACTATCAATTACTGCTTATCCAGAGACTAAGGATGAAAGTAAATTGATTGATGAATATATGAAGAATAGCGATGTTAAGTTTAAGAGATTGGTACAGAATAAGAGGGTGAAATAATGAGACAGACTCGTAATGGTGTTTTTGAAACAAATTCTAGTAGCACCCATAGCATTTGTATTTCCAAGAAACCGGCAAGTTATTTGAGCTACGTTAGATTTAGAATTGGAGAATATGGATGGGAAAATGATTGTGTAGAAGATACGGCATCTTATCTATATACTGCGATTTTAGATGCATATAGCTATGAAGTAGCAAATGAAAAGATTAATCATCTAAAACATATTCTTGATAAACATAATGTTCTATATGATTTTGAAGAGCCAGTATATGTAACTGGTAGCTGGGGTACATATTTAAAACATGGATATATTGACCACGGCAACGAATGCACTGAATTTGTTGAATCCGTTCTAAATGATGAAGATATGCTAATGAGATATCTTTTTAGTGATAGCTGCATTTACACAGGGAATGACAATCAAGATGATGACCCTGAAGGATGTGACATTGCTTGTGATGAATACTATGATTATGACCGCAATAAGATGATTAAGAATCCATATCATGATCCAGAAAATTATGATTATTTTTATAAGGGGAATTGATTTATGAGACAGATTAGACGAGGCGTATTTGAAACTAATAGTAGCAGTGTACATTCCATTACCATGTGCATGAAGAATGAATATGATGACTGGAAGAATGGCAAGGTATATCTAAATGATGGTTGGTGGACTGGAAATCAATCAATGTATACCAACAAGAACTTTGTGACAAGAGAAGAAGCACTTGACCTTATTCGTAATTCCAAGTATTACAATGATGAAGATTACTACGCAATGGATGAAGATGAATTTGAGGAGTTTCTAGAGAGCTTTGAAATTTACACACTCAATCGTTATAATGACAGGGAGTTTGAGTGCTTTAAGTCTGAGTATACCACACCTAACGGAGAGTCTGTTGTAAGCTTTGGATACTATGGAAGCGATTATTAAGGAGAATTAATATGAGTATCATTGGTAGATATAAGAACGGCAATTACATGGTAACTTTACTGGACGATGGCACTAAGATTCGTGAGAACGATCTTGATTTCTTTGAACCTGCATTTGCAGAGAATTGTGATGTTAAGATTACCGATCAATGTGATGGTGGATGCGCCTTTTGTTATGAGGGCTGCACCGTAAATGGCAAGCACGGAGATATTCTGAATTATAAGTTTCTAGATACTCTTCATCCTTATACTGAGCTAGCTATTAATGGCAATGATTTGACTCATCCTGATCTATTTGTTTTTCTACAGAAGATGAAAGATAAAAAGATTATTGTTAACATGACAGTTAATCAGATTCATTTTGAAAGACGTTATCAAGCCATCAGATTCCTTGTTGAGCAAGGACTCATCCATGGTCTTGGAATTTCTTTGAATAAGTCAACCAAGGAATTTGTGAATATGGTTAAGGAATTCCCTAATGCCGTTATTCATACTATCAATGGTATTTTATCTCCTGCTGATTATGAGATTCTAAAAGATAATGGGTTAAAGGTTCTGATCCTTGGTTATAAGCAGCTGAGACGTGGCGTTGATTATTATAATTCTCATGAAGTTGATGTATGCAAGAAGCAAGACTGGCTGTATGATAATCTCAAGGAAATGCTGAATCATTTTGAAGTTGTTAGCTTTGATAATTTAGCGATTAATCAGCTTGATGTTAAGCGACTTGTAAACGAAGACCAGTGGGATGAGTTCTATATGGGTGATGATGGCAATTATACTTTCTACATTGACCTGGTTGAAGGAACTTTTGCCAAGAATTCTCTATCTATGGAACGTTGGCCCATTATGGATAGTATTGATGATATGTTTAAAAAGATTCGAGGCGTTGAATAATGATGGGAACATTTGATTGTATTTACGAAACTCCTTGTCATTGGTGTACTAAATGGGATAAGAAGTGCGATAAAAAAATCGGGACAACAGGGGCTTATAATGGATTGTTTGATAGAGTAGCCGAAGATTGTAATCATGAATGGTCTCCTAGTAATTCATGCGGCTCAGATTCTATTGGAGATTATACTATTTATTTTTGTAAACATTGTGGAAAGCCAAAGAATGTATATGATTGAGGTGTATTAAATGAAATCAGTATGTTCTAATTGTGATCTGGGGTTGAAGCGCTCTGATTGTAGTGACCATGAATATGTTGAATGTGAATGCAGAAGATGGATTATTGAGGCACTTAACCATAATACATTAACTGGTTTTATGCATATTTTAGATGATGCTTTAGAATCTGTTTATGAGAATGAAAATGATTTAAGAAATAATAAAATCTGGATGTCTATTTGGTTGAATAAGGGGGCGTTGAGATGAACAAGATTGATAAAATTAAAGATTTAGTTGAGCAGCTTAACTATCATCGAGATCTTTATTACAACAACAGCCGTCCTGAAATCTCAGACTTTGAATATGACAATCTATTCGATAAGCTATCTGCTCTTGAGAAAGAGACAGGGTTTGTCTTAGCAACCTCTCCAACACAGACAGTTGGGTATGAGGTTAAGTCTAGCCTTACCAAGGTGACTCACAATCATCCTATGCTTTCTCTAGACAAGACTAAGAGCGTTGATGATGTAATTAGGTTTCTTGATGGCAGAGACGGCGTAGTTATGGCTAAGATGGATGGATTGACTTGTAGTCTTCGATATCTAAATGGCGAACTTGTTTCTGCTGAAACGAGAGGTAATGGAGAGGTTGGCGAGGACATTCTGCATTGTGCCAAGACTATTAAGAATCTTCCTTTGAAGATTGAATGTCTTGATGAAGTTATTGTTGATGGCGAAGTTATTATTACTTATGATGACTTTGAAAAAATTAATTCGACACTTCCTGAAAATGAGAGATATAAGCATCCTCGCAATCTAGCATCTGGCTCTATTCGTCAGCTTGATAGCAGTGTTGCTACCAAGAGGAATATGAACTTTGTTGCTTGGAAACTTGTTAAAGGATGGATTGTTCCAGATGACATTGCTGGTTCAATGAACGAAAATTCATTCTTTGACAGATTGTGGCTTTTGCGTAATTTAGGATTCGATGTTACTCCATGCGCAAGATTGCATCATAATACATCAAAAGAAAATATTAATAATCTTATTGAGCAGATTAAGGTAGTTTGCAAAAATGCAGGTTATCCAATTGATGGATGCGTATTTGGTTATGACGATGTAGCTTATGGTGAATCGCTAGGAGCTACTGGCCATCATTTGCGTTCTCAACTTGCTTTTAAGTTCTATGATGAGGCACATGAGACAAAACTAATCGACATTGACTGGACAATGGGCAAGACTGGTGTACTAACTCCTACTGCGGTGTTTGAGCCTGTTGAGATCGATGGGACAACTGTTGAGAGAGCATCAGTTCATAATGTTTCTATTCTAACAAAATTAGATTTACATATTGGAGATACAATTGAAATTGTAAAAGCCAATCAAATCATTCCACAAGTAAAACGAAATATTTCTGCCGATGAGAGAGAATCACTTGGCAAAGATTCAGATTACATTGCTATTCCATCGAAATGTCCTGTATGCGGCGGTATTGCAAATCTTATCAAAGAAAATGATTCTACTGTTTTGATGTGTATGAATAATAATTGTTCTGGTAAAATACTTGGCAAATTTAATCATTTTGTAAGCCGCAAAGCTATGAACATTCAAGGTATGTCAGAAGCAACGCTAGAAACCCTAATTTCCAATAATTTTATCCATAACTATGTGGATATTTATCACCTCAAGGATCATAAGAATGAACTTGTACAGCTAGAAGGCTTTGGTGAAAAATCCATTCTAAATATGCTAAAATCTATCGAAGATTCAAGGAATGTAAGGCTTGAGAATTTTATTTGCGCATTGGGTATTCCTAATATTGGGCTGTCTGCGTCAAAAACCATTTCTAAGCACTTTAATGGTAGTTTTCTTGATTTTTGGAATGCACTTACACGCCAATTTGATTTTACTACATTAAGCGATTTCGGTGAAATTATGAATAAATCTCTATACAGTTGGTTTGAAAGCAATAATGATCTTATGCTAAAAACATCTGAGCAATTATTTTTTATTCTTCCCGATATCACGGATAATATAAAACAAAGCCCATTCACTGGTAAGACCATTGTTGTAACTGGCAAGCTCAACCATTTCACAAGAGATTCAATTAATGAAAAGATTACTTCGCTTGGAGCCAAGACGGCAGGATCTGTTTCTAAGAATACTGATTATTTAATCACCAACGAAGCTTCTGGTAGTAGCAAATACCAAAAGGCTGTATCTCTAAATGTTCCTATTATAACAGAAGATGAATTTTTAAAAATGTGTGGAGGTTGATTTATGAAATATAGTGTATCTAATAATATTCATATAGCAGAAGTGCCAGCAAAAGACTTTAAAATTGTAATGGTGGATGATAGAAAGAAAAACTCTCCTAAGAATTCTTGCAATGCTGGATTTTTTGGAAATTTCAATGAGGGCAAGGATAAGTTTACTCTTCCTGTTGGGCATCTAGTATGCGATTATGACGCAAAGAGTAAATGGACAGAGTTTTATTGTAAAGAGAGAGGTGAATTAAAGGGGGATAAATTCCGCTTTGATTCTGGCTCTTTCAACTACATGAATCCATTTTACGGAAATTCTCAAACAACTCTTATCGTACATAAGGGTATCGCAAGCATGAATGATTTGTTTAGTGCCCCAAAGGGAGTAGATTATGCTATTGCTGGTGTACCAATTATGCGTGATGGCAATGATGTAAAGTTTGCAACTTATGTTAAGGGCCAAGGATGGGGAGGTGGCTCCCTATATGGTACTTGGCATATCTTTGTTGGAATCAAAGAAAAGAATGCGGACACTGTATATTGCATGGCAATGAAGACATCTAGTTCAAATATGATTCTCTCTGCAGAGGCATTTAAGAAGTTTAAGAAGCTTGGATTTTACGATGTCATAAAGCTGGACGGCGGAGGATCGTTCTATTTTAATGCAGATGGGGTTACAAAGTCTACTCTGGAGAATAGACGAGTAAATACTATTATTTTATTTGGAGACACTGAGAAGGAGACTACAAAGAATCCATATAAAGTTCCAACTGTTGCATTAAAGTACAAGAATCTACATAAGGAATATAATAAGTGGTTACAGTGGGAACTTACCGCACACGGATTCCCTTGTGAAATTGACGGAAGTTTTGGGCCTACTACCCTAAAACAGCTTAAGGCATATCAATCAAGCGTTGGACTAGAAGCAGACGGTTCCTGTGGCCCAGCTACAAGAAAAATGTTAATGAATTAAAAAATTAGGCACGGAGAAATTCGTGCCTAAAAATATATTGACAAATAATTAAATCAGTGTTATATTAACAATACAAAATTAATTTAGGAGATGGGTTATATGAATAATAGTACTATCCACAATTTTACAATTAAGCTTCGTGGCGACAATGTTTATGATTTATATGTAGACGGGAAGTGGGCTGTATCCAGAGGTAGCTATTTAAACATTATAGATGAATTAAGCAAAATCATCAAAGACATTTAACCTATTGACAAATCAGGAATTTTGTGGTATAATTACAACACAAAATTAAAAGGGGGTAATATATATGAATGAAGAGAACAATGTAAATGTCGAAGAGCTAAAGAACGACGTTCAAGAAGTTATGGAAAAGCTTCGCACTCAATCTATGCTACTTGGCGGCAGATCTATGGCTCTTATGATTGCAAGAATGATCGACCAGGACATGAATAAGCCTGGTAAGAGAACGATGAATGATATGAAGCGCATTATCAAGGAAGTACGAAAGTTCTGTCAGATTGCAATTGACCATGAGGTAGAAGTACCGAAGTTTGGGGAGGATTCTGATGGAGAAGAAGCATAAACTTTTTTGTATTATGGGAGAGAGCGCATCTGGGAAAGATACTCTAACTCAAAGATTATGTAAAGAGCTTGGACTAAAGCAAGTAATTAGTTATACTACACGTCCTCCTCGTAATGGAGAGGTTGGAACTCATATCTTTGTAGATGATAGCGTATATTATGACATGAAAGATATTGGCAATATCGCTGCATATACCAATATTGACGGTTATCACTACTGGTCTACAATCGAACAATTGTACGATAATGATATATACATTATTGATGCACTTGGATTACAGACATTAGAGGATTTAGGGTTATCCGATATCGACCTATGTTCTATTTATGTCAACGTACCATTTAATATTCGTCTAAATCGTGCCCTGTCTAGAGGTGACGACATCGAAGTATTTGCATCTCGAACTTCTGCGGAAACGGAGCAATTTGTTCGCATGAAAGGGCATGGAGGATTTGATTGGGCAGTAAGCAATCTAAATAATGATGATGCTTTTGAAGTTTTAAAAAAGATTATTGAAGTTAAAACAGCACAAAATTAAAGAGGGATATAATGTCAGATAATATTGTTAATCAATATAGTTCAACCATTATATCTATTTATCAATCAGTTATAAATAGATATGAAAATAATCTCGATATTATCAAGCAAGCAGAAGAAGAGCTCAATGATCTAAATCATGAATGTGAATTATCGGAACCAAAAGATATGTATAAAGGGTATCTAATGTATAAACAGATTCGCGAAGTTAGACAGCGAAGAAGATTGGCCAAAGATGAGAATGAAATATTAAAAGATATGTATGAATTCTTTAAAACTCAACAGGGCCAAATCTTTAAATCTTCTATGCAAAAGATACAAAGCAACGCTGCTAAAATTTCAGATGCTCATAGCAAACGTATTTATAGACCTAGGCAAAGAAATGATTTAACAATAACAGACCATATATGTGAAGCACACAAACCATTCGAAGAACTATTGAAAGATTTTAGACAAACCAAAGTTACTAAACAAAATGGTAAATTAAGAAAGTAGGTTCGATATGATTATTTGCGTAGATATGGATAATATTTTGTGTAATCTGCAGGAAACTGTTACTAAAATTTCTAACGATGTATATGGAACTTCATATTCTTTGAATGACTTTACGCATTATGATATTTCTGAATGTCTTAATAAAAATGATGCTCTTAATATGAAGAAACTATATGTAAAAACTGGCATTTATGATTGTGTAAATGTCATTAATGGCGCAAAGAATGCAATCCAGAGACTAAAGAAGTCTGGGCATGAAATTTATATTGTAACCGATTCTGCACCTTCGATGATTGAAGAAAAGGTTAATTGGATTAAGTATAATTTCGATATTGACCATTCGCATGTTATTTCAATGAAGCATAAGTGGTTGTTTAAATGCGATGTCATGGTAGAAGATAATCTAGACAATCTGCTAGGCGGCTATCATTATGACCGTGTGCTTTTTGATTATCCTTGGAACAGAGATGTTCATGATGAAGTATATGACATTCATAGAGTACAAAACTGGAGCGAAGCACTGGATGTTATTAATAAATTAAATAAAAATGGAGTGATGTAACTTTATGATTGTAAAAAAGCGTGATGGGAGCCAAGTCGAATTTGATAAGAACAAGATTAAGCTTGCCGTAGGAAAAGCATTTTTGGATGTCGATGGCGAGGAAACTTCTTTTGCCAAAGATAAGGCTAGAGAGATCGCTAATTATGTAGAATCTCTAGACAAAGACATGAGCGTTGAGGAGATTCAAGATATTGTTATAAATAAACTCATGGCAAGCTCACGTAAAGATGTAGCGGCACATTATGTTCAGTATCGACAACTACACCATATGGCGAGATCTCAATATAAGGAGCTGATGGAGGCTGTTGCTGAAAAGCTTCAAGCCAAGGATGTTAAGAATCAGAATGCAAATGTAGATGAACATTCTTTTGGTGGTCGTATTGGTGAGGCTAGTGATGTTGTAACTAAGCAGTATGCTCTTGAATATTTAGTGTCTCCTATGGCAAGAGCAAATCATGAAAATAATGAAATTTATATTCATGATTTAAACTCTTATGCTGTCGGAAGTCATAATTGCCTTTCTATTCCTTTTGATGATTTGCTAGCAAAAGGCTTTAATACTAGGCAGACTGATGTAAGACCCGCTCAGTCTGTGAATACGGCATTTCAACTTGTTGCTGTAATTTTCCAATTACAGAGCTTACAACAGTTTGGTGGCGTTAGCGCAACCCACATTGATTGGACAATGGTTCCTTATGTACGAAAGAGCTTTTTCAAACATTATAAGGATGGCGTAAAGTATTTAGAAGGGCATGATTTAGACTATAGTTTTCATGATGCTCTGCCAATTGATGAAAGCGATTATCAGGCATATTCTGAGAGAGCGTACAATTATGCTTTAGATATGACAACTCGTGAATGTTATCAGGCCGTTGAAGGAATGTATCATAATTTAAATACACTCCAATCACGATCTGGGAATCAACTTCCGTTCACTTCTGTTAATTACGGCACATGCACTCTTCCAGAAGGTCGCATGGTAACAAAGGCTCTACTTGATGTTTCTATTAAGGGTATTGGTAGACTGCATAAGACAAGCATTTTCCCTTGTGGTATATTCCAGTGTATGAATGGTGTAAACCGTAAACCTGGAGATCCAAACTATGATTTATTCCAGTTAGCCCTAAAGTCTACAAGCCAGAGACTGTATCCTAATTATGCCAATGTAGATTGGTCTGGTAATGCAGGATACGATATCAATGACCCGAGGACATATTTTAGCACAATGGGATGTCGTACAGCAAATGGTATGGACATTAATGGTCTTGGCCAACTTAAGGATGGCAGAGGAAACATCTGTCCCGTAACAATTATTATGCCAACTTTAGCCATGGAAGCTAAAGAAATTGCTGAAAAAACAGATTCAATTAGTGAAGATATCTTCTTTGAAATATTAGATGATAAAATTCATGAAGCAAAAGATATGCTCATTGAGCGTTTCGAATGGATTTGTTCTCAAGATCCAGCATCAGCAAAGTTCATGTATGAGAATGGCCTAATGGCAGGATACATTCCAGAAGAGGGTATCCGCTCAGCTCTAAAGCATGGCACTGTGGTAATTGGGCAACTTGGCTTAGCAGAGACGCTTCAAATTCTTATTGGATGCGACCATACAGAAGAAAGAGGTATGGAACTAGCTAAGCATATTGAGCAGTTATTCAAGGACAGATGTGCTCAATTTAAGCAGGAATATAAGCTAAATTTCGGTGTCTATTATACTCCTGCAGAAAATCTTTGCTATACGGCAATGAAGAAATTTAAGGCCAAGTATGGCGAAATTCCAAATGTATCTGACAAGGAATTCTTCACTAATTCCATGCACGTTCCTGTATGGAAGAATATGAATCCATTCCAAAAGATCGATATTGAATCGCAATTAACCGGATACTCAAGCGCTGGTTGTATTACTTATGTAGAACTAGACAGTACTTGTAAGAATAATATCGAAGCACTTGAGACAATTGTAAATTATGCAATGGATAAGGATATTCCTTACTTTGCTTTAAATGTTCCAAATGATACGTGTATGAATTGCGGATATACAGATGAAATTGGAAATGAATGTCCACAGTGTAGTTGTGAAGATATTCAGCGCCTACGTCGTGTAACTGGTTATCTAACCGGTAACTATACAACGGCATTTAATCTTGGCAAGCAACAAGAAGTTGAAATGAGAGTGAAACATAGATGAATTACTCAAATCTAATTCAATATGATTGTGCGAATGGAGAAGGGTGGAGAACCACCCTTTTCGTTAGCGGATGTAATTTTCATTGTTCTGGATGTTTTAATAAAGAAGCTCAAGATTTCAATTACGGCGAAGATTTTAATACATTAGCTTTAACAAAGCTTATTGAATATGTTTCAGATACAAAGATTAACGGGTTGTCTATTTTAGGCGGAGATCCGCTTTGTCAAAACATGAACGGACTGTTGCAGCTTATCGACATTTGTCATAGAGTTCATGATTTGGGCAAAACAGTATGGTTATGGTCTGGATTTACTTGGGAGCAGATTTTCCCAATTGTTATTACAGATGATTTCAATATTATTCGTGAATACAGACAAGAATTAATTAAAAATGTTGATATTTTTATTGATGGCCCATTCATGGAAGAACTAAAGGATCTAACCCTTGAATGGAGAGGATCTAGTAATCAAAGGATTATTGACGTAAAAAAATCTTTACAACACGGATGCGCTGTCAGTTACAATACAAAATTAAAGGAGGTATAATTTATGATTTATACTTGTGCAATCTGCGGAAAGGATTATGAATCCATTGAGGAACGTGTTAAGTGCGAATCCCAATGTTTAGCAGACGAAAAGAAGAGAGAGGAACTCAAGAAACTAAAGAAGGAAGCTGAAGCTCGTGAAAAGAGCGAGAAGGCTGCTATTGATGCTGTAGAAGTCGCAGAAGATGCTCTAAAGAAGCATTTCAAGGAATATGAGCGCCTAGAGATTCATAAGGAATATCCATACCTAAAGCTACTATTCAGCAATAAGACTTGGTGGTTCTAATAAGGAGGTTGCTATGAGGGTAACAATTCTCAATCCAGATATAGCAAAAGAATTATTCTATTGGTGGGGTATGGCATCTAAAGTTTGCTATGATACTCAAACCAGCAACCCTGCCGCTGTTGGCAAGCATTGTATGAACTCTGGCCATTTCTCCGGTAGTCGTTCTCAGTATATTTTATTCCAAGTAGATGACTGTCCCAGATTTACTATTGACCAAGCCATTCGTCATGAAGATGGTGTGATGAAAAATGTTCAGAGCTTTCGATATGTAAGCAAGCATATGTTTGCTTATGAAATTCCCGTTGAAATTAAAGATAATAAAGAACTATTAAATAGATATATCGCACATATGAATGAAGCCATTATTCTTTATGGAGATATTCAATCATATGTGTCAGATAAGACAAAGTCCGATGAAAGGGCTAATGAACAAGCAAGATATGTTCTGCCTATTTCAACTCATTCTAGTTTTGTAATTGCCATGGACATTGAGGCATTAATTCATTTTTGTAATATGCGTCTATGTGTAAGAACAGAAGATATCCATAGAGAGCTTGCTCAAAAGATTCGAAACGTTTCTCTGGAAATTCTACCAGAACTAAAAGATAAGCTTGTCCCTAATTGTCAAGCTTTACTTTGGTGCCCAGAAGGCAAGAAGGGCTGTGGAGCATATCCCACAAAGAAAGAATTAAAAGAAAAGATTGAAGTTTATAAGCAACTAAATGATCGTATCTATGGTATTACGATTCCAAAGGAGGAATTTTTAAATGCTAAATGTAAAGATTAAGAGGCTATCAGATACTGCAATTGTACCTACATATGGATCTGCTAAGGCAGCAGGAATGGATCTGTATGCTAATCTAGGTTATATAGATGATAATTGTCCGGATCAAGTAGATATTCCTCCTCATACAACCGTTATGATTGGAACTGGTTTCTCATTTCAACCTGCTGAAAATTATTGTGGGTTAATTCTTGCTAGAAGTGGTATGGCTAATAAACATGGTTTAGCTCCTTCTAACAAAATCGGGCTTTGTGATGAAGATTATACTGGAGAATATATTGTTTCTCTTCATAATCATGGCAATTATACTCAGACTGTTAAACACGGTGACCGCATTGCACAGCTAATGTTCGTTCCTTATGAGCAAGCAAATCTAATTGAAGTAGATGAACTTGATTCCACAGATCGTGGTTCAGGTGGTTTTGGTAGCACTGGCACTAATTAAAAATAAAGGGACTGTGGTGTGAAGCTACAGTCCCTATTTTTATGCCACTCCCCGATGTCATTTATATGATACCCAATATATATAAATTATATACACAAAAGGATGCACAATAATGAAAGACGGAATAATAATGATTTCTGTCCCAGCTACGGCAACAACTGAGGACATTAAACAAATTAGAGAACAATATAAAAATAATAATGATAAATTAAATATATTAATAAGTGGGAATTGCGATTTCAAAGAAACTTTATATGATTTCATAAAATCTGCAACAAACCCATAGTGCTTTTCCTTTTTTTATGTTACAATGATAATAAAATAAAGTAACAATGATAAAGGAGCAATAGAAATGAGCAAAAAAGCAAAAGTAGTAGTAGCATATTTAAGATTATCACGAGAGGATGGAAATGATGAGAGTACATCTATATCAAACCAAAGAAGAATAATACTTGAGTATGCAGAAAAAAATAATATCAAAATTGAAAAATTCTATATAGATGATGGTGAATCTGGTTTCTCATTTAGTAAGAGACCTGCGTTTAATGAATTAAAAGAAGATCTAAACGCAAATAAAATTGATACTATTATTGTAAAAGACTTAAGTAGACTTGGAAGAAATAGCGGTCATATGTTAACATTTGTAGAAAATCTTCAAAAAGATGATAAAAGATTAATTGCAATTGGAGACAATTATGATAGCGATGATGAGAATTCTAGCGATATGCTGAATATAAACTCATGGCTAGGAGAACGTTATCTAAAAGAAATAAGCAGAAAAGTTAAAGACTCTATTCGTGCTATGCAAAAAGAGGGAAAATTTATTTCATGCGTTCCGTATGGATATGTAATTGATCCTATAGTAAAAGGGCAATATTATATTGATGAAGTCGCTGCAATATATGTTAGAAGAATTTTTGATATGTATATAAATGGAATGGGAACTAGAAGAATTGCATTGACATTAACAGAAGAAGGGGTTCCTACTCATAGTATACTAACAAAACAAAGATTAGAAAGTATGGGCAGACCATATCGTGGCAAAGCAAGTAATATATGGCATGATAATACAATACAAAATATATTAAAAAATACATTTTATATAGGTACTCTTACTTTGGGTAAAACAAGACGTAGATCTATCAGAGGGAAAAAGATTAAATTAGATAAAGAAGAACATTTGATCTTCAAAAATGCGCATGAGCCAATAATTGATAAAACTACATTTAATATTGTTCAAGAAATAATGACAGATAGATCTATTAATTCTTATCGTGGAAAGAAAGTCGATAGAAATAGCCCATATTCAGGTATGCTAGTATGTGCAGACTGTAGCAAAAAATTAACTCCAACAACCAGTAGTGGGAAAACAAGATTTATTTGTAATACCTATAATAAGAGAGGTATAAAATTCTGTAAAAGTCATTCAATATTAGAAGAGAATATAACAGAATCATTAATTTTATTTTTAGATCATTGCAGAGAAAATTTAGATAAAACAATTGACAATTTTGATAGCATCATAAGAGAAGAATATAAAAAAAGAGGTAACAACACAAGTTCTATAACTCGTGTAGAGAAATCATTGAGTGATGCCAAGGCTGCATTGAAATATATAATGGAAAAGAAAATGATAGAATCTATAGCAAATCCATCAATGGCAGAATTAATTCATGATACATATGATGTTATGCAAAGAGAAAAACTAAATGAAATTAAATCATTGGAAATACAATTAAATGATTTAGTAGACAATACAATTGATGAAATAAATATTAAAGACAATTTACTAACTGCAAGAAACATATTTGACCATATTATTGCTACTAAAACATTAACAAAAAAACAAGTAGCAACAATTATAAAACATATCGTTGTACATGAAGATCAGGGCCTTGATATTGTCTTAAAAGGAGATCTTTATAAATCATGCTCTAGACAAATAATTCATAAAAAAGGAACAGAAAATAGGATATTCGAAGCTCTTATAGATTATATGTTTGAACATAAAGATAAATTTATAGGAAGCAGAGCGTTTGAATATATATCTGTTGAAAAAGGATTTGCAATAGGTACGAGAAAATTCTATGACCAAATTCATAAATTTGAAGAATTGAAAATTATAGAGCATATAGGATTACGTAAAGGCTATCGAGTTTTAGTAGGCTCTAAAAAAGAAGCTATTAATGCTTTCCTAAATAACACTATTGCCAATAGCACCACATGGTGGAGTTATAACAATGATATTATTGAAACTATAACTTTTGCAGATATAATGAATATTAATAAATGGATTGAAAATGATATTAACAATACATCTAGAAAACTATATTAATACAATGTCCTATGCGTATGCATAGGGCTTTTCTTTTGACTATAAGCGTAAAAAAATAAGGTCACCTTTCGGTGACCTCATTATTTCATTAAGCTTAGTAAAATGTCTCTAGCACTAGATACTTGAGGTTGAACAGTAGTCGGTGTGAATGACAATCCTTTCAACGGCTCTAGCGGTGCAAAATCTTGAACAAAGTTAGTATCATTCATAGTCTTGACAGTTTCCTCTAATTTATTCTTAAATTTTAAAATTCTTTGTTGCGGCCACTGAAGACCAGTAACAACAGCAATCGTTGTAGACTCAGAAATTCCTGAAAATATATCATAAATTCCATTGAATGTTTTAGATATAGTATTTATATCTAGAGATTTATTTGAGGTAGAAATTGCTAAGTAATATGCAGTTTTTGAAGCAATTTCGGCATATATTCCATTATGCATGCTTTCTACAATCTCAGGAGCAGTGCTCTTAGCCTTGCTTGACCTTCCGATGATAGATATGCCTGGGCAAGATAAAACTTGCTTACGCTCAGCCTTATCTATATTTCCATACATACTTGAATTTTTCAAACTAATGAACCCATCTAGCTCTCTGGCAAATCTACTATTGATTGCAAATTTATCATACTTAGAATTATCAAGTAGGAATGTTGCTCCTAAATTTTTAATGCCCATAATCTCTACACATGCATTATACGCATTCTCGCATGCCTTAGCGCTCTCTATTGCATCATTCGGTAAAACTATAACTGGAATACAAACACGTCCTATTTGGGCTAAATAAGCCATTAAAGGCACACTCAATCCTGAACCAGTTCCACCGCTAGCACTAAATGTGCAAATAATATATTTTTGTGGAAGGAGAGTAGTAATCTTTTCTACTATATCTCCTATATGTTCTGATGCAAGTTGCAATACCTTCTTCCTGTCCTTCGCAACACCATCTGCTCCCGGTATATGGATCTTATGAGTCCCTTTAATAGTTGCTAAATCTTCTTTGCTTGTATTAACGTAAACAGTAGTATATCCAAGGTCATCAAATTCCTTTCCTATATTACCTCCGCATTGTCCCAAAGCTAAAATTCCAAATTGTTCTCTCATTTATAACATCTCCTTTAATAATTGTATTCCTTGATTTGTAATGTAGTATGTAAAGAATTTTCCATCCTTAACACCTTGTTCTATATAGTTATTTGAACGCAAGAAACAGAAGGCTCTATGCAATGTTGTATTGCTTTTGCCAATAGCGCAGAATTGCTTTATCTCCTCTGTGCTAATTGCCGTACCTGCCGATGTTGCGTTATGTTTGGATAAAATTGTCATTAATATCAAATGAGTTCGATTGATTGCCATTGATACATTCCCCTTCCATAAGATTGCACACACGTGCAATCACTTCCTTGAATTTATGATAGCACCTTTAATGCACTCTTGTCAACTACATTTGACATCACTTTGTAAATTTATTATAATATTTTCGAGGTGATATATAATGGTCATGAAAGAAGGAACTAAAACTTTAAGTTTAAGAATACCAGGAGATTTAAAATTCGAAATAGAGAAGGAGGCTGTTAGACAAAACAGATCTGTAAATAATTTAATTACATTTATTATAAAGGAATATTTTGAAAACCAAAAAAAGAGGGGTAGCCGTTAGGCTACCCCTTAAATTATAATTTTCTACTATGCATCAATTCATATAACTTCTCATGGTCTGACATACTGATGACCATAAGTTTATTCATTGCTGGCTGAACAATTGTATGCATATGTCCATTTCCGCCATTGTCCTCATATTCAGAGAACTGCTCCCAGAATGCATTGGCCTCCATCTCAGTCCATGCTTGCATAGGATTTTTTATTGTGTCAGTAAAAATTCTGTAGTTTTGTAATAAGGTCGCTTGCAACTCTTTTCTTTTGCTATCGCGACGGGCTTCTTCCATTTTATCTAATCTATCTATAATGTTAATACACATCTCGTGTACAACATCAAATTTACTCTCAAGTTGTTTCTGTATTTCTATGCTTTGCTCTCTATATTTAGGATACATACGAACGCCATCTAATGCTTCTTGTAGTTCTGCGTCTCGTCTTTGTTCAGCATCATGGCGATCATTTGCATTCTTTTCTATTTTTTTCCATAAAGTTACAAGAAAAACAATAGTAAGTATAATTTCTACGACTTGTAATATCGTCATATTGCCGAACAAATTTAAAAATTGCTCAAGTCCTTTCAAGATACATCACCTCCAAACATTATTTATTTCCATTTACCAAAAGCATAGACATCTACCTTAACAGAAGTATTGGCAGTTCCGACATTTGATAACGCTACCCATTTACATTGTGTTGCAGTAGATATAACACCTCGAGCAGGAATGGCAAATCCATTACCTATGTATGGTTGAAATTGAACATTAGGTACGGCAATAAATATGCCCGGAAAACTTACCGAACCCTCGTAAGCATAAAATGAATTTATCGTAGTATAATAACTTAATGTTCCAGCAAGAGTTCCCCAACACTCAGAAACACCGCTAAACCATTTACGATAAAACCACGATCCACTTGTTCCTTGCTCTACAATAAAATCTTTTAAATTACTACCATTAAAATTAATATTACAAGAGCCATTTCCTATTCTAAATGTATTACCAGTGTCATCATATGTAAAAACAGTTCTAGTATTTTTAGCATCATAACACCCTATTGCTACTACTGAGTCTGGATTTCCTCCATATAAATAAACATTATGAGGGTATGTACCATCGGCAATAGTATTAAATTTGACATGTTTTTCGCCAGTACTTTCAAAGTTACCACCCATATATAAGTGGCCCTTTAAAAATGCATTTGAATTCATATTAGTAGATGCATTTATATGTGTTGTGCCAGAAATAGTTGTATTTCCTTTAAGATTGGCAACTCCTGTTACATCAATTTTTCCATCGATATTAACATTCTTATCAAAATCTGCATCCCAACCACATTCAAATTTACCTGCGCTATTTGAAGCTGTGATGGTCGACATTTTACCAATAGCTACACCATTGCCAAATTTAGCAATATTCATAGTTCTAGTTACAGTGCCAAGTCTAACAGTCCTAGATACAGTATTGCCCATTGAGTCAGTAATTTGCATTTGGAAATCATATTCACTAGCGGTGGCAAAAGTTACGTTATTTACCACTATACCGCCATTAACTTTGCCACCAGATCCAGCAGATGTAGTACTGATTGCAGTATATCCAGATGCAGTAGAAAGCTTATAGAAAAATTTAGCTGTTGCTCCATTAGCTCCAATATTTGTATATGTTCCAGAGAATGATAGTTTTGCCGCAGTGCCGCTATCACTTGCGTTGCCTGAAGCATCGGTACGTATAACATCAAATGAGGCTATAGCTGGAGTATAATAATTTACAACATTAATAGCTACAGATTTAGCTGCACTATTTCTGCCACGACTATCTGTTGCCACAACTGTAAATGTTTTCGACCCACCGCTATTTAAAGTTGCATCATATGACATTGATGCTCCGTTTATTGTTGCAGACGCTGCATTGCTAATAGTAAATTTTTTAATAGTAGAGCCTCCGCTACCGGATGCTGCACAGGATAATCTCGCCTTTGAATAATTCGCTACATATATTCCCCAACCATTAATTACACTATTTGTATTATAAGGCGCAACGGTCAGACTAGAAATTGTTGGAACTACAGATGATGGAACAGTCATTGTAATTGTCTTAGTGCTTGTACCAATAACAGTTGTCCCATTTAATGTTTCAAGTTTACATGTTAAAGTGCCAGACGTAGCATTTGGAATCCAACTATGTGGGATAACTCCAGATTGATAATAAGTTTGAGAAGTAGAAGAAACTGATACACCAGATCCATCATTTTGAACCCATTCGCCATTCATAGAAACAGTAACACGATATTTAAATGCGGTAGATTTTGGAGTAAAATAAACCCTAACTGCGTTACCTGTTCCAAGAGATGTAATAGAGGCCCCACCAGTGTTTGCGACTTTATCAATACTGGCAGCTCTAGGAATATTATTAAGAGAGAAGTTGCTGCTTCCACTAACATTTTGCGCATAGTTATAAACAGCAGCTTTGACGCTTGCAGAGAATGTTTTATTACCATTTGCATCGTGCGCAATTGTCATCGTACCACTAGCTACAACATCTCCACTCCAAACATTAATACGACTTTCTGCAGAACTATTATATACAGTGGTGCCATTGACGACCACATCAATATCTCCGCATGTAACCCATCCGCCAGTATAAGATCCGCTACCTTTAACAGACCATGCAATTGTAGATGTATTATTGGCTACACTATAAGTTGTTCTATTCCATGAAAAGGTTAAACTTCTACCCTCATAAGAAGTAGTAGTAAAAGATCCACTTGTTGCCATCTATGACACCTCCTTTAAGTTTTATTTAATGTTAATGTTATCGCATCATTAGGAGACTCGACCGTATCATATCCTAATGTATTGCCAGCGACTCCTTTATTATATACTGAACGTGCTGGCACATGAACAATAACGGTATCAGGGAATGAAGTTGCTTTAACCTGCAAATAACCACGTCCAGTTGCAACAGTTGTAGATATAACATTGCCATCCAAATCAGTTACAATAATATTATCTTTTTCAGTTGTATTATGCGAAGATACGTAACCATAACTATTTTGCGTAGACCATGGCTCGAAAAATAGGTTAATATATGAATTAAATACGCCATAATTGCTAATACTTGGAATTGGCGCATTAATAAGTGTGTATGCAATTGATAGACTGTTGTTTTCTTCAATAATAAACTTATAATTTCCCAAATTTAAATATGGCTTTGGCGGATTTGGCTGGGTGTCGCTTCGATGATTAACAATTTGCACATCATTAGATACTTCCAGCGAAGTATTGTACATTTTGTTGTTATTAATATAAGCAACCTTTTCAACGCCCTGATAAAACCCTAAATCATAAGGAGTTACTTTGGTATAGAACTCGGTATTAGTAGCACCAATCTTTAAGCCATCAATTTGATAATCAAAATATGCATAGAGCTTAGATTGATAATCTAAAATCTCATTTAATTTCTGATCATAATAAAGTTTATCTTCCCAGTCATTAGCAAGTCTTCCCTTCCATGTTGCAGCATCCCATGAGCCACCGCCACTGATAAAGTCATTTACTGCAATAAGTATGGAACCAACAGACGCATCGGTATATGACGAATCACTATCATTAACGATCCATAAATCTCCTTTATGATAATAATAACCTTCCGATATTGTCACTGGGGCTGTTAAATATGTGCGGCTCTTACCATTGTTTACTGCTACATATTCTCCCTTTTCAGAATTATAAGCATATAAAACATTATCATTTGTGTTATACCACAGCTGTCCTTCCGATGTAGACAAAGGAGTTTCTGCACCAACAATTGGGTCATTTGCATCAGAAAAAACTTCAGTACACATTGATATATCGTTGATGCGACATTGTACGATACCAGAAGAAGATATTGCATCGCTAGAAATATATACTACCTTACCGCTTCCTATTTCATGTTCTTCACCAGTATATTGGTCTAATATAAACCAGCTATAATTATAATCTTGTTGCACTGTCTCATTTAAGGCCCACGCTCCATTGGCATATGTTTTCATAGAAACTTTGCCGTCATCTACAATATAATATGTCGCATTAGCAACTGGCGTAGTACCTTCTTCATAAATCGGATACAACAATGGGTCTTCTTCGGTAGTGTCATGGAATACTACTGCGTAAGCCACTACACCCATATCTCCACCAGTAAGAACCGTTCCTCCGATTGCTATAATTTGTGACTGATAAGCATCTAGTTTATCAGTAATTGTAACAACATCAGTATATGTTACACCGCCATATGTAAGGACACATTTATATAATTGCGAACCATTAATTTCCTCATGTCTAACGATTAGAGTTTCGGCATTCGTAACAACATTATCGGTATTACCACTATCATATTTCCAAGTTGTAATCCATTGTCCATTTACAAATTTGCTCCATTGAACACTAGTAGAGCCTCCAATTGCTATTGGCGCAGATCCATACATTTTTTGAAGCTGCAACGTTAAGACGTCCTGCTCCTTATGGAAAACAAAACCATCTTCTGAATATATATTAAATACAACACCATCATTTCCCTTTGCTCCAGTAGCTCCTTTAAAAGCTATTGCATATGAGAATGTCTTATTAAATGTATTGGCTCCTACTGTAACTGGAACAGTTAAAAATCCGCTTGCAGTTCTCATATTAGACGCAACCGATACTGTAAAGTTAGCATTATTAGTGCCATTATTTAAAATATTAACACTCATACCAACCGGAGCACCTGTAATAGCTCCTATAGTTGCGGCAACTTGAGACGCACCGCTATAAGCAAGAACATTACATGTAACACTATCTGCTATTGCCGCACTCGTTGTTCCAGCAAATGTATACGTATCATTTGTAAGAATAACTGATAGTGCATCGTAACCGTTTTTACCTATTTTACCAACATTATATGAAGCAGTCTCTGTATCATCAGTATAAACAATAGTTGTTCTAGTCCACAGATATTGGTCTGCGGGAACATCTGGTATAGTAGTAGACCAAATACCAGTAGGCGCAGAAGTGCCACTTGTATGTGCCTTGTAATGAATTACAGTAGATTTAATTCCTCTACCAGAACTACCATTTACTCCATTCTCGCCAATACGCCCAACGCTATATGCATCTATACTTGAATCATCAGTATACACGGTTGTAATTCTAGTCCATAAATATTGTCCTTGTCCGACATATGGAATAGTGGTTTGCCAATTACCAGTAGGAACAGTTGCTCCAGAGGTTGAAGCTTGGTAAGAAACATTTGTGGCCAAAATTCCTTTACCATCAATACCTTTGAATCTAACTGGGGCACCCCAAGTGCCATTTATACTGGAATCCGCCACCTTTTGACTCATCCACACGGAGTTAGTAGTCATCTCTGTATGCCAACCACCTGTAGTACCATCTCCAACAGGAAATGCTGGCATTTCAATACTGTCATGATAAGTTACAAAAACAGACTTACCATTTACAACATCATAAGTAGTGGTGGTTCCATCAGAATAATGAATTGTATATGTATCAACTTCACCATTCGATACTGGCCCAGTGATAGATGTAATACCAACGCCTTGAATACTTCCAACGCAGTTAAACTGATCATTTGCAGCGCCGCTATACGTAAACAAGTGACCTTGGACTAAATATCCATCGCCAAGTTCTGGGCCAGTAATTTGTATTGTCAATTCTGGATCAGAATATAATGTATAATTTTGACCAATAACACATTCTGTAATAGATTCCGCAACATATGCAGTTCCAATAATACTTACACTAGAACCATCTTTCCCATCTATTCCAGCTATATTTAAAGTATATGTAACTTCGGTAAATCTTGTAATTGCTCCGTAAGTAACAGTACATTTATATGTAATTATGCCGTTTGCGTCTTTGGTCAATAAATTTTGATTAACTGTTAATACACCATTAGCCACGGATTCCCCGGCAATCAAAGCAGTATATTCTCCTGCACCAGAACGTCTTTGCCATGTAATATTAGGATTAGAAACCAATGTATTGCTAACATATGCAGATGGCTCTAATACTAATGGTGTATCTACCCAAGAGGGAGTGACAGCGCCACTTGATTTCATAATTTGAGAAGTAGGTAAATTGCTCGCTACAAACAGTTCAAGATTGACGCTTGAAGAACTATCAATAACTGTCATAGGAGCCGATTTAATAATTGGCATTCTGCCACCTCCTTAAGGAATATTTACATTACAGGAGAATTGGGCACTATGCTCAATATCATCCCCTGTGATGGTTAAAGTATTTGTTGTTAAATTTGCATGCACCGCATTCCATGCAGCATCTCCAGTAGGATCGGTCGATGTTCTAATCCAACTATACGTGGCTCCGTCTGGAGAAACTTCATTATTATTTTGATATACAGTACATGTTAATACAGTAGATTGTACACTTTCATTGAAAATAGGTGTAGTAGAAGTGCTTACAATTGCATCATATGCAGTTGACTCAATGCTTGTAATAGTATCAGCTAATTCTCCGCCCCAAGCATTAATTTGGACAGTACCATCGGAGTTTACTACTAATGCATAAGTCCCATCTCCACGGTCTCCGATTTTGAGACTGCCACCTTCGATTTCTGTACCTTGTACGTAACCACCGATAAGTGCCTCGGAAATCACTCCCCATTTTTCTTCGCCATTATGAGTATATTTACCGAATACGGCCTTGGTTGTTTTCCAGTTATCGTTGGTATATAAGAATTTATTTGAAACAATCCAACCTTGTTCTGGACTCACAACTCCATCTTCTATTTTCTTTAAATGTATTCCATATTTGTCCATGCTTACAGATTGAGTCCCATCCATAGCTTTAATCTCAGTGGCCGCATCAAGCAATCCCTGGTTAATAGCGTCCTGTATAGAACTAGCAGTAGCCGAGCCCTTTTGCCAATTAGAAGAATTACGTGCAACGCTCTTACCTGCACTAATAGCATTCGCTAATAAATCAGCATGAATATCTGATTCATCTCTCACAGATAATAAGTCTCCAAATGTTACTCCGAAATCACTAAGATCGTGGAAATTGATCTGTACTTCCATAAGACGTGACTTTTTAATATAATCAGGTCTTAACTCAACTTTAATTAAGTTGCCTAATTGGAATTGATGAATGATATTTGCAAATTCGTCCAATGCAAAGATATTAGCAATAGATGTAGAGAATGACAATTTCGGTTGACTCAATTTGTGTAATTCAACAGAACCTGCTTTCAATAACTCGGCCTGAATTTCTTGTATTTCTTTGTCCGTATCAATATCGGTCACTACGAAATTATCATCATTATATTCATCTTCACGCAAAAAAGGAGCAAGTCGAATAATATCTTCTTGTGCAAAGTTATTTTTCATTGCTACCTTTTCAGTTATTTTATCAATCTCTTTATTTACTGCATCGAGTTGTGATTGCGCAACATTAATAGAAGCCTCTCTGACAGAAATTGCTTTTTGACACGAATCAAGCATCATAAAATTAGCATGATACTGATAATATGTGTCATTAGCAGGGTCCGACATTCCATTACTGGTTTGAGCTGTCTGAACTTCCTTATAAGAAGATTCATAAATTTTTAAATTATTTAAACCATAATCTTCCCATATAATTGCCAATATATCCATGATTGCATTTTCTTTATCATTGTCGGTAGCATCAGGGTCAGATAATGTCATCTTAAATGATAACCAATCTGCATCATCTAAATATGCAAAATCTGAATCCAATGTTTCCATTTTCTCAGCATCTATTTTGTTATCCCTATAATAATATACGAGGAATTGAGAAAAATGATTTAGTTTAAGTGCATTAATATTTTCTCCTACACGATTTCGTAAATCGGTAAGAATATCATTTAATCTACGTACTTCTGCTGCGGCATTAAGATATAATTGCTGGTTGCTTGCTAAAACCTGCAGATAATCACTGTATGCATTATATAAATGTTCGCCCATCCACTCTACTGTATGGTAATAAGATAAGTCGGTAATATACGGCAATCCATAATTTACTTCTCTGATGCTCAGATCTTCAGCACCAGAGACTGTAAGTACGGTTTTAATATCATCGGCAGAATATTTTACATTGATTTCATTGGCAAGATTCTCGAATGTAACAAGAACGTCAGTATCATCTCCAGCGCTCTCTTCATCATAGATATTAATCGTATTATTAAATGTATCAAAAATGACAACACATTTGAATGTAGGCGCCATTTCATTCATTAAAAAGTCATATACGGATTCCCTATCAATTTCAAAAGAACGTCTTTGCATAGCTAATGTAGCATCAACATGTCCAATTTTCCAGTCAGGACACTTTTCCGCTATTATAAGATGCAACAATGAATGAGATGCGTCGCTTTGTTTATACAATTGAACGCCATCAATACTACCTGCAATGCCCTTGTTTATAATAAAATTTTCAAGATAACGATTTGATAAATCATATTCAAGTGAATTGGCATTAATGTTTTTAATTTCTTTAATACCATCGCTTTCAATATCAGGATCTTGTAATTGGAAAAATCCAAATCCTTCAACTTCAACAAGCCTTAAAGCCTCTACTAAGTCATAATATGGATTAACAGTTACATTTCCCTGTGTGATATCGCAATATTCTCTATCAATACTGAAAGAAATATCGCTATAGGCGTTCCACTTGAATGTGCCGTTAAAATCATTGACTATCAGTTCGCCTATACGATCCTTATTTGTTTGGCATAAATAAACAGCTGGTGGCCTATATGTATCTGATAATAAATTTTTTGGCAGTCTCAAATGAAACACACCTCCTAACTACTTTAAAATGGTAATGGTTCAGCATAAATTAGTCCATCGTCCAATGCGGCTCTAGCCAAAGCTACATCGTCTGTTGTTTCTGTAATAATGACATTGACATGATAATCTTCATCGGGTTTAAATCCTAAAGCATAAGCAATGGCAGTACCATTATCATTAGTTACTAATAAAGTTGTTTCTGAACCTTCAAGTTTTGCAATTTGTACATCGGACAAATCTAAATCAATGATGGAATTCTTAGTCATATCTTTAATATAAACTGGTTGCGTATATACGCTCCCCTGACCAGTCCATCCGTTAGCATATAAATGAACGATATCATAACGATGAGATATATCTACATTTGTCTCTTCTATAGTGGCCTGAAAGACATAGTCTATTACTGGTGCTCCGCCATATGCAAAAGCGGTAACATCACCATTGTCATTCACTATTTGGATTTCTATATCGGAAGCCTGTAAGTCCAGTGTTTGTTGTTCATTTGCCTGAAGATTAATCATAGAATTGCTTGTAACATTCAAATAATTTACTGGCTGAGAATACGTAGTAATAACGCCAGGTGCGGTATTAACATAAGTCCAATTTGATGCTGGCAGATCTACCTTAGTACGCAATAATAAATTCATTGCCGCAGGATTTGTATTCATATCCCAGTTATCATCAAATGCATCCGCAACCTTCATAATATCTCTGTGTTCAATAGTAAGATGTCCTATACCGGTAATCTCTATATGATTATATCCCTGTGCGAATCTTAACCAATTAAAATTAAAGTCATCGCCAAAAATTTTCATTGGCTTATCTGAATAAATTGTCTTATTACTGTCTAACTTAACAACTTCATTCATTCCCAAATTACGAAGAATAGTCTCTTCTCCAGTTGTATAATTCATAATTTTTAAAGTTCCATTTGCAATTTTATTAATGAAAGTAACATTTGGATATACATAAACACCTATTTCATCCGAACCATTGCAAATTGAGTATCTTGTGGCATTCCCGTCCAATGACATTTCATTGTGATTAATACCTGAATATGCCCATGGACTAACAGATGTAAATTCAACATTCAGTCCCACTACTCTGGCATCTAATTTTTGCAACTTAACATCGGTTACACGGCCAAGAAATGAAAATGATATTTCGCCACTATCATCATTATACAAATCTAACCATGATACTTTGCGCAATCCGGTTAACCAGTCTAAAGTTTCTCTTAATTCTTTTTTAGTAAAATCTGCATAATTATTTTTCAGCATTGTAATATATAGAACTGCTGTTTCCGTATATTTTGCACCATAATCATGTCTTCTGCTTCCGTCAAAACTTTCCGTATATACAGACTCGACAGTTAAGTAACTATCGGTTTCACCATCATCTGGAGAAATTGCGCAAACAATAAGTCCAAAATCGGTATTACTACGATTATTTAACATAAACTTTTTTTGGTATACAGCCATCAATACACCTCCTTATAAGAAGGGTGGGCGATAACGCCCACCCATAATTTATCTAGCATATTTCTTTATACCGGCATTTAAGTTTTTCATATAAGAGTCCAGTTGTTTCTGAACAGCAGCTTGAATCTCTGGGATAGAATCCTTATCTGCATGTTCAATATGAATTAGTTTCCCAACACTAAGTTCAATATTATTATTTTGGGCAATAATATTGGCAGGAGTAGTATTGGGCCTATTCTTATCTATCCAAGTCTTCGGATCAACTTTTCCTAATTCAATTAGATTTTCGCTAATATCATGAGGAATAACGGCGCTACCCTTGGTTAAATAAGAAAGCTTACCACCCTGAGCATGCATAACAATTTCTTCTAGCCCGTTTTCATCAATCCATGCTAACTCATCAGTCTTAACACCTGTAGTGCCCTTTGCATATTTTGGAATTTCTAATTTCTGATCTTTATAAATAAGATTAGGATTACTAATTTTATCTTTATTCAAATCATAAATTTCTTTCCATCTAGTGCCGTCTCCCAGTTCTTTTTTAGCAATATTCCAAAGGTTATCTCCAGATTTAACCGTGTAATTTTCGGTTCCTGATTTTGAGGAATTGGCTGGTTGACTTCCAGTATTGCTAGAAGGCTTATTGTTCCCAGCTGGCGCAGAAGGCGTAGCACTTGGAACATAATTTGATTTTTGATTAAGTGCAGCAGCTAATGCTTTTGCAGTCGCATCTGCCTGAGTCTGCAAATCAATAAGATTTTGCTTAACAAGACCAAGTTGAGAGATATAATGACTCGTTGCGTTGTCAAAATCAGTACTATAAGACGCTACGGCATTTTGACCTTGCTTCCAAGGCTCGGTGATATTCTTTGTAATTTCAATACCATATCTTGTAGCAGTATCAAGAATTGTACTATGAATTAATTCCGTATTTGTCTTAACAGTATTAAAGCTATCGAGAAGCACTTGTTGTTCGTGAGTGAGATACTCGTCCCATGTTGCCATCTCATCCTCTTTATTCTCACGATACATTTCAAGTTCTTTATCAAGAGCTTCTTGCTGAGTTTCAATTTCATGGTCATAGTAAGTTTCTCTTAGTTTTTCTTCTGCTTCAGCTAATTCTTCTTGCAGTTGTTTGCGCTGTGCTGCAGCGGATGCAGATGTGTCACCATTAAGCGCATCGATACGACGTTGGATAGAACCTATTTCATCTGTATGCTCTTCAATGGTATTGGCCCAATCATGTTCGTCTTTGCGTGCCTGTAAAGATTCTTTTTGCTTTTCAATTAGTTCTTCATAGGCATCAATTTCTTTCTGGATACCTTCCTTGATTGCATCGACACGAACTTCATTGAGGTCAAGAATAGCATCTTTTGCGGCTTCATATGCTTCGATAGAATCCCATTGACCATCTTTTAATTCTTGTAGTTTCTCGTTGTACTCATCTAAACTATAGCCTTCTTTTTTCCAGTTCTCATTTAGCCATTTAATTTCATCGGCATATAGTTTTGCACGATACTCAGCATTTTCCATCTCTTGGGCCAATAGACCGATAGAAGTAACGCCTTCGGCAGTCCACTCGCCAAGTTCATCAACCATGTCGGAATCTTCACCAAGAAGTTCACGAAGGTTTGCTGATTCATCTGCTAGATTAGATACGGCTTCAACAATGCGGTCAAATTCTTGCCAGTGTAGGTCACGAATAGCGTTATTGAAAGATTCAATACTGACCGTTGCATCAAGAATACTAGTCTCAACATCATTAATAGCGCCTTGCATCTCATACCAATCAGTTGAACCGTATTCAACATCTCCGCTAGATACAGCACTATTAAGCTCCGCCTGCATTGCATTTTTCTGAGCCTTCATAAGATTAATTTGGTTCTCAGTATTCTTAATCATGGCTTCATAATAATGCTTGGATACTCGTTCACCTTGTTCCTCTAGCAAGTCAATCTGGGATTGGATTTTGCTATTTAGATGTTCTACAAGACTAATTTGATTTTCATATTCCTCAGAAATCATTTGCAACTTTTCTACTCTGAGGTTAGAAATGCGAGTCTCTGTCTCTATTAATTGAAGTTGTAAATCATCTACTTTGCTTGCATACTCACGATAGTTGTTGATTGCTTCTACAGTAGATTCATTAGCTTCTCCAACAAATTCTGTAATCGCAACGCTACCATCTTTAGCCATAGCTTTATACTTATCAGGAATTTGACTTAAGAATCTATTTGCTTCTTTAGTATATAAGTCGATCCCCTTTGTAAATGCAGACATTTTATTCTTTTCAAGGACTGCAAGACCTGCATAAATGCCTGACTTTTCTTGAACGCCAACCGCATTATCAAGTTGAGCTTCCATAACAGAGATTTGATGCTCAATTTCTTCTGTTAGGATTTCGAACCAATCAATAATTTCATCAAATTCATCTTTGGCATCCTTAGATGCATCTTCAACAATATGCCCAAGATTTTGTAATGTACTATTACGAGGGAACCAATTCGGAACTTCGCCGCCAAATTGAGATGCAATTGCGCCGCCAGTATACATAGTTCCGCTAGTCCCTGCAAATGCTTTACCTTCAACATAAGCTTTGCCGCGAGAACTAATATGGCCATTCTTTAAAATTTCTTCAGTTTGCTTATGGTTAAAGATTATGTCATTAGGTCTTACGTCGGTAAATTCAGCGCCATTTTCTCCAATAAGTTCGTACTTACCATTACGTACACGCAACTCTGGGCCTAGTTCTCCAACAAGAGCTTTATTAGTACTTACTCCAGCTCCCCAGTTGCCATCTGAATAAGCAGTGCCTTTTGCAAATGGCCATAATTTTTCCCAAAATGTTTCTTTTCTTGTACCTTTATCAACGGTTTCAGTATATGTTGTTACATTAATTTCTTTATCTTTGAGAGAATCAGCTAATGTTTTTATTTCTTTCAAAGTTGAAATTGCTTGAGCAGCTTCAACTTCAACGGATAGATTTTCTAGAATTTTTTGAGTATCTTCCGCAGTTTTCTTTAAATCATCGACTTTCTTTTGGGTATCTTCGGAAGATTTCACATAAACATTAATGACACCTTGAGTATTCGCAAGATCTGCATATTCTTGTAATAACGCAAGCTCAGATTCTTCCAAACCTTCCAGCTCAGTATTGACTACATATTTACCATCCTTTTCAATGATTGAGCCATTTTCTTCTAGATTTAATTTTCCGTCTATCATTGCCGGGAAGGAAATATTCGCATCAATCAGTTGCCGCTGTACGCCGGCTATTTGTGTATCAATCGAATCTTGAGCAAATTGAATTTCAATTAAACTAGGAGCTGTAAGTTTACCCTTTTCCTGAATTGCCTCGCCTAGTTTAGTTATTAAATTATCTACTTCTGTTGTTTGAATTTGTATCTCTGCTTCATCGGCATTTGGATTCGATGTTAATTCGCTTAACTTTTTCTGAGCCTCATCTAATTGCGCAGTAATATCATCAACATTTATGGTTGCGTCATTATACTTTTGAATATTTGCAATTGCATCATCTGTATTTGATTCTATTGCACTCGTATATTCTTTGTATGCCGCAGTATATTCATCAAGTGTAATTTCGCCATCAATAAGTTGACCATCTAGAGCAGCCAAAGCCTGAACATTTTTATAAATTTCTGCTTCAGTGCCCATCTCAAACGAGTCAAAGAAGCTGGTAAGGTCTCCGGTTATCCAGTCAGCATCAACTTTATCCATTTGTTCACCAAGAGCAACGAGCATTTCCTCAGTAATGCCCATCTTCTCAGCAAATGTTTCAAAGTCGGTTTCATTTACTTGCCAAACACCATTGGCGAAATTCATTAGGCCCTTGGCCTTGGCATCTTCGATAAAGTTCTGAATGTTTTTAGTGGTTACTTCAATGCTGCTAATTAAGCCATCGTCATCATATTCTATCTTGAAGTAATCACTTAAAGTGTCTCTAATATATGCTGCAGCAGCTTCATATTTTCCTTGAAGAGTATCAATGTCTTCATATACACTATCTGGAATTAATGATGTAAATGCAGACTTAAATGCTTCAGAGCCCATTTCCGCACTTTGATAACCCTCAACGATTGTTTGAAGCATTGTTGAAATGTCATCGGTAAAGTCACTTGCAGTATCGGCCTCTTGTGCCTGAGAGAACTCCTCAAAAGATTGTTTGACTTCGGAAATCTTAGCACCAAGAATATCATAAGCATCGATCTCTACGGCCAACGCACTCATTTTGGTTCTGATTTGAGAAATCTCATCTTTTTGTGCATCGGTTAAATCTTCAATTCCATCCGTATAACTATTTAATTTTTTTGCTAGATTATAATATTCAAGTCTCTTCTGAGAACGAGCAAGTTTCTTGTTTGCACGCTCCATCTCACTGGTTCCATCGCTTAACATGATGGACATATCGACAACCTTCTGCATAGATTCAGCAGAAGTATCAGCAATAACTCCAGCGTCAATTAGATTCTGAATAAATGCACGTAAACCATACGGGTCTTCAGTTTCAGGGGTAGCATTCTCCCACATCTCAAGAAGTTGCTCGCCTGTAATTCCAACATTTGCTTGAATATCTTTTAAGTTATCATTGAATTCAGTTTGACCAGATACACGAGAAAATGCCGCTTCCAGAGCTTTCCCCGTACTATCCATAGATATAGCAAATCTATCTGAATCATCATACATTTGTTTTAAAAATGCATTTAATTCTTTTTGATCATTAGTTAATTGATCGGGATCTCCAAATTGCCATTCAAGATTTCCATACGTTTCTGCGCGTTCTGCTAAAATTTCATTAATATCATTTTCAGATTCTCTAATAATATCCGTATACTCATCAACGCTCTTTTGTGCCTTTTCTACGGCCTTCTTAGATTCTTTATCATCATTAGATAAATATTTTTCATTTGCAGACTCAAGTTCGGCTCTTGCAGTTTCTAGACCTTGTTGTGCCTCTTTTATGTCTTCTAGTTTGCGGTCTACTTCTGGGGCCAACTCATTGACTACTCCGGTTATAACGCCATTTTCATCAGTTTCAGAATAAGTAATCTTTTTAAAAGAGTCATCTTTTTTGAATGTTTCAAGAGCATCGGAAATCTGTTGTCTTTCAAGAATTTTCTTTCTTTGTTCTTCCAGAGCAATTTGACGGTCAAGCTCAGCATTGTATGTTTTTAGATTTTTGAGCTCTTCCTTTTCCAAGAAAGTAAGATCATCTTTTTTAGACAATTCATCGATACGATTCTTTGTTGTTTCTAGTTCTTGATTTAAAGATTTAATGTTTTCCTGAACATTATTTAATTCTTCAGAAGTTTCTTCCAATTGTTCTTTGGCTTCCTTGAAAGACGTGGTTGCTGCATCTATTGCCCATAAGCTGGCTCCTAATACTGCAAGACCGGCAACAATGGGCATAAGTGGACTTGCTAAAAATGCTGCCCATAATTTTTTAACAGATGCCGTTAATATGGTAAACGTGCCAGTCAGAGTAGTATTTGCGGCCGATAGCCCAAAAGCAGAAAGTATCGCTTCTGCATCAGCACCAACTATTCCTTTTTTCTCTAAAGCATTTAAAATTGCAGCTTTAGTATTAAGATTTGTTGCAATTGTTTCCTTGCCTGTTTCCCCTGTCAAAATAGCAGACATTGCTGCTTGTTTTATGTCAGAAGTAATTGCGGTTGATGCATTTAGATTAGCAATTCCTTGTTGTACGTTTAATTCTTGAATTGCTGCAGTTTCGCCAACTATGCCAGCAATTTTTGCTTTAGATGCTGCTCCAACGGCAGTCCATAGAGCTGGTATTCCTTTCCATGCGCCAAATAAAAGTCCTCCAACAGTAGCTAGTCCACCAAAAATACCAATAGGATTATTTTGGTTAATGGCATCAAATATTTGCACAAGCTGCGTGCCTTTATCTACAAACCATTTTATTGCCTCAGTATTCATAGCATTCATCCACATTGTTTGGACTGAATTTGTGAATATTGATACTCGCCCTTCAATAGAATCCAAATAAGTATTTAACTCTTTTTGTGCAGAACCTTCTGCCTGTAATGCGGCATCATATGCACCCTCTAAGTCATCTAAGTTTGTTAGAATTGCTGCAAGAGCATTTGATCTGTTCTTACCGGCTAATAGTTCGAGAAGCGCAGCCTGTCCACGAGGATCCTTTTGACCTATTTCTTCCCAGACTTCTGCTAAATCTTTAAGTACATCATATGTATCACGATATGCGCCAGTATCATCAAGGATATCTACTCCACTGATTGCTTTAACTTTTTCTTGTAGCTTACTGACGCTTTCAATTACGCCGTCAGTTTCTTCGCCCATTTCTTCGAGAACTTTAAGTGAAGTTCCTCGGATACGTAGAGCAATAGTACGGAGAGCTGCGCCTGCTTGAGATGGGTCTTGTAGAACCTTGTTAGCTGCGGCAACGAGTGCGACTGATTGGTTCAGGTCGTTGCCTGCAGACATTAGAGCGCTTGCAGATGTTTGTAATGCTGTCGCTAATCCATCGCTCGATACGGCAAAATTGTTACCTACCTCGTTTAATGTATCGACAACAATGCCACTCTCATCAGCAGCATATCCATATGCCTGGATGGTACTAATTAGTGCCTCTGATGCATCTGTCGCATCAGTGAACTCTGAAACATTTAATAAGACAGCGGTACTTTCTGCAAGAGAAGAAGCTTCTTGCATAGAATATCCGAGTCTTGCCCAATCGGCAGTCATTGTAGTAATATCTTTTACAGTACTACCAACGACTCCAGCCGTCTTAGAAGCAGTCTGCAAAAATTGTGCATATGCTTCATCTGTTTCATTAGTTACCTTTTTAAGTTCCGTTAAAGCCGTATCAATATCTCTTACATACTGAATACCTTGCTTTACTTGTGCTACGGCTTCAAAGAATAGGTCATAACCTGAGAATACTTGCATAGCATTCTTGAACTTAGTGGCAACACCAGCAGTAAATTCTCTGATTATTCCATTGGTCGTCTTAATCTTGCCATTCAGACCAACGACGGCCATTCCAGCTTGATCGACCTGAGCAGTAAAATGATCCCAAGTACCATTTGCTCTACGAACAGAATATTCAAGTTGTCCAGTTTCAGCATTAAACTGTCCAAACTTTACTCTACCATTTTCGGATGCTTGAATAGCCTTCTGCATTGACTTCTCAAGATTGTCTAATTCTGATTGGTCAATATCAACAGACCAACGACTATTCTCAGACATCTTTTTTGATGCCTTAAATAAAGTATCAAGAGCTTTCGCAGCCTGATTATATTCATTTGTTAATTGCTGGTACGCAATTCTCTCATCTTCGGTAGGCTCATGACCATCATTGAACTTCTGTTGAGCTTCAACCAAAGCCGTATATGCATGACGAACGCTCTCGAGCCCATCTTTTACGGTCTTAGAATCAAACCCTCTACCTAATGCTTCGAGATTATTTTTACTACCAGTAGCCTTATTAAGCTCCTTTAATCCAAACGCCTTAGAGCGCTTTTCTGCGGATTCCTGTGCATTAATAATGGTTTGCGCCTGAATCTTATACCCATTTACGATCTTTCTAATGCTATTTAGCTCTTCATCTGTTAACTTGCTCTTAGACTTCTTATATTCCTGAATCTTAGCTATAAGCTGTTCATATGCTTCTTTTTGATCATCAGACCACTTGGTACTAGCAATCTTAGAATGTTCTTTTGCTTCATTTTCTAAGAAATTTAATGTTCCTTTTTGTTTAATTAATTCAGATTCTTTAGCAATCTGTTCATCAAGAGCATCATTAGTTTGTTCTACGGCTGCTTCGGCCTTTTCTTCTGCTATCACACGCTCATTTGCCTTTTGTGCCTCAGCAGTAAGTTCATCTGCACTTTGAAATGTTCTAGTATTATTTATAAAAATATCTTTTAGAATTTGATTAGCTTTCTCTAAATCTGTTACGGCTTGGCCATCTATAGGTATAATTTGAGTAGATAATAAGCCGTTCTTTTTATTAAATACTGGTTCAGAAAGAGTATAACCTATTTGTTCCAACATTTCTTTTATTGAAGATAACCTAATTCGAGTTTCATCGCTATCCCCAATAAAACTCATAGAACCATTTTGTTTTTTTAAAGAATTAAAAATTTTTAGCATATTGCTATTAGCTACGGTTTCAATCTTTTCTTTATGTCCATAACCAATAGAATCTTTTGGAAGATTTTTACTACGCTCATTCAAAAGGTCTACATATTTTTGTGTATCCGATGCTTCAAGCAATTGCTTCCTTTTATATATTTGTTCATCAAGTGTATCATTTATTTGCTCTACTGCGGCCTCAACCTTTTCTTCAGCCGCAGCTAACTCTTTAGCATCTTGTACGGCGGCATCGAGATCCATGCCAAGTTGTTCGCCTTTAAGGTCTTCGCCTTCAAGAGGAGTGGAAATATTATTGTTGCCATTTTCAAAACTAGCAATTGTTTCAAGGTATTGTATCTGACTATCATCAAAAGTAACAATTATCGTAGACGGAATAGGATCGGTACGACCATCATCAACGACATCGCGAAGATTTTTTATTACCATACCGTCATGTCCTTTAGACTTTGCCAAATCAACTAATTCATCTGTAGAATAGATCCCATAAGGGTTTGATTTATCATTAAATATTTTTTGACGCTCAATCAATAAAGATTCTATTTCTTCGTTTATTTTTTTAATTTCATTTTGAAGATCATCTGAATGTAAATCGTATTCATCTAATGATTGTAACCTAAATTCCAACCCTATGATTGCATTAGTTAAATCTATAACTTTATTACTTGCTTCGTCTGCGCCATTGCCTAAATATTCAATTTCATCATAAAAGGCCCCATTTGCGTCTATTTCAAATGGATTGCGCATTGAAAAGTTAGATTTTTCAATTTTACCATTAATTCCAGCGTAAGACCTGGCAACATCTATATTATCTGTAAAAAATGTAGCACCATCCGGCCTACTAGAAGTGAGTCCGCCATAAGATCCATGCAGACCTCTAAATCCCTCTACGATGTTTCCCTGTGGATCAGTCAGCATATGAGAATTTATTTCTCCTGAACCATCGGCGCCCAAATTAATTTTGCCAACTAATTGTACCTGTCCAGCAACCTCTTCAAGCTTCTTGCGTAGCTTTTCAAGTTGATATATTTCGTCTTCAACATTGAACTCAACCGCATCACGTTCTTTATAGAATGCTGCAGTTTTATCTTTGATTGCTTGTTCCACTTGAGTAATTGCAATACGCAGCAACTCGAGCCTATCAATTTCATCTCTTACATTAACCTCTACAGCGTCCGCCTCTTGATGAAACGCTAATGTTTTATTTATAATAGCAGCTTCTACTTCTTCAACCTTTTTACGTAAAGCTTCTAAATCTTTATACTCTTGTCCAATATCTTCACCTGATGATTTTTGCTTTAAAGAGTCATATTCGTTTTTATTAACAACGGTTTCATTATCTTCATCAACATATCTATTTCCTTGATAATAATCCCAGCTATCAGCTACACGTTGATATTCACCTACAGCGGCAATACGAACATCGTCGGCTATATTATTCATTTCTTTAAAACGAATAATGGCTTCTTCAAGAGTAGTAATTAGACCATCTTTGATTTCTCTTTCGATGTCTTCAAGAGCAACTGCGGTATAATCCATACCTACAACTTCTTCTAAAGTGCCTTTAATTGCAGTGCGAACCTGTTGATAAAGATCTTCTTGCTCTCTTAACTTTTGATTTGTTTCTTCGAGTTGACTTTCTGCCTGCTGATTTTGCTCGTTTAAATTGTTAACAACATCCGCTGCAAACTCACGTTTTTCCTTAGATTTAAAATCATCAACTGCGCCACCAAGGCTAACATAAGATACGGCAAGTTGTTTTAGTCTTTCATCATATTCGGCAACTTGTTGTTTTGCTTCGCTTACTGCAGCATCATCGCCAATATATTTTGCATTATAATTAAGGTCATATTTTAAGTCGTTTTTCAGTTTCCAAATATCTTGGAATTGTTTCATAACAGACTTAGAGTCTACGGCTTCTGGAGATAAAGATTCCTTAATTTCTTGTCCAAGATTTTCAACCGCAGATTCAGCAATCACTGCTGCTTGCGGAATTTCAATGCCAAGATATTTTGCAAGAGAATCCGTATTTAAAAGCCACTCTTTAAATATTCTAGTAAATTCTATTAATCGTTTATCGTAATCTGGACTTGTTATGCCGTTTTCTGGCTCAGTTGCTCTAATACGGTCAAGAAGTGATTGAAATTCAATGTTTTCTTTTGAAGTTCTGTCCTTTTTATGACGCAATTCATTATATCTTTCGACAACTTTACATAATTCTTCATATGACTCAATTTGTGTTCTTACAAACTGTTCTGCTCGGACGTATTCAACATCGGCAACATCAATACCATTAAAAGTTCTTCCGTCGCCTTCATCCATGAATTTATATAAATCACGAAGGCCTTTATCATTAGGTAGAATTTCTACCTTTTTGCCATTTTCAAGTTTTAGAATTATTTTATCGTATTGTTCTTCAAATGCAATTAACGCATCATCTGCCGCATCAATTTTGTCTTGCAATTCAGAAAGTCTGTCTGCTTTTGCGCCAGTCAATTCTTTCTCATTATCCTGGTCGATTAAAAATTCTAAAGTATTACGATCTCGCTGAGTAATCTGCATGCCATATTCATCGGCAAGATCCTTTAGTCTCTCCAATTTTGACTCAAGATTACCAGTTTCTAGCGTTAATGCCTCATCTATTTCTTCTCCTAAATTTTCAACAGCAGAAGTATTAGAAAGAATGTCTTGTTTTAAATTCTCCCATGCATCTCCGCGCATTGATTTATAAATATTTGGGGCAATTTCTGCTAAATGGTTCCACTTTGCAGCAATCTCGTCTGTTTCATCAAGATCGTCAAGCTTTGCAAGTTCATTAACTAATCTTTTAACCTCTTCACTTGCTCCAGCATATTGTTCAGATAGAGGCACTGTTGCCTTTGTAGACCCTGATTGTTCGACAACTTTTTGGAAATCGATAGTTGAAAACATTTTTGGATCAAGCATATTCTTCAGAGCATTTTGCATAGCTTGTTGTGCTGCATTTTGCCATCCATCATATGATCCAAATTTTCCATTCATCGCGTTAATATCCGTTGCATATTGACCAAATTCTTCTTCTATCTTTTGAACTGCTACAGCATATTGGTCTCTAATGTTTTTTAAACCATCAGCATCAATGGATGAAAAATCAATAGATAATATTTCTTTATTTGCACGAATTGCAAACTTTTTAAATTCATCGAAATTGTTAATCCATACATCAAAATCTTCGACAGATGGAGCGGCAAAATCCCAAGGGTGAGTATGCATTTCTGTATCATATTTTTTACCATCAGAAGTTGGTATTTTTACCTGATGGTCTTCACCTTTTATAGCATCACCATATGCTCCTGTCTGTGAATCGTAAAGAATTGCGCCCTCTGTTCTTTTTCCAGCTCCTTTTAATGCTTCGTCTAATTTTAAGGCAGCATTTTTAGCCCTTTCTGTTTCATCGGCAATTCTTCGCGCAGCGTCCGCCGCTTCTTCTGTTGCTTTTGCATTAGCCTCAGCAACGCTTACATTGTTTAAATCTTTATCCGCAGAATTTATAGCGTTGGTTAATTCTTTGACTTCCTCTTTGCTTTCTTGGATTGCAGATGGAAATTTATCACCAAGTATAGTCTGCAATTTTCGCATTGTTTCTTCTGTGGTTATATCTAAATCTTGCATTGCCTCTTCAAATCTAGCAACGCCATCTTCATTAAGCTTGAATTTTTTCTGCAAAGAGCCTAAAAGCGAGTCCATTTTATCAAACGCACTATCATCGCCATCATCTATTTTTTTTGATAAATCTTTGGCTTTATTTACAGCTTTCAGCAAATCGTCATAACTCATTGCGTTCTGTGGCTTAGAACCACTATCTTTTTGCTTTACAGGAGTCTCTACTTCTTTTTTTGCTTCTTTAGCAGCCTTTTTGGTATTTTTTAACTCCGCATTAAGAGTTTTGGCATCTTCGGCAGCGTCCTTTATAGTTTTATTTTTACCAATACTATCTATAGATTTTGAAGCTTCTAAAGATGTTTTGCCAATGTCAGTATATGCACTAGCAATCTTTTCAAGGCTGCCAATCATAGAATTTGCTATGACCTTTGCTTCATCTCCGTTGTTAACCATATCTTCAAAAACTTTAAAATCAATCTTTACATTTAATGCATTGGCAAGAGCCTTCATGCCAACAATTATTTGATTAATTTCTTTTCTACTACCATCTAATTTACCACTTGACATTCCTTGTAGCTGCGCACCAACATGCGCAAACAATGTGTCCATTTCTTTTGTCATTTGTTTAATTGGAGCGATAGCATCTTTTATCTGTTTATCAACATTATTAAATATTTTATTAAACAAATCTGGGTATTTTGTCTTTAATTCGCTAAGTGCGGCATCAATTTGATCTAAATATGTTCCTGTTTCTTTTAAAAAATCTAATTTATTTTCCGCCTGACCAGCTGCTTTGGCCATTTTAGCCAGAGCATCTGCACCGCCCTTAAATTGTGCTTCAAGGTCGGATATATCTGTGGTTATTCTAAATTTAAACTCTCTCAACTTACTTCACCTTCCTTAACGCATACGTTTTGTAAATTCTCGTAAAAGAGCGGTATTCATGTATTCATCCATTAATATTTGAACTTTATCATTAATAAAATCATTCATAATTTGGATTTGGCTCTTAGGGTCTTGCACCGGTGCATAAGCATATCCAACTGTAGTTCTTGGGTGAATACCACGTAAAAAGTTTTCTAAAATCCAATCAGGTTCGGGAACGCCATTATTGCCTGAATCCCAATCAAACCCATCATCTTCTCTGGAAATCCAATCATTTCCACTTTGATGCCTCCAAGATTTACTTTTATATGTCTCTAAATAAGACTCATCATATACTATGCCTATTTCAACATTAATTTTTTTATCTGTAGAGGTATCTTTAAAATATGGTCTAATTGCGTTTTTTAAATTATAAGTTCTTTCATATACATCAGGGTCGTAATTTTTATAATAATATTCCAATCCTTTAAGGGCCTCTTTATGCATATCATTTGCTATTCTTTTTGTTGTCTGTTTTGCGGCAGATATTGCGGCCCTTTTAGCGTTTTGCTTTACTGCTTTGTAAACTTTATTAAAATCATCATATCTTTTTGCCACAAAACCCACCTACCTTACTTTAATTTAGATAGAATTGCAGCAAAATCTGCTGGATTAACATTTTTGAACATGTCGCCAGCAGAGTCGCCTAACTTATTAATAGCATTTGTAGCCGCAGTCAATAATACATTGATATTGGCAGTAACACTATTATCCATTAATACATAATCACATTGCATCTGAAGTAGAGACAGAATAGAATTGTATTCCTCTTCAAAAGTGCGTAAGATTTTATTTAATAGACCAGTGGAACACAGTAGGTCATAGTTGTCTTCCATATCATCAATTTCTAAATCAGTATAAGCTTCGATACATCTCATCGTGTAACAGAGGAACTGATCTATGCCATTGAATTTAATAAGTCCGTTTTCATAAATAACGGTCTCATCAACAATATCATTTACCAGTTTTTTCTTATCCTTAATGCTAAGATAAGACTTAACATTTAATGTGGCCTTAATCTTCTCATTCTGGTCTGCAACAGTCATGGGCATCCAGCCCTTAGTTTTAGTTAGTTCCACAAATTCCTTAATTGTCATTTTTAAACTCCTCCTAAAATAATTATTCTATATCTATGCCTTCGGCATTATTTATAATGTAAGCAGCCCCAATACATGCTGCCTCGGCTCTATCTTCTGAGTCCTCAATATTAAATCTCTTAGCATATTCCATACTCTGCCGCTTAAGTTCTTCTCTTTTTATCTTTGGCCCTTGTGAAAATTGCAAAATTCGCCTCCACATTGTTGGAGCCAGCACGCAAAATCTAATTCCTCTTGCATAACACATGCCCATGATTGCACCTTGTAATTGACACAACAATCTAAACACTGCCATATTATTTCCCTGTGCTTGGGTATTTTCCAAAACTACAATATTTGGTTTTTCTGTAACTATCAAATCATGTATGCCTTCATACATTTCCTTGAATCTAGCTTCTGAATCTTTTATTGTATGTTTATCTATAACGCCACTATGGTCATATTTACCGTTTATGAATATGGCATATCCTGATCTAGTGGTGCTTTGATCAAATGATAATATCTTCAATTTAAATCCCTCCAATCAAAAAAGGAGGCCATTGGCCTCCGCTATTTAACTTGTATAAATGAATCAAAACCTGCTTTAGCAAGATCTTGTTTTCTCTTTTCCGCATTCGTTTTTACTCCAAATGAACCACAAACAACTTGATATGTTTTAGAAACAGAATTTGTACCAGATGTAATATATTTAACTCCATAGTAATTACAAATTCCATGAGCAATCCACTCTCCGATTTGAACTGTATTTTGTACAATCCATTTAGCATCATATTCATTATCATGGAACGCTACCTCTATATAAACTGGAGAACAATTAGTATAATAAACCTCGTACAAATTCTGATTCCTTGTCATATTATCACTTGTTCCTGGACTATTTTTAGATAAAATATCATAAATTGCTTTACACGCTTTATAGCTATTTCCGGTTTCATTAAAATAGAACATCCTTGTTCCTCTAACCAAACCATTAAAAGCATTCGTATGAATTGCAACATGTAAATCAGCCTTCCAAGCATTAGATTCCTTAGTTCTACTTATATGATCACCAGTTTGCCCGTTCCTAACTTCAAATCCACATCTTTTCAACGCCTTTTCACATGCATTTGCAATTTTTCTGCATTGCGTTTGTTCATCTGTGTTCCCATAAGCATATTTATTCTCAGGCTGTGAACTTGGTGAAAGATAAATTTTTGTCATAATCAATCATCTCCTTTATAAAAAAAGGAGGAGGGTAAACCCCTCCTCCTATTAAACTACTTTGTCCGTAGAGGAAGTTTTTAGAATTGCAGAAAACTTCGTGTACGCTTCCAATAAATATTTGCAGCTGCTGATAATGAATACAGACAGAATGGCAAGATCCTGAAACACGGTGCTATATTCCTCTGGAATTACAAATCCAACATGATTCGCAAAAGCGGGAATAGTAGTAATACACACACACAACAGCGCCGTGCCAACGCCAAATGCCACAACCTTCAATCCAGAATCAATCAATTTATTCTTGTCAAAAGGCTGCTTTAAAATCTTAATGTTGTAATACAAGCTAAGAGCCATATTGGACACATAAGCCATTACAAATAACAATACTCCAATACCAACATCGGTTAAATTAGTCAAAACAACATTCAGCAATTCATTCATAAAATCACCTCAATACATTTCCCCAAATAACATCATTTACACTTGGTTTCTTAACAGAAGTAATAGTTAGCTGCACATTTAAATCAGTAGTTGGTTTCTTTCCAATGGCGTAAATTGTAACTACACCATTATCGTTCTTTGCACACAAACAATAGCCATTGCTAATTATCGCATCCATAGTAGCCACATCCACTTGAATATCTATCTTGTTATTAGAATCTACATGGAGCGCCACTGATTGCGCATATGTTCCAGAACCTACCCAGTTGGCGGCATTCAAAGAAGCATGAGCCATTGTACCTGATTGCAGCACTTTTCCTTCTATAATTTGTAGCTTTTTAGTTGACATTATAATGCCACCTCCTCAATTGTATGATTAATATCCTTATACCATTTGCCAAGAAAATCTGCGTCATTATCTACTACATTTGGCATAGGATAATAATATTTCGATAAATATTTGACTGAAACTTCTCTAATAGGCACATAATATTTATTGCAAACATAATTCGTACTTCTATGTACCTGATAACATTTGCCAACGTTATCTATAACGGCATACATATATCTCATACAAACTCCTCCTTACAAACACAGAAGTAGAGTAAATATGGAAATTGTGTATTGTTCATCAACCTATCACCGTTACTCAAAAGAAATCTAATAGTTTTTGTCGATGGATCTTTAACCACGTCAGCAACCTTGTTGCCATCTGGATCATAGACCGCATCATCAACAACGACCTTATCTACACGAGGAGTGGGATTATCTTCATCCAATTTTGGCCACATCATTGCGGTAAAAGTGGTATAATCCCACTGATCTCTTTCTTCCATTTTGAGCAAGAATTCAACACCAGGTACAACTTCATGAATGCCATTAACAATACGGCAACAAGGGGAGTCGTTAACTCCAACCATTACGCCTTCTTCGCTTGCAAATTTGCGCCCATACATTACATCTACGGAGCTTGCATCAAATACTTCTTCCTTATCCACAACTACTCCTGTAGCTTGCATAATCTCATTTTGATCTTCGTCGACAACAGAAATAATATATGTCTTTGTATCTCGAGATCCACCTATCTTGTTCCCATAAATCATGTTGTCACCTCTTCTACTACGGTAGCTGTGGCTAAAATATTAAAAGCTCCAACATTGGCCTGAAAATCTGTAGCTGTCGCACGTGTAACATCAGCCCAATATTTTGAATTATTCTGGTATGTAGGATCGCCATCAGTTACTTCTATGCCATTTCTAGTTCCAACAGCCCAAGCCTCAGAATTAAAACCTTCAAGATTCTGAACCATCTCAATAGCATGATCCAGATTCTGATTGGTCTCATCCCTTAACTGCTCAGCAGCAGATTCACTTGCAGCTGCATTTTCTGCGGCAATTCTAGCTGCGTCAGCATTTGCGGTAACTTCAGCACGATAGCTATCTGCGTCATCGGCATGTTGTTTAGCTACTTCTGAATAATATTTGGCATTATTTTGATAAGCATCGTCACCCTCTAATGTGCCGTCGCCAGTAGCCCATGATTTAGCGATATCAACCTCTGTCACAATCATGGCAGCACTTTCTTTAGCAGCCTGTGCGCTAGACGCGGCACTAATGGCACTAGCTTCTGCGTCTCTGGCGCTTTGTGCCGCAGAAATAGTATTTTCGCCAGTTTCTATGTTTAAAATTTCTTCCGCAAAATCTTGGACTTTGATTTCTTCGGTTGAATTTGTTTTTGCACGAATCGCATTAGCAATCCCAGTAATCGTTTCTTCCGTAACTTTATATACCATTGGCCACACCCCTTTCTTTAAAATATTTTAGCGCCATTCAATATTATCCAAGTAATGATTTCCATGTGGCTGGGCCAACAGACCCATCAACAGATAATCCCTTATCTTTTTGATATTTCTTTACAGCAGACAAAGTAGAAGGCCCAAAACTTCCATCTACGCCGCTACTACCAATAGAATATCCATAGCCTTTGAGCAAAATCTGCAAGGCCTTTACGCTGTCGCCCTTACATCCTTTTGCGAGAACATTTAATTCAACATTGCATGTGTCCATCTTAGTGTCTTCTGTTGACTTTGAGGCAAAGTCTGGCAAACCATATCCTCGAATATATTTGCCATCAACCGCAATAGTTCTATATCCTACTGCATTACTTTTGTTTCCCTCAATAGTCTTAATTTTTCCACCAGATACAGATACAACAATTCCTACATGGTCAGACCAACCAGTGTTGTCGCCCTTACCAGAATCGTCCCAGTCGAAATATATAATGTCGCCAGTTTGAGGCACATAGGAATCCCTTTCTTGCCATCTGCCCAATTTTTGCCATAGCTCAATTTGTCTGGAGCATCCACATTCTGCTGGAATGATATCTAACATATCACAAACAGAAGCACAAAATGATACGAATGTGGCGCACCAAGGATCTGTATATTTTACCTTATAGCCAGCTGGCAGTGGGACAATTTTATTATAAGTATCAACAATATTCTTATGTCTAGCACTGCCTGCCTTAGTGCCCAAGTAAGAAACCGCCTTCTTTACCAGCTTGTCTCTTAATTGCTTCTCATTCATATTGAACCTCCTTATTCTTCTTCCATTTCCTCATAATCTGCTCTATCAATACCAAGGATGCGCAATTGATGCTCTTCATAGCCTTTGGCCAAATTTTCAAAACATTTAGTACCGAAATATGCGCCAGTTATAACTAGACCAATTTCCTTGGCATTATCATTAATGACCTGAATTGAAGTAGCATCTCCTAGAGAAAAAATTGTGGCAATCTGTGAGAAGATAATCACTTCAACCCATATTACAACCCATACAGCAGTTATGACTTTTGAAAAAGTTTTTATAAAATTAAAAGGATTTACATTTTTTTTATTAATTTTCTTCTTTTTCATTTTTATCACCGAACTTAATTTATTAAATGCATTGTCTTAAATTAAAATTTCATAAGTTAACTATTTTTTCTTATATAATCTAATGATGATAATACTATTTTTGAAAAAGAGCCAATTTTAACATCATCCAATGATTCAATATAATTTACTAGTTTTTCAGTTAATTCAATATCAACAAGTATATGAGAAAAATTAACAATAGAATTTAAAATTGCATAATAAATGTCAATCTTATAACACATGTCCATATTGTCAGCAATTTCAATAAATGATTTATACATTCCGATAAAATCTTGAACATTAAAATTAGATATAGCACACGAATTTACGACTAAATTAATAAAATGTTTAAATTGCGAATAATTGCCGCATATTATTTCTAAACCTAATTTTGAAAATTCTTCCTCTATGGCTAGTTTGGCTGAATTTTCAGTGTAAATACCGATTTTAATACCATCAACAACAGTCGATATTATTAATGAAAAAATATTATTACATGCAACCAAATTCGAATAATCAATACATGAAGAAAAGTTAAGCCTTACGGATTCATTTACCTTTGCATCTGCTAAACATAAAAAATATTTTGCATGATATAACTCGTTCATATATGCCTCCAATATCTACATATTATTGTGTTGAGCTAGAGGCACACGTAGCGCCGCATCCAGCGCAGCTTCCCTTACAATCGTTGGAGCAAGCGCCTCCACAACCGGAACAAATGTCATAACAACTATATAAACATCCTCCTTCACAAGAGGCATCGCAACTTCCTCCGCAACCACCGCAATCACTAGTGCAGCCGCCTTTACAACCACCAGAGCAATTATTACTACAACTATTACCACAACCAGAACAATTATTATAACAAGTCCCCTGGCATCCATAACACATTCCTGCACATCCGCCTGAACAGTCTGTTCCTTCGCTATCTGTTGGACTTCTTTGTTCTAACACCGTAATAAAGGCTTCCATTGATAATAAATCCTCATCTAATACAACAGGAAGTCCTGAAGCAATTGGAATCATATCCTCACTTATGGCATTAAGGGGAATAGCTATTTTGTCTCTATGTTCTTGCTTAATTAATGTGCCAGACGCAGGTGTAGTAGTATAGTCATAATCTGTGCCACCATAAGAAGCAACGCTATCTGCATAAGCTCTTCTAGCACATTCAGCCTTAACTCTAGCTTTAAGTTCATTAAATCTATCAGCAGATACTAACCCCATTTCTTTCACCCACTTTCATAGAATTCAATTTTTCATATTCTTCTTCTCCTATTATTTCAATTGCCCATTCTTTTGGGCAATTCATAGGATAATCTATGCCTCTAAGTCTCCAATAATAAACATTCGCAAGAACTCTTGCTTTATGCATGCAACAAATATAGGTCGCTCTTTTATTTGGCGTGCCAAATACTTCGTAATTATATGCACTACACCAACCACAACCCATTGCAATCGGACAATTAATACATTCATCTGTTGACTGAGACTTTCTTGTGATACATCCGAGGCAATTTACACGATCACAATGTTCTTTCTCAATATTAATACCTGAATGAATATTCCCTATAACATAAGCAGGAACTTTATTATCAACAGAAGATTCCATATAACGAAGACATGGGAAAATATCTCCCTTATAATCAACAGCTAACATGAGGCCTACTCCTCCACACCAATTACTGTCATTGTCTTCTGGAATAGGCTTGCCACACATTTCTGTGAACATGGATAATCTGGTCGTATGTAAAAGATTATTATCATATAACCAGTCAGTCAATTTATGCAATTGCCAATAAAGAGTATTGGCATGCTCTAGTGTCCAACCTTCCTCATAAACACAGTTTAGATTAATATTTCTATATCCGCTATCTCCTATCATAAAAGATACCGCATCAAATACTTTATCAATATTACCAGGTGCAATGGTCATTTTGCTGCCCATATTTCCGCCAAAATTTTCTTTAAAGTCCTTAACACCAGCAATGGCTCTATCATATGTGCCATTGCCAGTCAAATCAATTCTGCACGAATCATGTAAAGCCTTGTTGCCATCGATAGAAATGTTATATCCAAAATGATCAATATGCTTTTTCATATACTCTTGAACTTTTGAATCAAAATGTAGGAGGCCATTTGAGCATACACTAAATACAAACTTTATAGCCCAAGGATGCTTGCGTCTAAATACTTCGCCAATAAAATAATCACTGACCTTGGAGATTAAATCAATTTCCAGCCAAGGTTCACCGCCTATGAAATTAATAATTGCACCATCGCACTTCGTAGAAGTGATATATGTGTTTGTTCGTTCATCGGCATCCAAAATCATATCGATAAACTTCTTTGCAACATCAAAAGTCATAGAGTGCGTTCCCTTATTATGTTGGTAGCAGTATGTACAAGCCATATTACATGCGTCTGTAACCTGCAATGTGATGTCCTTGGTATATGTACCATTAATAGCAAGCGGCACATTTTTTTCAGGCGGATAAAGTCTTCTTAATTTGTCGTTATAAGTTTCTTCTTTAATCATTATTGGCTCACTCGAGGTGCTCCCAATTACGAGATCACAATCAGAGAAATTAATATGCCAAGGGGAATCTTTTATTTCATCTTTATACATATCATAAATTTCATCCATGGCAACTTTAAGGCAATACTGCGCCTCAGCATTCAGTTCCCTATAATAATCGAGCGAACTTTGCCATTCATCATCTGTCATAGGAGAAGAATCTCTTCTAACAGAGTGAAGTAAATCTCTATATCTGATTGCCTCGAAATTTAGTCTTTCAACATAATCTCGTAATCCTTCGGTTATTTTAATCCTTTTATCCATTTATTTTCACCTTTTTCCCAAAAAATTAAGTATAAGCAACAGGGACATGAACCCAGGCACTTCCATTGTAATATTTTAAGCCACCTGTTTCGGCAGTAGTATCGATCCATAACAAGTTGGTATTACTCGGTTCACTTTCCTGAGCAATAAATCCACATGAAAAATTTTCTTCAGAGGCTATCGCTTTAAAAACATCGTCTGGCGTAGCTTCTTCGCTTAGTCCAAACAGTGCCTTTGTATCATTTGATAAAACTTCTTCTTTTTCATAAGAGTCTCCGTTGCCATTGCCATAGGAAGGATTTATAATCATGTTACTTACCTCCTTATTAAAATTTTAAAATAGGAGCGGACTAAGCCGCTCCTTTGATTGTTATAGTGGCGTTAATGTTAAGCTACTTGAGATAATCTATTTATATAATAAATAAATTTGACTTTAATGTTATATACTTTTGTACAGGCAATTCTACACTACATGTAGCATTAATATGTTAGCTTATCCCACCATAGCCAAGAATTTTGCCCAATGTTCATTAGCATAAACAAATTCTTTATATACTGATGCCTCAAGAGCTGTCAAAAATGCTTCTGTACTGACTGCCGCACACATGAAGTCACCAGTGCATCGTTTCGCCATGAAATCAACCGCAGATTTATTGGACAGAATAGTTGTCAGTGCAGTTGTATCAGCCGTCAATTCATCCAAGGTAGACGGTGCAGAAACACCTGCTTTTGCACAAAGCGTCTGCCAGTCATCTGGCTTAAAAAGCGCAACGGCATAGTAAGAAGCGCGACTATAACGGCTCGTGCTACGATAACTGTTTACATACAGATGATCACTATTTTTTGTATTAACGAAAGTAAAGGAAGAATCGCTTGACCACGCAATATGAACTGTTGCATATTTATCTCCATCGACAGCTAATGCTGCAGAACAAAATGTCTTAGAACTCCCAAATTTAAGTCTAAAAGAAGTTACACCTGTCTTAAGAGTTTGGCTTTCGGCTAACCCAAAATATCCTGTATATGAAGTATTCGAGGCGCTTAATAGCCCTAATAGTCCAACTCTACTATACTCTCCCATATTAAAACTGTTTGCTGTTAAGAATCCTGCTTGCTGATTATAGTTATCTGCGGAAGTTTTACCCTCTGCAACCCAACCACCTGTTACATCAGTACATTCATCTCCATGGTCATAGAGCATGATATAATTTGCAGAAGGCACTACTTCCATTTCATACTGTTTTACAGAATCGACAATAATATCATAATCTACTACATTCGCACCAAGGGTACCAGTTACTGTATAACTACCCATTTTTACCACAAACACATGAGTAGTCTCGCTTAATCCTAACGTATAAGTGTCAATAATAATGCCACCCTGCAGGAGGTCAATAGTGCTTCCTGCAGGAGCGGTAATAATTAATTCTGGTTTAAGGCCACCAGATGCGCCTCTGTTTAAAATTGAAATAGACATTTGATGACCTCCTTTATGCTTGTTCTACTGTTAGTGAACGAATATTCATCAGCGGGGTCGGGTTAGATGTCGGATAGTAGGCGAAATATACCACCGCATTTGCAATCGCAGGGAAAGCATAGGTTTCCGATTTATAGGAAAATCCCCCGCCGTTATAAGAAAATCCAATGTTCATCTTGTTGCCGTCATAATCCAGCGTAAAGCGCAACGGAACATTGTTATACGGGCTGACAGATACGGCATCTACGAATTTCAACAGATTAGAGTTCAATGCGTTGAAATAGGCGATGCTTATGCTATTGGAACGACCCCAACCATCATTAATAATGATGTGGAACAAAAAGTTTCCATCCTCGTCTTGGAAACATAGCATCAAGCGACCCATTCTGTTTGCATCGGATGATACCCAGAAACATTCCGTTTCTGCGTGGAAAGTTTCAAGAGAACCGCCTAACGGAATTATTAACCGTTTTGCTTTCCATTCCGTACTATCATAGGTTGTAAGTGTGCCGAATTGTGTACTGCCTTCCGCTTGATACAATCCGGGATAGGCTGCGGTTGCCGGATTGAAAGTGAATGTGCCACCCTCCTCAATCCAATCATCACCTTTTGCTGTAAAGTCAGTAGTGAATCTAACTAGTTTTACAAAGTCTAGATTAAAGATGGTAGCCTCATCGATATCAACATTCTGATTGTTAATACTTACACTGCTGGTAGTCCCTACTTCCCAAGTACCATAAGCTTTAATTGGGGAAATCAAGAAATAACTAAATGATTCAGGAACCTCTGCACCAGCTGTGAAGTTCCCGGTGCCTGCGTTAGAGTAGAATGTTTGATTGACTTTATCGTATAGACCAATTGCGCCATCAGATACCCTCTTAACTGGAACATAATCACGAACTAAAACATCAGATTCATAAATACGAGTATAATACAATCTACCATAGAACAATCTATTATCTAGAACATCTGCTTTATTAAGTGCAAGTAGATAAAGATTATAACTAGAAGTGAAAGTCTGTGCATCAAAAGGATAAGACAATTCATTCATTGTAAATAATGAATTGGATAGCGTTACATCATAACGAACTCCAGTAGCTATACCATAACTAGTATAAGTATTAGACATAGAACCTACTGCAAAACCGGGTTGTTCTGCAACCTGTGGGTTAAACCAACACAAGAATCCATCTACGCCATTTGATTTACGTACACCAAATAGAGGCTTATCGTTTGTAGTATCGGTAGTAGATGCTCCAATTTCAAGCTTTGTATTTGTGTTGGGCTTATAACCAGTATCAATATACTGTGTGCCAGTACTCTCAATGTACTCTAACTGAATATATTCCTTAGTAAATTGAGACAATTCTTCTCCTGCTACAAATTCGCCGCTTCCGGCATTGGTGTAGAACACGCCGTTCACAAGGTCATACAGGCCAACCACGGAATCGGAATCCCGCCTTGCGGGGATAAAGTTGCGTACCAGCACTCCGTTTTCTTCAATCTGTGCGCCCCACAGCCTACTTGCATTAAAACTTGCGTGAGAGTATCCAAAAAGTACCCATGTATAATCTGAAGGTGAACCAGACGAATAAGGTATAGACGCAGAATTATCATCAATTGTAGCAGTTAAATTTACACCATCGAGAACAAAGTGATGTTTATTAGTATCATATGATACGGATGATATTTGTACTATAGTCTGATATAGAGCAAATTGTGCTATTGAGGGGCTACTATAGAATCCCGCATAAGAGCGACCCGTTCCGTAAATAGCATTAGTCTCACTCAAGAACGCCGCATCAAAAGAGAACTTAAAACTTCTTGCGCTGGAAGGGGTGAACCCGGTATCAATGTACTGCGTGCCACTGCTTTCGATGTACTCAAGTCTGGTATATCCATCAATTGCCTCATTCTCAGTAACAGGTAGCTCAACATACTCAGGATTAATCATATCGACCCATCTACCATTCACAGTTCTACCATCGACAACCGCCTCAATATACTGAGAAACCTCGGGGCCAGCAACAAAGTCACCAGTACCTGCGTTGGTATAAAAGACAGAATTTACAGTATCAAATAGGCCTAGAACTCCATCTGAATTACGCTTAGCTGGGACAAAGTTTCGAATCAATACCGAATTATTGCTGATTGACAAACCATACAATTTTGCAGGACAACAACTAGATTCAGAGCTACCCCATTCAGGACTACCATCATGGTTCACCGAGAACACAAAGTAAGAACAAGGTATCTCTACGAACCCAGTCAAGTCTCCACTCATATTTGCATCATTGATAGTATATTCCTGACTTCCATCGCTAAGAGATGCGTAATAATCGTAAATAGTATCTTTTTCACATGGAATGGAGTTAGGTCTATACCAGTTATAATAACCTATATCGAAGTACCCATTTAATTGAGTAATTGGATTGCATCCGTAGTAGGCTGCACCGCTACTACCAGTAGCAGCTCCAATTAATCTGTTATATTCTAATATCTCGGTCATTTCGAATTTTGCTGAGACTTCGTCATGCTGCTGAGGGAGATATCCTGTATCAATATACTGTGTACCGGTACTCTCGATATACTCTAGAGGAGTATAAGTTTCTACACTGCTAGGCTCTGATATTGAACCACCAATGAAATCGTCGGTTATTATTGTATCACCAGGAAGAATTATAGCGGGACGAACACCGCAATATGTCTTAACGCTTGTTGTCGATGTGCTGCCATTATCGCCAACTAGATATGATTGAGTATCAGCGTAAGTCCCCCATCCTGTACGAGTCCACCAGGCAGTCGTTGTACCTTCGAAAGAAGCGATACGATCACTCGTGCTAGCAGACTTAAAATAGTCTAAGCATGTACCATCTTTAGGAGAACCTGTCCTACTAGGATCTACCTCATAGACAGATAATAGGAACGCTTTAGTTGATAGACCTTCCGTTCCAGAGAATAGGGTTCTCTTAATATCATTCTTGGCTCCCTCTATCTCTAAATATGGTATTTTTACTGTCTTTACTGCATTCAATACATTCTCATCTAATTTTCCTAAGAATATACTCAACGAATTTTGTATCATTGCAAAATTATAAGATGCGTTACCAATTGTGGTGTACATAGCAGTATTGTGAATATCTTTCATCAACAGCCAAGCTCCATCGCAGCTTTCATCATACAAAGACGAATCAGGGTTACCTTGTTGCACCACAATAAATTCCGTAGGAGTACCGCCAACATTCATCTTAACAATGTCTCCAACGGATGCAGAGCTAAGTAATTTTCCTTGTTGTACCTCAGTACCGTCAATGAATCCGTCTTTGACGGAAAGATTGGTCGGGAGAATCATTGCTGGACGATTTCTTTTTGGACTTGGTAGTGATTGACCTTTCATACCTTGATCGTTTACCAAGAAAACCATTTCTGTTCCTGCGGTATATGGAGAACGTAACCACCAACTATAATCGTCATTTCCGTTCAGATAAGCTATACGCTTATTATTAGCGGAAGTGCCTGAGCCTGACAAGAAGTAACTCAACTTTGAACCATCAATTGGAAAACGAGAGTCATCACTTGTAGTGAAACCCACCTCGTAACCAGAAAGTAAGAAAACTTTTGCAGACAAACCATTAGAACCAGATGCTACAGAGCCACCAGAACCTGTCCCATTGACGTATGGAATCTTTGCTTGGATGACAACAGACTGTATGCCAGCATCCAACGTACCTAAAAAGGTGCTATTAAGGTATCTGTGGACTGCAGATGAACCATAGCTATTGCCACTATAGTTAGAGTTGTTCCAGGTACTACCTTGTTCAATACCCTTCATCAACAACCATGTACCATCACAACTATCATCATATAGATCAGAAGGTTTACCTTGATTAACTACTATGAATTCCGTTGCTACTCCACTGACATTCAGTCTGACAGTCTCGCCAACTGCTACATCTCCAAGAGCCAATTGACCTTTTAATACTCTATATTCCTTATAATCAGGATTCTCAATAACATTCTTAATCTTCTGAACAGCTTTAACACTATCAGTTTCACTTAGACCATTAACTTGGATACTAGCAGAAGCTCCGCCAGCACCACCTTGAGTTAATACTTGTAAGCTCATTTACCCACCACCTTTATGACAATTGGAATGTCAATAGAAGGTGCTCCATTAATCGCAGTGGCAATATTAGTATCGGCTGAGCCACAAATCATTGCTTCTCCAAATGCCTCGAATTGTTCTACGGTAGCAGTAGGAGCTACCTCAATTGAAATATCAAAATCTACATGTGGGTAGTCAGCTTCGAAGCTATAAGTGTTGTCTACCCAAGAGGTGGCTAACATAGTTGAAGATACATAAGTTGGAGCTTTTATCTTAGGTGCTCCTACTGTGCAAACTTCGCCAGTAGTTGGGTCTTTATATTTTAATACAGCCATTATTGTACCTCCAATGCATTAATTTTATTTCTTATTTCTTGTCTCTCAGCGTGCAAAGCAACAACGTCGTAGGGAAATTCTTCACCTACTAGCTGAGCCTCAGAACACTTGATAACCATGTAATCTGTTGCCGCCAACTGTGCCTTCAATTCCGCGATCTGGCCTTCAATAGAAAGAGGGGGCGCAGGATGTTCCATTGCGGTAAAAGAAACCACAACACCGTCCACCACTTCAATATCACAGAAACCAAAAGTGGCATCAATGGCGGGAACCATTTCTTCGGGAACTACGGCATAACCGTCCTTCCAATTCTCTGTTTTATGACTCTGGCTTTCCATCCGGTGAAAACCGTTTTCATTAGACGTAATCTCAATAATAAACAATTCTTTCACCCCTTCTTATGCCAAACGCACAGCCAAAATTTTGCCAATATAATTATAGGTTGCATTTTTGCCTCCATAACCTGTGAGCGTGGCGGTTATATTGTCGATTTCATTCACTCCAAGACCCACACTAACAGCACCGCCACCTCCAGCACCAGTGGTTCTAACAGCGCCGCAAGTCCAACCGCTGGGCGAGGTGTTGCCAAAATTAAATGACGCATTGATAACAGTATCCGCAGCATCAATGCTTATTTCTGTGTAAGCTATAAACAAATAAGTACCAGCTGGCACTGTCAAAGAAGCAATCTCAGTGTATTCTTTGTAAACAGAAGCAACTGTTCCAGTTGCGGAGTAATACTCACCAATGTTTCCAGGCAGACTATACCCGGATGCCTGCATCTTCGCCAACATGTCTTCATTGGACACGTTGGACAAATCAATGCCTGCAAATCTCGCATCACTCTGTGCCATGGTGTAGAAATTATCGGTCTGATCCTCTTCATCAGGATCGATCCAGACTTCAACGTTATCAGGGATTTCTTCGCTGATAAGAATACCTGATCCACCGCCGCCAATTTTTTTAATATCTCCAGTAACAGGATCCTTATACTTTATTACAGCATTAGATGCAACCTCTACGGTTCCATCATCTTCTGGATCTACCCAAACATCATGGCTAGTAGGAACAGTAGAAGAAATGGGCAGATCAACTGCTACGAATTCTACATTACTAGGAGCATCAGGATTTTGAGTGCCTAATTCTTCAATAATAATGGAGATATCAAGATCGACTGTTGGAATTGTTTCCGCTGTGAATTTTAGCTTACCAGCCTCATAAGTTTCTGCAACAATGCCAGACTCGGCATATACAACATTATTCGCTGGGAATATATGAACAAGTTGCTCGGTTTCATCAATGGACAAACCTAAAACATCAACAATCTGAGAATTTTCGGAATCCCATCCAGAAGCAAGTAGCTTTACGGCAACTCTTCTAGGAACACCAGCAGCTGCGGCGCTACCATTCTGAATGTAAGCTTTATTGTTTTCAGTATCCAAAACTACGGTAACCAATGCGCCTGTTACGAATGCACTAATAGAATTAACTGGTGCATCAGTTGTATCCAAAAGGGCATATGTTACGCCTTCAATGGCAATACCGGTTACTCCGACGCAATCACATGGGGCACGGAATGTTACTTGTTTACCATTACATACAACTGCGCCTTCCGGTAAGGTTATATTTAAAATTGCCATATTATCACTCCTTTATAAAATTGTCGCTGTGGCAAATACGTTTGCCATACCTGTCTGAGTTTCTATCGCCTTATATACAGCGCTTGAAGTTGGAATTTCAGTTTCGCTATTATTTAAGGCTGTTACCACATCATATTTTGGTGTTGATTCTGCTTCTAGCGCTAGGTCTAGAACTTTGTCCTTAATGGTGCCTAGAGCGATGAAGCCATCATCTTCAGAATAAGCATTTTGTGTCTCAGCGGATACGAAATTAGTATCAACTTGTGTACGATAATAGCGTGTAACATTCTGTGGTTGGAATCGAACCCTCATATCATTATACATATTTTGATATACATAATCCTCGATAGTAGTACCAGAAACGAAGTACATAATAATATTCGCCTCTGGACTGTTCGCCGCCACAAATTTGTTAAGCATCAAAGATGGTGCTTCGCTAACAAAAGTGGTATACTTATCTGTATATTCCACAGGGTTTTCAATGGTATACTTACCTGTCACCGGATTAAATGTGAACGAATCGCCATAATAAACGGTAACATTATAATCACCAGTAGATGGATTGAAACTATCTGAGAACCACGCGGACGAAGAACCGTAGGTGTAACTATAATTCTCTTCTACTTGTTGAGCATACACCTGATATCCTTCTGGGACTATCCACCAATATTCCAGATATGGATCTAAAGGCTCCATAGCCTCATCAAGACTTACTCCGCCAATGGTTTCGGCATCTTTAGCATTAATTTTCTTACGATGCAAATCGCCATTTTCATCAGCATAGTCAATAAAAAACTCTGCGGTATCAGTGCAAAAATATGCCCAGCCGTCTGTCATAGTAGCAGGTAGGTTTGAGCTATTTCCACGATTTACTTTAAAAAGTGCCATTAAATCATTTCCTTTCTAAAGAATATGTTTAGTTGGCTTTATGTTAAAGCAGCTTTGCGTATCTTACCGTCCAAAGCCAACTATTATTTTCGAAGTTAAAGTGCTAGGTATCAAATTTTAAAAGAGGGCTAGTGAGTTTCCCCACTAGCCCATAATTTAGTTAATCAATTAAAAAGTGCCCCACTCGAGCTGAGAGTTAATATCTTCAATAGCAGCAGCATTGTCAGCAACAGCACCATCTGCTAGCTCCTTAACCTTGGCAGCGGCATCTTCCTTAGCGGAAGCTAGGGTAGCAGCGTCGCCATCAGTAATCTTACCTTCTAGTTCGGTCTTAGCAGAAGCAAGAGCACCAGAAGCAGTAGACTCAGCAGCAGACTGAGCAGCGGCAGCCTTCTCTTCAGCGTACTTCTTAGCACCATTGATGGTGTTGGCAGAAGAAGCATCGTCAGCAGTGCCAACGATCTCACCCTTTAGAGCAGTATCGGCGGCAACATAAGCATCATGGTCAATGGCCTCTAGTTCGGCAACACGAGCATCCATAGCAGTATTTAGACCATCAGCATGCTCCTTAGCCTTAGCAAGAATACCGGTAGTCTCGTTATTGATGGCGGCAATAGCATCAGCGTTTTCCTTGATGTCTTCCTTCATGCCGGTAACTTCGGTACCATGCTCGTTTACATATTCAATTAGATCATTAACACCATCGATTTCATCAGCGCTAACACCATTGGTTAGTCTCTCGATAGCATTCGCATTAGTGGTGATCTGCTCCTGTAGGGCAGTCTTGTCAGCAGCCTTTAGATAGTCGGCCTTAATAGCATCGACATCGGTACGTAGACCACCCTCAATACCTTCAGCACGAGTCTTCTCGGCAGAAATAGCATCAGATAGCTCGGTCTTGTCAGCGGCCTTTAGATAATCAGCCTCAATGGCATCAATATCCTTCTCGGCCTGCTCAACACGATCAGCTAGGGCGCCAACAGTTTCATCAGAAGCGATGTTGGCAGTCTTAGCATCGATGTACTTAACAACGGTGTCTACGCCTTCAGAAGCAGTGAAGGTGCCAACATAAGCCTCAAGATTGTCTACATCAGCCTGAGCATCTTCGCCAGCCTTCTTAGCAGCGGCAATAGCTTCATCCTTAGCATTGGCATAACCCTGGGCCTCGGCCTTAGTAGCATAGTCGCCAGCAGCCTGCTTGCCGTCTAGGGCATCCTGTAGACCAGTGATTTCAGAGATAGCATGCTCAGCAGGATGTGTATAAACAGTAGTCTCAACACCATCAATCTTGATCTTGCCGTTAACAGTAGAAGCCTCTACCTTATTAGCGCCATCAGACATAGCACCAAGTCTAGCAATTTCAGTATCAGATACTAGGGACTTGCCCTCGACCTTATCAACCTTGCCAGCTAGAGCAGTCTCAACCTCAGTCTTGACAGCAGCGGCATCGGCAGTAGCCTTTACGCCAGCAAGAGCCTCGTTGTTGGAAGTCTGATAAGCCTCAAGATTAGACTGAGCAGTAGTACCAGCAGCCTTAGCCTCGGCAATAGCAGTATCCTTGCCATCGGCATAGGTCTTAGCCTGAGCTAGAATGCCATTATCAGCATTGGTGATTTCAGCGATATCTTCCTCAACGGCTAGGACACGAGCATCATTACTTACCTTGTAAGTCTCAAGAGCGGTGTTGGCATCAGTGCCAGCCTTCTTGGCTTCCTTAATGGAATTCTCAAGAGTGGTCTTATCGGCAGAAGTTAGATGGTCAGCAGCAACGGCATCCCACTTAGCCTTGTCACCATCAGCGATCTTAGCTAGTTCATCAGCATTGGCGTGAGCATGCTTCTTAGCAACAGCGTCAGCAAGATTGGCCTCAGTCTGAGTGTAAGTGTCTAGTAGGGCCTTGTTATCGTGGCTATGGTTGCCCTCGGCAGCGGCATTAACCTTAGCCTTTAGATCGGCATTTAGGTCACCCTCGGCAACCTCAGACTTATAAGCTAGAGTGCCTAGACCTAGTAGAGTCTTTAGCTCCTCAGTAGTGGGCTGCTTATTTACCTGCTTCCACTCAGTGCCGTTCCACTTAGCGAGAATGTTCTCAGCAACGCAGTAATATAGGCAGTTCTCATGAGCCTTTTCAGGTAGAGAGGCAACGTTGTCGACCTGTACAAAGTCGCCTAGGCGCTTCATGCCGGTGCCGGTGCCTAGATAAATGCCACCCTCGTCAGTAGTAATGTATAGAGCACCATTAGTGCCAGTTGCGGGTAGGGATCCTACTAGACCTTTATAAAACTTAATCATATCAGCCATAATTTATTTCCTCCTAAATATTTATTAAATAATTTTTCCAATACCGTCATTAAAGACGATTTCGTTATTATCATAGGTGTTATTAGCGATAGCGCCATCGACAACAGAACCTGTAATCTTTATGATTTGGCCATCGTTTTCTTCTGCTTCGGAAGGATTGATATTAACGTTAGTAATAGTATTGTTCATAATAGCTAGAACTGCGCCATCTTTGGTAGTAATACGCATTGCGCGGCTACCAGTATTAGAAATAGTATTGCTATCAACGAGCATAGATCCGCTTACTCCAACAACCTGGATTGCATTGTGTTCAGAATCCTTGATATTATTTCCACGAATAATAACATTCTTAGAAGTGCCCTGAACCAGGATAGCGGTCTTCTCAGGACTATTTACAGCACTATTAGTTGCCTCAAATTCGCAATTTTCAATGATAAGGCCATCGGTTACGCAGTCTCCAATATGAATAACTGCGCCGTCAACAAAGTCACAACCGACAATAGACATGTTGTTAATTGTATCATCATGTGCGGTGATGCCCTCACCATTGAATGTGATGTTCTTTAATGTCAAGCCATCAGGCGCACCATAGTTGGCAGTATCTACTAAACGAACCTTGCCAACATAAACACCATCTTCGCCAAGCAGAGTGATATTAGCTTTTGTGCTATCTGTAAACTCAATACCGCTATAAGTACCAGCTACAACCTTAATTGTATCACCGGCGTTTGCTGCAGCAATAGCCGCATTAATTGTTGGATAATATGTATTTCCGATTTTTGCAACTCCAACAGTAGCTCCAAGCTCTTCCCATACCATACAATTGTCTGCAATAGCACGGGCAATCGCATTGTTCATTTTGTCATTAGTCACATAAAGCATTGGTAGGGTATCAATGGTAACACGGTCTTTATCTGTGAAATCACACTCTGGTACAAATAGTCCACCGTCTTCCGCAACAACAAGAGAGTTATCTGCAGCGGCACTTATTTTTGCAGAAATGGTGCTGCCACTAATATCAATTCCAGCGCCAGATACTGGAACAAAATGTGCGGTGCCATACTCAAACCACTTCTCGCCATTGAAGGCCCACTCGGAGCCATCAGCAACGACTTCATACATATCGCCCTGATCGGCATCGTCAGGTAGATCATCCACGGTTGGAACATTGCCTTTGTAGTGAATTCCGCCAACAGCAGCATTCTTGATGGAATCAAGTTCATCTTTAAGGCCAGTGACCTGATCTATGGATACAGATTTGACGGCTGCGAATAGACCATCATCATTAACTGCGATTAGGTTGCCTTCGGTCTTAGAAACCTTGACACCAATCTTATCGTTTTCGATAGAAATAGTTCCATCAACAGGTGTCAGAGTTTTAGCAGGGCCAGAGGCAATAAGCTTTTTAAGTTCTGCATAATCAGTTGCGGATAATAGACCTGCGGCCTTTTCGCTTGCTTCTGCACCAGTACCAAAGAGTGTTGCTCCTTTAAATAGCTCTTTAGTTTCTTCGATCCAATACAGTGCATATGCGTCTTTTGGTTGTAATGCGTCGAATTTGGATTTCAAATCGACAGAATAAAATCTTACATTCTGATTAGCCATTTTTATCTCCTTTCATTAAAATATTTATAAAAACATGATCTTCATGTTCTTATCACAAAGTGTCCCAGACATAATCTGAACCAGCAGGTTTAGCTGGGTCATCAGACCACTCGTTATCAGGATTGATATCATAGCTAATAGTTTCTTCGCCGGGAGAATCTTGGAGTGTAAAAGTCAAGATTCCATCAGGGGTAATTGTAGGCACGTAAATGCCACCACAATCTCCAGAAACCTTGCCAATAACTTCCTCTTCTCCGCTGCTATAAACCACGATAAGATTACCATCGTCATCAATACGAATTTTGGTAATTCCAGATCCATAGCTATTTAAATAAACCTTTTGACCAATCAACTTATCATTAGACATTAATTGTAGAGAATTATCATCCTTATTATAAGTAATGTCATCTGCCTTAACAGCATCAAGCTCAGCGCTCAATTCATCAAGAGCATTGATACGAGCATCCATTGCAATAAGTCGTTGATCAAATGCATTAAGGGCACTGTCAGGAATAACATTGCACCAAGTTGGGACGGCAATAATATTCAAAGTAGTTACGCCAGTCTTGCGAACATGTTGAATTACATTTCCGTCTGCATCCATTTCAGCATATGTAAAAGTCAATGTAATTTCAACAGGGCCAGCTTCTTTGGTAATGACAGTATCGATTGCCATTTTATATTCAATCATATCTTTATACAATGACTCTGATCTGTTCAAAATTTCAGTCTTTAATTCTCTACTGGCAGGAGTGACAAATTCCATAACGGCAGTAAACTTAGTCATATCAAGACCTTTGTAGGTTGGAGCCATTAGAAAGTGTAGATTATCTACAAGTTTGCTACGCTGCATAATGCGCTCACGCACAGTAGTAATAAGTTCATTGTTTTCATTGATTAAAATAGTATACATTTTCTCACTCCTTTCTGTTGGAGTTTTATACTAATTCATGTTTATTCCAAAGTTCATATAATAGTTTGAGGTGTTGAGACTTTTCAAACAAAAATACTAAGGAATCATTTTTGGTATCAAAATATAGAATATCGACCAATTTGGCACCATTGCGCAAATATAAATATGCTTGGCGCAAATTAGTAATATAAGCAACATTTGTTGGACTATATTCAACACCCGGAATTAATCCACTTTTAGTCATAGTATCTTCTCCTTTTGGCCTAAAAAAATAAGGCACCACATAAAGTAGTACCTTATTAGATATCTTCTAAAACTACTTCATGATTGCGTTTCTTGCTTTTACGCTCAAAATACTCAGGAACAATTTCCTCGATCACAACTGGTTCTATTACAGTCTCTTCAATTTGTTCCTCAACAATGGGTTCCGCAACTACTACTTCGGGTTCCTCGATTGTTACTACAGGAGTAGCATAGAAATTATTAATGGTGTTGCGAATTGACTCTTTATAGGAATCTTTACTGCTCAAATCACAGCAATCTAGTAATTCTTTACAATCTTCAGCCGAAATAAGACCAGCGCCGTAAGAAGATAAAGATCTAAAGATATCTCTGCAATTTTCTGAGCAGAATGTAGCCATATAGGCAGGTTGGCGATTGCAGTCACAGTACTCATATTTGGAGCCACATAAGTAGCACGCACGTTTAGACTTTGCCATAATCACCCTCCTTTTCTAATTATTTAAAAGGGCAGGCACTATTGCACCTGCCCAGATAATAGTAGAGATTAGTCCTCTACGACAACTACCTCGTATAGTCTCTTCTCGCTGTCGCAGTAATCCTGCTGTAGCTGATAGGTGAAAGGATGAGTCTCGCCAGCAGCTAGAGTTACATCGAAGTCAGAAGACATGATGGCATTCTTAGCAGTGATGTAGCAGAGAATCTTGTTATCCTGGTCACAAGGATCATAGCATAGAGCCTCGATTACTAGCTTAACAGCCTTGGGGAAAGCATTGGACTCATTGACAACAGTAACAGCATCAGTGGCCTCGTAATCATACATAACGAATAGCTTGGTGCCAGCCTCTAGACCAGTAGGAGCAGTAATAGCATCACCAGTAATTACGAATTCAGTCTCAGAAGCAGCAGTACCAGCAACATACTTGGTGCCTAGAGAGCTATCACCATTTAGAGCAAAGATCTCAGTGATCTCGCCAGCAGGAGTATGAGCTAGCTTCATCTCGCCACCAACCTCTAGGGTCTCAAAAGCGGGAACAGTAGCAGCGCCTACAACCTTCTTAGAGCCAACCTGAGCGCTAAGTAGGCCTAGATCAAATAGAGCGTTAGCGCCAGAGAACTCAGCAGTCTTAGCACGATATAGGGTCATGATACGAGCACCGACGTTGTCTAGAACCTCAGTAGCCTCAGCAGCGCCATTGATAGCAGCATCCTGAACCTGGGTCATGCTGTATAGATAAGCGTCGTCAGACTTGCTAAAAGCAACGACACGAAGAACCTTGTCAAAAACTAGGTTATTTACATTAATAGCAGCCATAAATATTTTCCTCCTAATAAATTTATTATAATTATTTTAATTCACGCATCCAATTCAGATTTTCCTTCGAAATCTTTTTGGAATCAATAGTGCCAGCATATATACCTGACACCAAATGGTCGGCATTATCAATAACGTTTAACCTATTTACGGTATCAAAAAATGAATAAATGCCTTCCTGAAGTATATAATCTTTCGTCCATCCCATCTTGCAACGAACAGAAGAAATCAAGGGCAATAAATAGGAGCTTGGCTCCTTCTTAGAATTGACTTCCATGGTTTGCCGATCATTTTCTATCATTGCACGCATGGTAGCTTTATTGTGGGCCTTTTCATTATTGGCCTTAAGGCCATGCATCTTGCGAAAACAATTTACCATTCTCTCATAAATTAACTTATCTATCTTAACTTTTTGCTCTGGATTCGCCAACACAATTTCGCCATTCTCTTTGTTTCGATATGTCTTTAAAGCAGACAAATCTAAGTCTCCGAGAAGTATGCTTGTTTGCTCCACTGGTAAAGATGGGGCAATCATGCAGAATAGCTCAAAAGCTCCAATCTCCATCCAGTTAATACCAGCATCAAAAAGGCGTACCTTCATATCGGCAGGAGTTGCGCAAACCGTATGAACCACTGAAAAATATGCAGACTCTCCATAATCTACAATGTCCCCAATTTTTGGCTGTAGGCAAATAACCTGGTCATTAATTCTATATGGATTCCCAACATATAATTCTAAGGGCTCAATATGCATTAAATCAGTATTTTTCATACTTATTCTTAATTACATTATTAGTCAAAGAGTTAGTTCTAATAAGTTCAAATTTGAGAGTGCGGCATGAATAATTAGTATCTGTAGTGCTTTCACGATTATATACAAGTTTTGCGGTCATGCCAAACATGTTTGAATGACCAAAGATATCTCTTATGAGGTACCCAAGCAAGTCGTGTCTTTCAATGCCATATGGAGTCTTAATATCGTCACCATGGCAAAACACGACAAATTGCACATATTGAGTTTTCATTACAGAATTATATCTGTCTGCTTCCATATCATCCACACTGAAACAAATAAAATTGCTTGCAATATCTTGGACTTGTGGAATACGAATATAAGCAAAAATATTTTGATTTAAATAATCATCTGGACTTGAAGGATCTAGCTGTTGATTATTTAATACTTCAATAATATCAGGATCAGATGTTAGCTTCTGACGAATCAGACGCTTCATTGAACAAATATCATCATCTATTGTTTGTATATCTCTAACCATTAGCTAATCACCTCCGCAGAAATTTCGGCTTCATTTTCCCCATTTTCATCTTTGGCAGCAAGAATAATATTCTTACCTACCATACTATACAACTGGCCACAGCTTAATTTCATTGAATCACCAGATGCAATTAATTTAATCTTAAAAATATCTTTGTTTTCAATAAAACATCTAACATCGCCATTTATTGTATCCATGTCAAAACCACTTGAAGCAGCCTCGACATTCCAAACGCCATCATAATGAGCATTGATAGAACATAATGTATTTTCTCCATCTACTAGAGAAATTGTCCAAAATGCATTATATGGAATAAATTCCTCATCCCAATATTCTGCGGTAAAAGTTTTAGCGCTACCGCCAACACGCAGAGTTAAATCTTTGCCATTATATGTAATGCGTCCTTTGCGTGGTTCTGGAGTCGGCATTTGGAGACCTGCATCAATGTAAACAGGTTCGGCAATTGCGCAGTTAGCACAATCTCCGCTATTACAGAAATTCGCTATGCCATATTTGCCGCAGTCTGTATGCAAGTCGGCTTGAACCTGCTTAAAAGTAAGTCTTGTAATACCAATTGGGATGGTATCGAGAACTTTGGAAAGTTCCCATGCAATTGGAATATGTCGGCCCTCATCATTGATAAGAACACGTTGATTATAACTAAGTGTTTGTGTATAAGGTGTTGTTGGTAACCACATAATAGTTTGGTTCTCAACACTGGTAAAGTTGTAGTCAGTCCACAATCCGCTATTGTACGATGACTGTGTTCTTTGTACACATTCACACTTATACACTTTTCCTTCATGAATCCACTTCAATATCCAATTGCACTTCAAGATATAATACATATGGAATTGCGGCTGATGGTCATTAAGAATAATAAGCCATCTCTGCAAATTACCTTCATCATCTGGTATATCAACATAAGAACCAAGAGGCACTTTAACATGAGGCCTAAACATAAGTTTATAAACCTCTTCGTCACTAGCCAATGAACGTCTAGTATCAATAATGAATTTAGCATCCATCTTCTGCAACTCAATACCACTTGGCATATGTGTTAAATAAACTTCTCTATAAGCAGGATCACGAGTAAATGTTTTATCTATCGCAATATCTGCATTTTGCAAATATGCATTCGCCTGAATCTGACCTTGATTCGACATACGAGTTTTAAATAAATCAAGCATCAGTATCACCATCCTTTAACACATTTACAAGATTTGCAGCATCAAGAATAGATTTACGAAATTGTGCATCATTATCCCGTGCTTTTTCTAAACAAGCAATAATTGTTAAAGTTTCAGGCTGGTAATTAAATAATTTAATAGAACCACTAACTTGATTAATAATAGACTGCAAATGCGCATCTAAAAAAGGGTCATTATTCTCTTTCTGATACAGACAGCTAATAATGGCCCCATATAGATAACGCTTTTGTGCAGAAATTAAAGAACTGGGGGCATTATATGGGTTCATAATCATGCCTCCCAGTAAGATCCGCTTGAGAAAGTATAATCACGACTCAATTTTTGAGCCTCTAACTTTAATTTCTCATCAAGTTCTATTAATGTAGATAAATGATTCGATTGAGCATAGAATTTCTGTTCCTTATCAGAAAATACTTGTTGTGTAAGTAGAACCGACTGTAGTTGCGGTTGCAACCAGGCTCTGGCCACGAGAATGGAAAGAATTTCCTGCTCGACATCTAACAAATCTGTATTAAACTGTCTTAGTTCATCGTCTCGATCCGACAGGTCATTCTTGCATCTTCTAAATTGCGCAATAGCGCTTAGAAGATAACCATGTAATGTATCTTCCAAGTCAACATCTGACATTGCCGCTAAATCAAAATCAGTTAATTTACGTGTGGCTCTATCATAAATGGTTTCATAAGAGGTGGCCATATATGTCAGCCTCCTTATCCAATCATCATGATTAGCTCTGTACCAAGAATTTCATCGATTGCCTTAATCGTTCTTAGGTCGTACAAAGTACCATCCTGAATCATGGTATATGCCATGTTCTGAACAGTAGTCTTCATTCCAGTTGGCAACTTCTTAAGCTGTGCAACAAACTGTCTATGAGGTAGTCTGAACATTTCCTTAATGTCAATGGACTGAACTTCATCATATAGCTTGCCAAGGTCTGCCTTCCACTCTTCTACTAGATCTTCATCCTCAATGATAATCATTGGCTCAAATAGGTATCTAGAACGTAGTGCTCTCCAAGACATCAGATCTTGGTATTCAACCTCTCTAACATCTCCTTCATTGGCCCAAGTATAAGGCATACGAGTCTTAGGGCCAATTAGAATTAGCTCACCAAAACGAACACTTCTACAAAGAATTAGCTCGCTAGGATCGTGCTTAGGCTTGTTGACCTTCTTAGGTTTTTCGACAACTTCTTCAACAATCTCTTCGATAATATCTTCTTGGACATTCTTTTTTGTAGCCATTTTATTTTCTCCTTTTATCCTTTAATTTTGTATTGTTAAATATTTAGATTAATTTCATTAGCATCAAACCAATGAAGTTTTTCTCCAGTTACAGGGTGTTTGCCAGCGGATTTCTGTCTACCAGATAGACATGCTGAAATATATGTCCTATCAATTCCATATATTTCTTCGACTTCAGCAGCTCCCCAGAATATTCGATTAAGTTCTGGGCAATATATGGAACGGCATCTTGGATGCTTAGAACCAGCATGCATGCCTTTTCTAATTTTACTAAGTTTTTCTTTGGTTTCATTAGAAAGCGGCTTACCATAATTAGGATGATCTTTGCCTTTGCATGTATTTCGATTGGCAATCATTTTACGTTTAGTTTCTTCTGACATATGTTTTCCATAATTAGGATTATTCTCTCCAGAAACATCGGCATGATTTTCACTCATTCTGCGCCGAATTTCATAAGATGGCGCTTGATTTCCGCTTCCTCCATCATTTAAATTATAACCATAATCACAATTTTTCGTATTATAAAAATTTATATAATATATTTCACGATTATCTAACAATGATATATCACAATTCTCTAAAATATAAAATTTAAAACACGATTCACCATAACTATTCCAAGACGATTGCAAATGATAATTATGATGTTTTCCATTATTTAATTCATTTTTATGATGTTTCCACCTTTTATATATATCTACAGATTGACCAATATATCTTTTATTATTAATCATATTTTCGATACAATATACTCCGCAAACTTTATCCACTGCAAACACCTCCTTTTTAAATTAAAATATTAAATACGAAATATAAACTCGAATTAGATGATTTCCCAGACACCAAATACGCTGTTTAGGATAACATTAATGCCGAGCTTATATAGAACTTCGTATTCTTGGCTCATATCTCTGTTGGTCTCCTTATCGGTAACCTGAGAAACCTGAGTCTCACCATAGTTGACAAGTTTGATGAACTTGTTGGCCATAGAGGTAGGAATAATGTATAGTCTATCAGTGTCTAGCTGATACTCTACGGAAGCGCTGTTGATAGAAGCTCCACGCTTTAGACCCTGACCAATCTCAGCAATCTGGAAGCCCTCGAAGTTGCCAAGGATGCCGCCGTTGGCATAGTACTCTTCCTTAGCAGAGTTAGGAGCCCAGTTAACATCAGCCATAGCAGTTAGAGAAGATAGAGCGGTACGGGCACCAAAGATGGTAACCTCAGAACCAGTAGCCATGGAGATATCCTGGCATAGTTTTACTAGAGTGGCCTTGTTAGCAGTCTCTAGAGCACCATTCTTAACCCAGTTAGAACCTAGATTATCCTTAGCACCTCTTAGAGCAGCATATAGAGCATCATATAGATAACGGTTAATAGCATCAGTAACCTTGGTTACGAAAGCAGCCCAATCCTCAGCGCCTAGTAGAACTCTTTCGAAGTCTGCATAAATTTTAATACCAAACCACTCACCAGCAACGGAGAAGTGTCTACCTGCTCCCAAACGCTGTCTGATGAGATTATGGTGATTTCCGCTTACCTTAGAAACGCTTAGAATAGAATCGTCCTCAACATAGAAGTCATTTTCATCATTTAGAGCGAGGTTGCGGCTATCGACGAACTGCATGAAGAAAGGATTCTCCATCCAACCGGAGATTAGAACCTCCTCGATAGTCTCTTCAATAATGGTAAATACTAACTCACGGTTAGCGCGGATAGCACGCTTAACATGCTGGGGCTTATCCTCGGCAGTGATACCTAGAGCAGCACGGAACTTCTCAACGATCTTAGCGTTAGCGTCCTTAGCAGAATACTCTTTAACTTCCTTGTTAGCAGCATCAACTAGTAGCTTCTGGAAGTTAGCAAAGTTTTCGGAATTGTTATCAAAAGCAGCCTGAACGGTGCTATTAAATCTCATAAAATTAGCCATAATTCAATTTCCTCCTTTCAAAATCTCAATTAGGTAGCAGAGTAACCAGTTGCATCAGCCCAAGCAACAGTCTGACCAACAGTGGGCTCAACGCCGCCAAAAGCATCAACAGAAACAGTGAAGACATCGTGCTTCTTCATAGGATACATACGAGCACGCTCGCCACCCTTGTTGTAATAGTTAAATACTTCCTGATAGATCTTTAGGAAATCGTTGGGCATAGTTTCGGGATTGTGTACAAAGTAAGCGTCACAATCGGCCTGTAGCTCGAAACGTACCATAGTCTGATTGCTCTTAGGAACAATCTCAATTACCTTAGCGCTGAAATCACCAGAGAAAGGAGCGACAGTGTAATACTCGCCTTCCTTGTAATCAACAACAGCAACTAGTTCACCATTGTCACGATCCTTGTCCATCTCACCAGATAGAATGTGACCATCGCCATAGACTGCGGAGACACGAGAGATCTCAGCAACCCAGTGCTTATTCATTAAATCCTGAGCCATAATATAATCCTCCTATAATTTTTAATTTATTTTTTTTAATATTAATCGAAAAGATTTCCGTAAGGCTTTTCAGAAATCTTATCTACGGTTTGTACGCTAAACTTCATAGCGACAGGTTTGCTTGATTTATTATTTACAGCAAAATTGGCCTTGGCACGTGCGGCAAATAATAGATCACACTTTACTTCTAGCTCCTCTACGGAGTATTTATCCATATTAGATACTAGTTCTTTAAACTCATCAGTTTCGGATAGCTCGGCATATTCCTCACGAGCAAGTACCTCATCTTTCTGAGCCTTCAATTGATCAGACTCAAAGTTCTCCTTAAATTCCTTTAAAGCAACATAATCGGCCTTTAAGGTGTCAAGAGCATCCTTTTCGTCCTTAGATAGCCACTCGTTAAATACTTCTACTGGTTCGCCAGAAAAAGCAATCTCGTCGCCATCTTTTGAATAACCCTGTCTATAGAATTTATATTCGCTATAATCTTCATAGATAAACTTATTGTCATATACAGAGACAATCCAGCAAGAATAATAACCATCCTCAGAACGAGCACTTAGCAATTCATATAAAGCCATTCTAATATCATCATGACTTAACTCATACTTTAACTCGAACTTTTTATCTTCGACAGGATCTTCGTCACCATCATCAGAATCAGAAGAATTTTCAATTACAGTTTCCTCTTCCTCGGCAACGACTTCAACTTCTTCGGTCTCAACTTCTTCAGTTTCAACCTCTTCTGTTTCCTCGAAAGCTTCCTTGAATTTTGCTTCCAACTCTTCATCGGTAAGACCTTCGACTTCAAATGTAATATCTTCTGCAGTCTTGCCATATTGAGATAGAAGCTCCTCAAACTTGTTCATCTCTTCATTTCCTCCTTCCTCTTCAGATTGATTTATATTAAAGTTAGATAAGGTAATATTTAACTTATCTAAAACTTCAATCAATTTATCCTGATAAGTAAATACAGGTTCTTTATGGAAGAAATCAGTAATATCGGCTCTAGAGCCAAGCATGCCCTCGCCAATCTCATTTCCATGTTCATCAGATCCAAGCAATGTTGTTGCACCAAAATAGAAATCGGTAAGATCCAAATATTTCTCTTTGGCATTATAAGACAATTCATCAATAACAAGTTCACATGAAACTTTTGTTCCATTCTTTCTACGAATAATATCGGCAGCTTCAGTATATTCTTCTGGAATAACCGCATATGCATTTACATATGTTTTATCCATTTCTTCATCATACTCTAACCAAGGTTGGTCTGCAGTAAAACAACCAACTTGCTTCTCAAGATAGATAACTTCTTCTTCGCCATCTTCATTTTCAATAATTTCTACATTATGAGCATAGAAGTCTTTAGTACCATCTTCCAATTCATGGATATACGCTAAAATTGGTCTATATTTTAAAGTAGGCATGGCCTTTTCCATATTCTCCTGAGAAATAAAACTACCATTTCTATTCAACAAAGTATGGCAAACTTTTAATTTTAACTTCAACATTCCTGGCATTTCTTCTTCACTGGCAGCAAATACTCCAGGAACTGAAACAACAATTGGACTTTTGTTATCATGAAAGTCAAAGTTCTTTCCTTGCTGTACAAAAAACTCATATAGATTATCAAGAGTTAACATTTTACCCATACATCTTCCTCCTTTCATTAGAATTTATAAACTCCTGGCGGAGATTATAGGCTTAAAATATTTGTATAATGTACCTTACTAATATCAGCAAAATTAAAATTCTTCTGATTATTCATAAAGGTATAAGAGTCTCCAATTTGAGACACTAAAACAAAGCCTGCGGCAATAAGCTTATTGGCGGCAGACTTATCATATACAACAATAAATTTTTTATTCATATAAAATCACCTTACTGCTTATCTCTAGTTGCTACGCCCTCGTCAGACAGTTCATCTCCGTCCTTCGTAGGAGCACCGCCTGTAGATTCTTCAGCCAAACTACTTTGTGTATTAGAACTAACCAAAGGATGAATCCAATCCGTAGAACCAAGGCCGAGCATATTTTCAACAAACGACATGCCTCTTTCCTTAACAGGGTTAATATTTAATAAAGAGGCATATGTAAGCTTCACTGGCAAGCCATATTGGCCAGCTTCCTTTAATGTCTTAATTTTTTCTTCGACAAAATAAGGAGATACATCGCTATATTCCACTACCCAATTCTCAACATTATAATTCATTTTCAAATACAAATTAACCCAAGCATTAATTTGGACAATGGGCTTCATAGCATCTATGCATTCGACCTGCATAGCCTTTTTAAAGCTTTCACTATTTGTAATCTTGTTTGAGTTAAGAACAATAGAACCGTTAGTCTCAATAAGCTGGCTGTATGCCTTATTTAAAGTATTGGTATCCTCGGCAGCAGAATTTCCTTTAAATTCCAATGTATTTAAATCCATTGGAGACAATCCCAGATTAACACCATCTGGAATCAATTCCATTAATTTTCTATAAAAATCATTGGCCAAATTTAAGTCAATTGCAAAATCGTCAACCTCTTTAGAACCAGATATGGTAGGAATCTTTGCCCAAATCATTTTATAAGCACTTAATTCATCAGTAACACTCTGCACGGCTTGTAAATCCTCAAGATTAATAATATCTTCAAGAATGCCACTGAATGGAACAATTGGGTAATCTAAATTATCAATATTAATCTTGATACACAAAGTGCGCTCAATCGGAAGTTCTTTCCACCTTATATTATCTGTTAAATATTGATTATATAATTTTTGGAATATTGGATCAAAATACTCTAAATCATCTGCAAAGGATCTAAAATAAGACATGTCAAACGCAATACCTAGACATCCTTGATTATATGAAGCACTATAAATTCTGCAATAATCCGGGTTTAATGGATGTATATAGAATGTTCCGTCTGTCTCTGGATCACCATAAACAAAACCGTAAAATACATCATGCTTCCACGCTTGCAACATTACTTTTAAAATTTGAGAATCAAGATGCATATTATGCGTAATCTTTGTTACTCTTTCATACTCTTCCTTCGCAGATTCAACATCAACGTCTTCAACCAAATTAATGAGAGGATACGCAATCCAAGACTGGCATGTTATCTGTTCTGCTTTATAATTAATCATTCTTCTATATGTTTGAGAAATACTATATAGAAAATCTGATAACTTGCGCAAACTCTTCTGGTTTGATTCAGTAGAAGGAGCTTGTAAATACTGCCTCAAATTTTCCTTGTTATAAGTAGTGGAAGTAACGCTCTTTGTGGTTTCAAGATTAATTAATTGCAAAATATCCTTGAGCTGTGCGTAAACAGCACGTGAATTTTCTTGCTTTTCTAAATATTCAATTCTTTCTTGAGTTGTTTTTTCATTAGGCATCAGTATTTCACCATCCTTTCTATCCGAACATTTTATTAGGCTGTTTTGCCTTCGTCATTGTAAACATACCAACCAGATTTTCATTATTTGGCTTCTTACGAATTCTAATATTGGACATTCTTTTTTCATGAAGCCAGTGTGCCAACATTACATAAGTATAAGCACGGTCATCATGTAATTTGCCTACTTTTTCCGGTATCAGCTCAAATGAATCTTTTCCAGATTCACGCTTAATACGTCTCATATTTACTCCAAATATTTAACATTTATTTTTCTACTTTTTCCCAATGTAATCTTTCATCTGTTTCAGGGTGTCTACCAGCAGTTTTTCTTTCGCCTTTTAGACATTTTTGTATATTACTACGCTGTGTATTGGTATGTTTTGCAGCATCTGAAATAGTATTAAACACAATATCAAGCTCTATGCAATATACTGCTACATTCATTGGGTTGTTTTCTTTTCTTTTTTTTAATGTTTCTTCAGAGCGCTTAATTCCTTTTAATGTCTCGCTAATTTTATGTCTAGTTTTTTCTGGAATAATTTTACCTTTGTTAAAATCCGATATTCTTTTTAATGACTCTTGAGTAAATGTTCCCGGTTTATGCCCAGTTACAGATTTACTAATTTTAAGTCTTGTTTCTTGAGATAATCTTTTACCTTTTGCCGATTCGCTCATTCTTTTTCTTGTTATATCTGAAACATATTTTTTAGCAGATCCTCCTGATTCTAAGTTGTACCCAAAAGCTTCATTCATAGAATCATACAATGTAATATAATATGACTCTAATTCATTTAATTTATCATGCTCACATTCATCTAAGACATAAAATTTAAAATTATCTTCTCCATAGAAATCCCACGCTCTCTGAAGGTGACTATTATGGTGATACCCTCCATTTAAACTACGTTTGTGTCTGTCCCATCTTTGCTCTATATCAACACTTTGGCCAATGTATCTTTTATTATTAACTATATTTTCAATACAATAAATACCACACATTTTATATCACCTCTTTTAAAAACACATTGTAGAAAAATAATTAAGGACGCTACTCCTTGTTGTGACCAAATCACCTCTATATTTCTATAGAGAGTAGACTATATCTTCATCCACATTTAAATATGGATGCCCACCATTTCCATACACCAATCGCTTGCATATGTACTCCCTCACGGGATAGTCGTTGAACCTTTATCAATATAGATACATAAATTAATTTTGTATTGTGAATTAATCTATATTAAAACTTGGCTGCTTGTTGTCCAATCTATATAATTTTTAAAACATTCGCACCCATATTTTCATATCATGCTGTAGTTTATATAGCTCTAAGGATTTTCAAGCAATTAAATGGGTTAATTTTTGAATGGGTTGCCCCAAACCGAACCTGTAAATCAAGCTCTTCTTTTAACGCATCAATATTTGCAAGAGCAATTTCTTGATACGGATCTAATTTAACAATTTTTGTTTTTACAACAGAAGATTTTTTTAATTCTTCTTTTAATCTCAAAGCAAATTCTTCGTCCGATACCTTTTCTTTGCGCAATCTATCTTCAATTGTCTTTTTTACTTTAGCAGTTTCAGCGTCATCTGTTTGGAATAAGGTAAGGTATCCTTTATTATCATAATCAGAAGTGAAGCTAATCAAGTCGCTATTAGTCATTTCAATTGCAGATTCATACATAATTGCTTTATATTTACTAGGTTCAATCAAACGGACTTTGTCAACTGCATTTGGATATTTTTTTACATAACCAGTACCAAGCTGTCTATCTAATTCCTTATCTATAAATCCATGATGCAGCTTGCCTTTTGAATCAACCCAATCCTGCATCAACATATCCGCTATAACTTTACCAGCACCACCAGAACCAGCATCTATTAATATTGCTTCAATATTACTATATCCAGACGCATCTCCATTATAATCGAGAATCAATTGTCTTAAATAATCTACTTGATCTGGAGTCTGCATAGGAGCACGACGTTTATTGCTGATGTCAATCATGTTGACGCAATTTAAAATTCTGCCACGCCATTCTTCATCTTCGCTCTCATATAGCTCCATTACGGTAATAATACTATTATCTCGAGAACGAGCAGGGTCGAACGCAATAACTATATTTCTATTATTGGTATCATTATATAAAAGTGGAACTCTGGTTTCACTATTTCTCGTAATGACACCACGACGAATTATCGCCTCGTTTCCAGCATCAGATGTAAATTCACAATAATACTCTCGTCTTGCCTTTTCAGGATTGGTTCTAACGGCAGTTTCAATGTCGCTCTTCTTTAAAAGAGCGTTTACAACCTCACCACGAATTGTTGGCTTCAGCACAACATCACACGGAACTTGTATGACACAATAATCTCTATCACCCATAAGCTGACGTTTGGCAAACTCACGATATAGTTTATAGAATTTAGTATCTGTACTAGATGCAGAACTAATATAAAATTTTTGGTTAGGAATATTAGTGGCAAATGTGCGTAGTCTAATTGGGTCAATTAATTTACCATTTCTGTCCTTACCCGATGCGAAACCTTTGTTTACTGCTGCGAATGCACCATAAACTTCTAGCATTTCTTCAGACAAGAAACCGCATTCATCAAAAATAACATTACCTCTCATGCCACGCTTTTTATCAATGTTGCTGTTCAATGTCTGAGTAAAAGATCCATTGTATAGACTATACTTAAAACCGTTATTGCCGTGACTAAATCCATCACCAGCGGCATTATTAATTTCAACTTCATTCTTAAATATATAACCAGTAGAATTTCTCATTTCATCAATTCCATCATTTGCTATACGTTCAAGAGTAATAAAGGTTTGCTCCGCCTGACTACCAGAACCAGATGCAATATATGACCATACATTGCAGAACAACATATCTTTTGCCATAAGCATCAAGTCAATTACAGTACTCTTACCAAATGCACGACTGGCTAAAACCATAACATTTGGGCAATTCCAAGTTCTTGCAACAATAAAAGCCTGTGCGTCAAGAAGCGTAATATTAAAAAAATCTTCTATAAATCTCACAGGGTTACATTGATAATATTTTTGAATCTTTGCAATATTAATTAGAGATTTCAATTTTCTATCAGACATTGCAAAAGCACAAGGCTTAATATATACAGAGGTATTATCAGAAAAAATTTCCATCAAGTCTTCATCATTAATTTTATCAACAATTTTAAACTTAATATCATTCATCGGAATCATCCTCCTCATCTTCTACGGGAGCAGATTCTCCAAGAGGTGAGAACAATTCTTTTAAATTATTCAATTCTTCTGGATTTAATAAATTATGTTCCTCCAAAGTGTCTCTAAGGTCGATATTTTCTCTTAAAAGAATTCTATTAACTTCCTTATAAACATCTCTCTCATTTTGGAGTTCAACTATCATCTGACGTTGATCCGCTACCATATCAGACCATTCAGATTCATCTAATCTAAGTTGTTTCATAATGGATGTATCGCTAATTTCAAGTACTTGCTGCATACCTCTGCATGTACCAATATCAAATCCATTAACTTCGGCATCTCTTAAATCTAAATCTTTTAACTTTTTAATTTTGCCAGTCCACGTATTTTCGCCTTTACTGGCATTTTTGTTATGCTTTAAACTTAAGCAAGATTGCTCGGCTAGCTGAGACACTGTAGACGCTACCTTTTGTTTTGCATCTAAACATGCTTTAATTTCCCCAGTCTTATTTGACACATTGGGGGAACTCATAGCTTTAGCAATCATATCATCTAATTTTGCCTGCTGTAAGAATCCTCTGACTATAGTAATTGCAGAAGAAGTTCTCATCATATCCTCATTTTCTCCGCTTGAATCAAGGTACCCAATCAATTGAGAATATAATAATGGTTTGTCTTCTTCTAGTTCTTTTTCAAACGGGTCATAGCCCAAAAGACGTATAACATCTAATTTATTTTTTTCATATTCTTCATTTACTTCAGAATATTTTTGAACTTCTCCTTCTTGTACTTCCTGTCTGGCTTGTTTTATTGCAACTTCTTTATAGTTAGAAAATAAATCTCCATCCCGCCATCTCATTCCTCTATATTGCGGCATACTTATATTTTTTATATAAGCATCCCAAATATTTTTACGCTTATTATTTTCACCATTAACATATTCAAAATAACTTGCATCCCAAATTCTATCAAGGAATGGTTTGTCTAATCTTTCAAGAGCCTCTTGAACGGATGCCTTTGTGCATTCACCATAGATCTGTTTGCGTTCATCCCAATTTCTAGCTAATTTTTCGGCGCAATCTTTGCACATAGATGTTTTGCCTGTCATTACTAGTGGATCAGAGCTAATATAAAAGTCTTTTTCTTTTTTTACATTATTACAATAAGGACAGAGATATTCTTTGATTTCTTTTTTTGTTTTCTTACCAGGGTTTCTTGTTACCAACCTCTATCCCTCCTTTAATTTATTTTATTCTGCAGCTTTATTCATTTTGAGCTCAGAAATTTCCTTATTTATTTGAGCGAATGCTTGCTCAAATTCAGGAGTTCTTTTAAAAACAAAAACCGTCTTATCTGGATTAAATTTGTCCGCTTTGATATCATGGATATGAATCCCCATGCTTAAAAGCTTTCTGACACAACCGGGGTTAAATAGTAATTTATATTCCTTCTCAATATGTTCCATTTTTATTCTCCTTTTAATATAAAAAGCGAGGGTAGTTGCCCTCGCTTAATTTAAAATAAATTTTTCGGTTCCCGTACAACCATATGTTTCATCAAAAATAAACATCTTACATGATGCCTTTGAACTTTTTCCAAGCTTATTATAAGCAAAAGGATCCGTTCCTTGGAAAGAAGGACATACAAGGACTTCAGTATCATAATTACCACGTTCATTCCCCTGAATGCTCTTTCCTGTATGTAAATGTCCTAAAATAACAAAGTCAACAAGTCTGCCATGCAATGTGCTCATATCCTTCAAAACATTCTCGATATTATTGACTGTATGTCCATGCATAGCAATAATATTATAATCAAAAATTGGAATCTCAATATAATCATGTCCAAAATTAGCATTGACATCGACTCTTGAATTAAATACCAACATGTCAGCAATATAATTTGCAATCACATATTCAATATCTTCAGTGGCAAGCTCACTTGCCTTGGTGCCAATAGGTCTTGACTGGCTATGATTTGAGGTAGGGACATGATAATAATCAACATAGCAATATGCAGAAAGCTGATTTAAGAAATTCGCAATCATTCTAGCTACAAATACAGTTGCCTCGACAACAGATGTTTCATTTAGCTGCAGATCGCTAACTCTTAAGATCCCCTGGATATCATCACCTAAAGATGCGACATGCAAAAGACCAATATTATTTTTCTTCACATATTGAACAGTCTGATTTAACAATACATTAAATCTCCGTTCGCATTCATCCATAGAATAATTATTTACTGGTAAATCAAATTTAGCCCCAGCATGGATATCTGCGATACATAATAAATATGCCTTTTCATTATCAAGTGTTTCAAATTCCGCCTGCACTTTGGGCATAGGCAACGTCTCAATGGCATTCTTAACATTCTCATAGAACATCTCGAATCTTGCCTCTTGACGAATTAATCTTTGCATTTCGACCTTAGTTGTATATAACTTTTGGCGTTCCTTTTCAAGTTCAATTTTTTCATCTCTAACTCTCTGCAAATATTTCTCTTCTTTAAAAATATTGGCCTCATTATCCGCCATCATAGTTTGAAAATGCTGATAACGCTTACGATAAGCGCTTTCATCAAAATTATTCCCTAAAGAGTCATTGAGAATCTTTGCAATATCCTTCCATGTCCAAGAATTTTGATCCTTCATTGAACAAATGCGAAGTATATATTGATTCTCGTTTTCATCAACCATCTTTTTATATTCCATGTTGCACCTCATTCATTAATTTTTTGTTTGAAAGTATATGTGAACTTTGCATAAGGTGTAATTCTTTCTGGCACAACGACATCGCTTTGATTTCTTGGGTCTTTTGCTTTATAGGAAGCATTCTTAACTGCCCCAACTGTAAATCCTTTAGTAAGCTGAATTTCTACCTCTTCATCAATAGATGCTTCACTAAGTATATCTAAAAGCATATCCTCAAGAGCGTCAATAAATGTCTCTGTATGTTTCTTAAAGAAACCAGATCTTTTAGCAAGCTCATTAATAACTTCTTTTCTTTGTAGCTTCATTTATGTCCTCCTTGTACTTACTCAGCACTTTCATATTCCTCATCATAGCTAATTGAAAGCGCAACAGATTTGTCCGCAAAATCCTCAAACAGAGTAGATAATGGAATTAGTTCACCAGTGTCAGGATTTTCAATAGCAACCATATCATCATCGATATGTAAAATACCCTTTGCAGAAATCTTATAATTAAAATTAATTGCAGCCTTTGCCATTTTTTTGTTCCTCCTAATTTATTTTATTCTTTTAATTCATCTGCGAACTGACTGACCCAACCACGATGATTAATTGTTAATTCGCAAATTTCACAATGTTCATGTCCTCTAAAATGCTCAATATATTTTACAAATCCGCTAGCATCTTTATTTTCCAGATCGCATTGCTGGTCATGTCCGATAACGATAATCTTACAATCATCAGAGCATCTAGTTAATGTTTTCTTTAAATCAGCAACTGTATAATTCTGAGATTCATCTAGAATTATTATTTTATTTTTCAAATTTGTTCCACGTAAAAATGTGTGGGTTAATAAGGTCACATAAGCTTCTCCATACTTTTGATTCACTAAAGAATCTGAATTAACACAAATATTCGGATTCATATTACACTCAATCATAGCCTGATATGCTGGTTCGAAATAAACTTCTGATTTCTCAGTAATTGAACCAGGCAAGTAGCCTTGCGCCTTTTCACCATATGCTGAACATATATATACAATGCCTTCATACTGTTTATGTTTTACTAAGATGTCTGCAGTACCGATTGCAAGAGTAGTCTTACCGGTTCCAGCCTTAGCATTACAAAACACAATGGTATTATCTGGATTCAAAATTGCATTTACAAACTTTTTTTGATCTGGATCTAAATTTAAACCATAAAATGGTCTATCATCAATAATCTTTGGGGCCTCCCCAAAATCTTCAAATATTGGCTTCTTCTTATTAGCCATAAAATGACCTCCTTAGAACAATTCATCTAAATCTTCAATAATTTTATCTATGATTCCAAGTTTTAATGCATCTTCGTCGGTCATATAATAATCATCTTTCATCTTACGTTGAGTTTTCGTATCAATATTAGTTCTAGAATAAACGTGATCAGTTACACGCTTACCCATTGCATCATAAAACTTCTTTGCTGCATCAACCTGACTTGCCGTGCCTTGATATGCACAACTTCCTGCATGCATCATAACATTTGTCCCGGGCATGCAATATCTATGCCCCTTATGACCGCTAGCCAATAAATCTGCAGCGGCAGAATATGCATTACAATAACAAACAGTTCTAACAGGAGTCTTACTAATGTCGATTGCCTTAATAACAGCTAAAAGAACTTCTACAGATCCGCCGGGACTATCAATCATAATTGTAATTGGTTTACGCTCTTCAACCGGCTTCCCCTTATCTTCCTTGTTGTATTGCATAATCATTTTAACGAGATCTAGAGTGCTTTCACCAATTTGAGAATCTACCCAAAAAATTCTATCTTGCTCATCCTTATAAAATTGACGCAAAACAGGATCTGGCAACTGTAGATTTGCCACAGAATCAGGAACGCCAATTAATAGATCTCCAAAAATATCACTCATAAATTTGTACCTCCATTGTTTTTTATAGATAAGGGCTTATATATCTCTTATCATTATAGAAAAATAAGCCCCTATGCTAAAAATGTAAGGATATACCTAATTAATTTTGTATTGTAAATAAAATTTGTTCTGTATAAAATTATTTCTTATGCTCAAAATAATATTTTTTTGCATTTTCATTAATAATTTTCTTTCTATATATTACTTGGCAATCTTCACATCGAACACTTTGATTATTTTTACTCGATACATAAAATTCATGTCCACAATCAATACAGGTTTTCACTTTATATTCAACTGGAGCAACATTTTTTTGCTTATGCAAATGGCAGTATTTAGCAGCAGGCTCAGAAGGTTTAATTTTAAACCAACCGCCGCAAGAAGCGCATCTTTTATATCCACCATCTTTATAATTTAAGTACGTATAAGCAAGTTCTTTATAATCGTACTCGTTTAAGACTAGCTCTGCTTCATCACTTTCATCATGAGAAATTATCCCAACAAGTTGCATATTTGCTCCAATATTAAAGTTTGGCAACAATACGCCGCTCTCATATGCGAAATGAAGATAATAATCTCTCTCAGAAGCAGGTATTACAACTCTTGCATGCTTGAAAATTTCACTTGTTTTAGCAAACAAATAATCTTTATTATGTCCATATAAAGCATTAAAATATTTTGCCAACGCAACCAAGACGAATACAATTTTTTCTTTTTTAATATCATTAAATGATTTAATTTTTGTCATCTCGGATTTAGTAATAACAATCTGCTCTATATTTTTAATATCATATTTCTTTGCTTTATTAATGCATTTTTTGATATCTGTTAGATACTGCTCATAATAAAAACTAGAATCATGTTCCGACATATATTCAACAATTAAATTAAACACATCTTTCTCATCAACTTGCTTAATTTTCACATAATACAAGGACAAAGTCCAAATAACACTTCTGGGATTTGAAAAATCCATCAGATTGGACTCGACCATATTTACTATATTTCTTTCTTCATTAAATTTAAACTTAATCATCTCCGTCAACTCCAATCTGTGTAGTTTTATTGCTGAAAGAGCAACCACAACATTCAAAATCTCCATCTGCGCTTTTAGCAGGATATGTTAATTGATGATTATTTTTTTCTAAAAGATTATCAATTATAACACTAGAACAAATGTTCCATACAATATTTTTATTTAAGCCATCTGAATAACATAAATCAAGTAAAATATTACAAAGTTCTTTTTCATTGGTACAAATTTTTTCGCACTCTTCTAATAAAACAGATAGTATCTGTTCCTTATCTGCGCAGTACTCAGAATCATCTTGATTATCTACAGCGCGTTTCTTATTAATTTGTCTTGATTTTTTTAAATAATCTTTACATAAATCTTTAATTTGCACGTATGTGATATCCTCGTATGTGATATCACTTTTATAAATAGAATAATCAAACTCGACATCTTTAAAAAGATCTACGCCATCAAAGTTATCTTCGACCGCCCAACAAATTTTGTTCATAGTAGAAGGGGAGAGATCTAAATTAATCTTTTTTGAGCATAAATCAAGCATTTTTTGCTCAGTTTCCGTTAAATTTGTGCTGTTTTTCATCTCTTTAAAGGTTTTTTGGAACATATTAATCAATTTTGAATTAATACCAGCCATCAATTCATCATATTCTGTCTTTAAAGATTGATAGTTATATGCAAAGAAATATGGTTTTTTTGAGGCACATAAAAGGTGATTTAACTCCTTTTTTGCACGAATTTCATCATCATCTTCGTCATGAATCATATTTTCTTTATCAATATACCAATGAAGAGGCATTGGAGTAGGGATAATTCCCTTTGCCTTATCAATTTCTTCTTGTTGAAGTGCTTGGCCACATTGAGTTCTATATCTCAAAGTCTCATACTCAAGACTACCTGGCTCATAATTTGCCATCAATGAAGTAATACAAGTAATTCTGTTCGTAATTTGACCAATCTTCGAGCCAAATCCTTGCTTATTGGCTAAAACCACATCTTCTTCTAATGCAATCTTCTTTTGTGCATTATGCTGAATACAATTTAATGCCGGTAAATTTGTTTGCCTTCTCATAAGAGGTTCATTATCAGTGGTAAACAATAAATCTCCATCAAAATCAAATCCATTTAATGCCATTGGCATGCTATCCCATGCATTCACTACTACGCAAGTATCAATGTATTTAAACCATTCGCTTGCCTTATCATTATAACTAATATCTTGGGCCACAATAGAATGCGCATTGCTCATAGGAGCTCTAAAGCACAGTACTCTTTTTACACCATTGTCAGACCAATATTTGCTATAAATTTCACCAGCTTTAAGTAACCCCTTTGGCTCCATTCCAAACATATTTTCACAAAGCGCATAAAGGTCTCCAGACAGAATCTGAAAATTGCCTCTAACGTCCAAGACTCCAATTTTAGCATCCCTGATACGCTTATTAATCATTTTTCTAATTTTTGCTCTAATATATGGGTCTTTAATTGCATCTTGATTTATCATTAATGCCTTGGCACAAGGATCTGCATATTTTACCGTAACATCATCGAGCCCCTTACCACAAAGATAAACAATACTCTTGTTATAATCAAGGCCCATAATATCCTTAATTTCATTAACAGTAGGAGCAATTAGCTCATTTACATCATCATCATTCAACTCAAGAGACTGAATAAACTGATAATTCAACTGTCTAATATCATCATTTTCATGCGGAGCGGTCTTGGCGACGCGTATAGTATACTTATTTTCAAGACATTTATTATAATAATCTTCCCATGAACTATAGCATGCCCATAACTTTAGCTGACTTTCAGTTAAAATCAATTCAGCATCTCTAATATCTCTTTTGTGCCCCCATACATCTGTAATCAAATACTTTTCCTGATCATCTTCTGATGCACCAACAATTTCTTCTGCAAATTTGATAAAATCAAAAGTAAAAGTCATGCCTTTAGTCCAAGCACATCTTAGATTGCAGCCACTCATTGTTTGATTATAATCCTTATTAAGTTCCCCGTTCCATCTTCTAGATAAAGATGGGAGCATCATTGAACATCCATCAGAGCAATCATTAACAACTTCTTCGTCCGGTGCGAACGACACAACCGGTTCCTTTGTCTTGTCACTCGTATCAATATTAATTAAATTTGTCTTGAACTTAGTAAAACAATCCTTAACAACGATAATTCCACCAGGAATCTTTGCGTATTTATCCTTTGGCCAACTAACAGGCAGAGAGGCGCTTGCAGCAAGTGCCTCATAAGCCCCTAATTTAGCTGGAACCAATTTTACCTCGTTATTTTTACCATTCTCAATACGTTTCTTTAATTCATCATGCAAATTATCACTAATATAAACTACGCTCGATGTTTTTACTCCGTTTGTGGTACAAATAAGTCTTTTATAATAAACTCCATTAATATAAAACCCTTTATTGGCCCTATCATAATGAGATTTCTTATCCATAACTACAGTTACATAGTCTTTTTTGAATTGCAGCCTATAAAGTTGTTCATATAAATTACCGATCTTTAACTTATTTTCTCTGCTACTAGGCTGCTTCTTTATATCCTTTAATTGTCTCTTTATGGCCTTTGCTTGTATATCATAATCCTCGGTTCCATTCAATTCATTAATCCATGATAAAATCTGAGAATCGGCCAAAGAAACAACTAAACCAGGAATCTTTCTAGCTCTATTCAGAGGAAGATTAAGATTCCAATTATTCATTTCTAATAATGTTGAATTAATTTTATATATATATTGTGGCAGTTTGTTTTGTTTTGCCAATAGTCTTCACCGCCTTAATTTAAAATAATTAATTTATCCATAGCCCTCGTCATTGCGACATACATAATTTTACGCTCTTCCGAATTCCGCTTATATACAGGTTGCACAAGTGGAAAGTTTCCATAAACAATCACATTTTTATTTTCAAGACCTTTAGCTGTATGCACAGTCAAAATTTTAACGGTGTCAGCGCTCATCATATCTTCCATCTCTTTATTGGAAGTGCCGCCTTGCTTAAATGTGTTGTATGGCAATTTTATGTTTTGACATTTTTGCGACAGTTCATAAACATCCTTGTTTGTCCTTACTAGGATAAACCAATCTTTATAATTACCTTCTTTTTTAATCTGCTTCAAATATTTTGCTACACAGTCTTTAGAGTCCACCCTAAACTCTCCGGTAGACTTTCTAACAGCATAAATTTCTTTATCAATTATATCCTCTGCTTGATGAATAACATCTTTTGCCGCACTTAAAATCTTTGTTGCATTTCTATAATTAGCTGCCATATGGTAAGATTTCCAATCAGAGCTATTCATTAGCTTTAAGAAAATACGCACATCGGCTCCCTTAAAACTATAAATAGACTGGAAATCATCACCGACGTAAAAATTATTATCTGCATTAAGTGCGGAGATAAATTCATATTCATTCACGCCAATATCTTGAACTTCATCAACCAACAAATATTCGACCTTACCATTTATCTTACTGAAATATTCCGTACATTCAATAAGCAATTGGTCAAAAGTAATAATATGTTGCTTTTCACAAATTGTAACAAGATTTTCTGGGTAACGAAACCTATCTAATACGCTTCCTTTACCATATAACACATCAATTTCGGCCAACATAGAAGATTTTAATGCTTTGTGCAAATCTCTCTCTGTTTTAAGACCAAGTTTAATTTGACGGCGAAAATCTAGATATTTCATATATGATTCTGCATCCACATATTTCGCATACTTGGAAATAAGAGTTTTTATAATTTCAATTTCTTTATCTTCTGTCAACAAATCATATCTTTTACCGGAAGCCTTCAAAATTCTATTCGCAAAAGAATGAATGGTGCCAATAAATGCATCCCCAATTCCATCCACATCGATTAATCTTTCACGCATTTCGTCTGCAGCTTTATTAGTAAATGTGATGCAAACAATATTAGCGGGATTGATACCAGATTCTATCAAATATTTAACCCGCTCGGTTAAGACTCTGGTTTTACCAGATCCTGCGCCAGCGGAAACTATAATGTTCTTTTCTTCGCTTACTACTATTTCTTTTTGTACTTTATCAAGTTCCATTAAATCAAATCCTCAATACTCTTAATATTATAGCAATTCTCGCAATATAGATCTCCATTTGTTGTTTCGACATAATCACTAGTTATATAATTACCACATATATCACATTTTGTTGCATCCACATATGCACCCCCACATGATGGGCATCCAATTGTCTCTTCGTATGGTGGACAATCAAGACCATGTTTTTCTATATATTTGCGAGTAGCACTAAAAAATGCTCCGCAATCTAAACATATATACATTAAATACCTCCGAATAAACCTCCAAAAATATCGCTTAAATCATTTTGGAGTTTCTCTTTACGTTCATAACTTCCGCAAAACTCATAAATTTTGCCTTCTGGGATTTCGATGCCGCAATCGCACTTAAATCCCTTTAAATTTTTAAACTGTTTATGGGCGCAGGTATAACAATTCTTTCTGTCATAGTTGTCCATACAGGTCGGCTCATGAGCCTTTACCTGCTCTTCATCGCCCATAAAAGAGCAGTAGTCACATTTAAATACTGGTTTCATAATTATACCTCCAAGACTTCGTCTGATGCATAGAAGACGATCCACTTGTCGATGTTGGCTTCGGCTTCTTCTGCCGTCTTGTAACAATTTCCGATTTTATAAAAATTTCTATCATAGGAAACTCCTTGCCATATATTAATATAATGTTTACCATCTACATCTACATGCCAATAATATTCATCACGCTTTGGTTTCCAAGGTTTGCGCTTGATGGTGTAGGTACCATTGAGAATATTGGTTAAAGCACTAAGTTGCCACATGTCCTGATTTGCAAGATTATGATCCTTAATATATAACCTCTCATTATTTAGTATTGCTGTGGCATGACAATTTGAGTTAGGAAAAATAATTTCAAACTCCTCAAGAAGTTCAACTCCGAGCATCTTTGCTACTTCAGGCATATGGTTCATATTTTCACCTCTTAAACCCCATCTTTAATTGATGCCCATAAACTTTTCAATTTCTTTCTTACAATCACAACAATACATCTTCTGAGAATTCAATACCTGCAGAGCACTTTCTCTTGTATAAGAAGATGCGCAATTAGCAGCAGCACAATCATAATCACTATATTTTGGATTAGTGTAATAGGGCCAAAAATTAATAGTATAATATAAGGCTTCAATTTCTTTACCGCATCTATCACAATGTAGTTTAACCATAGTTTAACCCTCCTCAATCTTTGATATTTAGTTTATCAATAAACTGTTTCATAAGTTCTTTAATAAAAGCCTTATCCGCATTGCTGTCCATATGCTCAGAATCAGCATGCCATTCATCAGAACCAATCTTCTGGTAAATTGTATATTCTCCAAAACCAATGTCTGAGTCCCACTTAATTACGAAACCTCTATACTTTTCATTTACAAAAGGCTCAACCTCGTACGGATCTAGGTTAATCTTATCTGCTTCAAATCTTCTTGTCATAATTAATTACTCCTATCATGATAGCAATCACTATAAAATATTTCCCAATATCGCTCACAAATAGCAATCATTTTCCATAGCTCCAATTCAGTAGCTTCTTCAATTGGCCTATACCCATGCTTCAAAGCATTCTCCGTAATATTATCTTTGGTAAACCAGTGCCAGTAATCAGCAATACCGGTTACCATTAAGCCATATGTTTTAAAAACATTATCCATATCTTCGGCCCCATATGGCGGAGTGATTTTTGTTTTTACAAACTCTACTAGATCTCCATTGAGCATGTCACCCTCTAAATTATACTTATGGGTTGCTGGATTTTTAGTCTGTACAATGCCAACTAATTGGCCATTTTCATTTACACGCATTGTCTTGAAGAATGAATCATATTCTTCCTGAGTAAGAACTCCTTCGTCAAGAAGTCTATTTAACTTATTTATATTCATTATAGTCCTCCTAAAATTTCATCTAGACATGCATTATAACCATCAGCATATCCGTCTCCATAGTCATCATATGGGTTGCCAGAATGCAAGCGTTCAGACGGAACAGATTCTAATGGACACCAATTTTGCCGAAAATCTTTAGGGTATGGATAATTAATTCCTCTTTTATTCAATACCTTGCAACATAGGTCACTATAAAAAGAACCAAATAAAAGGCATTCATCGCAGCTATTAGGCATATCAATTACTACAATTGTTTTGTTCATAATATTTCACCTCAAATAAGTCTCTCAATTAGAAAATCAATTTTTTCTTCTAAAGACATGGTGTTTAGTCTTTCTCTTAATATAGCCCTTTCATCAGTCATCATCCAACATGGATTAACATCTTCCCCGACATTCTCTGTGGTACAAAAGTATACATAGTATCTTTTTGTTTCAGCATCATGTGAATATGCAATGTCACCAGGAATTGCTATATTGTGAACGAAATTAGTTAGTTCTTCTGGAAGCATGCGATAAATTTTTGGGCGAGTGCGCTTATTATCCATAAATATCACTCCTTAAATAAGCTGCGCCAACTTCTTTGCCAGAATCTCCTTGGCATTCTTTTCAATGGCATCAATTAGGGCCTTTTCAGTCTTCTGTCTAACGAATGTATCAAAATAAACTCCATCAATCTTACGCTCACTATCCCAACCACGGCCAGTTAAAAGCGCATCGATTCTTTTTTCAACATATTTTGCAATTGCCGCATCAAGGTCTTTTCTAATTAGTTGTTCCATATACTTGTCCATGGCAATCTTGACCTTTTCTTCAATCTCACTATTTTCAATAGCTACGTTTAGAATCATCTTCGGTTCGCTCTTTTTCATTTCAGTTCCTCCAATTTCTTTTCTGCTTCTTCTTTAGAGGTAAATACTCTTGTTCCAAAATATTTCTCATTTCCAAGAATAGTCATAGCATCTGCATTTTCCATATTAAAGATATAATATTCTTTGTTACAGTCACATGCACATTCATCACAATAACAATGTAACACTTCTTGACAATAATATTCATCTCTATCTCTTCTGTTGCGATGACATGGAATATTATGACTATCAATTCTATATAGATTTGTTCCAATAGGGCATGGCAGCATGACAATGCAATCTTTGTGTATAAATGAATCACATACAGGAAGACTAGGATCTACATAGCAGCACACTTCAAAGTGGGCGCAATCAGTACATTTCATGGTTACACCTCTTCTGCATCAGTATCAGTTTCTGTTACTCCAATTAAATACCACAAAGTATTAACGGCACCCAATGTCTTATAAATCATTTCGTCCTTTTGCTTTTTAGAATAGCTTCTACCTAATACCGATTCTAAATCTGACTTGATTTCCTTTAAAGTATCATCCAGTCCACATTCAATCAATTCAATATTTAACATAGTATACCTCTTTAATATCATCAAAATAGTCTGGAATCACAAGATTAATCTGTATATGCTTATCTTGCACTGTTACATCGGGATATTCCATGGCTCTTTCAATATCTCGGTTTTCATAATGAGTAATGTATGAGATTTTATGCTTCTTTAAAACATCAAGTAGTTCTTTCCATACTTCTTTAGATATATTCATAATTACCTCGCATATAAATCTTCATCGAGCTTGCGCATAACTACTTCCAATGGACAAGTGTAACCTGATCCATATGACTCAAGGATACCGATGTCACAGTTGGTGCAATCATAGTTGCAGGTTTGAGAAAGTTCTACGTAGTATTCATAGAGTAGGGTAGATAGGTTCTTTTTCTGTCGTACTGTCATATCGATACCTCAATCAAGCTTACAAATATTTAAAACAATGGCTTCTAGATGAATATAATGTGCAGAATTAATTGCATCTTGAACTAGTAAGTCTCCTTTTGATTTAGTTTTGAAAGTACAATTACCAATGTGTATTGGGTTTGTATTTGACGCGATCCAAGAAACAAAATAAGTATGATATTTCATATTACCTCCTCATAAACATATCTACATATTTTCCATCCATTTGTAAACCATCAATATGAGCACCACAATTTGGGCATTGAAAGGGGTAAAAGTGAATCTTGAGACTTTTATATCCATAATTATTTTCTATAGTCTCTAATTCAACTTCTACGTCTGGGATTACGGTTCCGCATTCACAGACTGGAAACATGTTTAGTGTAACTAAGTCTTTTCTTGCAATCTGCATAATTACCTCACTTATTAAACCAGGCCACATATACTGCGCCATTGGATTTTGCATTTTCGAGAAATTTGACATTGCATCTACTGTACCCAAGTTCGTTTCCTTCGGCATCTAGTAATTCACCAAACCCATCATAGTGATTAATACTTCCGCCACGTACTTCATCAATAAAGTCATCAATAGGGAAGAAGAGGCCATAACCATGCTTGATGTTGAGCAGAATAGCCTGTGCATATAGTTCCTTGAGTTGCTCCATTTCTCTGTATTCATATTTGTCCAGCTTTCTTGCCTTGTCTGAGTAGTATTCGAGCAGTACGCCTAATTCCCATTTTAGATCCATGTTGTTCACCTCAGTCCCACATATCATAAAAATATTTACTGAATAGCTCAAAGAATCTATTCTTATTTTCCATCATAATATCTCTAATTTGTTTATAGTCTTCTAGCTTCATATGATCATAAGAATCTGGATCACCAAATCCAAGAAAACATTCCGCATTATCCTCATTCATAAATTCGAGGCAGCAAACCATTTCATCAAGAACGTCACACCATTCATCTCGGTCTTTGAATTCCATAGGGTAGCTACATCCATGCTTACGCAGGTGAATTAACATAGGTTTAATTGTATCAACAAACCAAGTATCCATATCCCATACATCGCCGTAGGAATAACCACGTTTGGCACGTTGGTATTTACGCTTTAGGTTGTATTGAATATCTTTGATTTTATAATATAGAGTCATATTTACACCTCAATAAACTACATTCATTTGGCCCAAGGTGCAAAAACAAATTCCGTCGCCACCATTCTTTGGATTGGAAGGACAGGTTAAGCAAGCACTTTGAGAGAAGTTGCTAGTAGTGCTGTTGGAATTATATCCATTTAGCAAGGTGTAATCATTGTTTGAGATTAGTCCAGTATTGCCTCCAAACGGCACCCTAATTACTTGTTCACGCTCACTAGTCCATTTCCATCCGCAGGAAACACACTCCTTAACACAAATTGGTGGGTTTGATGCGGCAATGTATTCAAATAAATCTTCGCCGCAAATTGGGCAGGTTTCAATTATGATCATTTGTTTCACCTCTTACAAATTAAAATTTCAATATCAGTATCAGCAAATGTGTCTTTAATCATTTGCGACACCTTATCCCATTGCAATCTATCAAGGCCGCAACCAATCAGTGGCATTGCAACTTTGGTGATATTGTTTGAGTTGCAAATCATCTTCATTTCTCCTAGTGCTGACTGCATAGAACGATAGGTTGGCTTATTATAATATTTATCTTTTGTGACTAGATTTAGCACATGATCAACCAATAAGCATCCACCTTCAAAGCCGAAATACTTCATGCATACACCAAAGTCTGGCGCATATTCACGCAACTTTCTGCGCATATCAAAGCGCTTGTTGAATTCTACGGCAATACCAGCACCAAGGGCATAGTCTGCACTGATGCAATGGGCCAGATAATAGTCATCTGGCGCAGAGAATAGATCTCGCACTTCTTCTTTGTAAACCATAATTAATTCTCCAAAATATTTTTTAACATTACCTTCTGACCAACTTTAATAGATGGGAATAGATTAGAATCAATATTTGCATAATATGAATCATTATATTTGACCATAAGGGCATTAGCATGTCTTTCAACCGACATTGCGTCAGGGAATAAATGAAGAATCTTTGATGCATCATCAATTTCTTCATGTCTGTATGTATCTAATTTCCAATCATGCACCCAAGCTTCACAACAGATTCCTCGGTTGTTCAATTCGCAACCATCGGATTCTTCGCAAAATTCTTCTTTAAATTTGAATCTATATTCTCTGCAATAATCCATTGCTTCTTCCAAAGTCCAAGACTTAATTGGTTTATCATCAAACATTATTATTTCCTCCTAGATTGTGCATTTAGAATGCGATTTTATATTTCTGTGCTCCCGGCAGGGTAAATACTCATCTTTAACTTAATCTTCAAATTCTTCTTCTAAATCCTCATTCTGGCCAAGCAGCTTAGCCTTATGCTCATCACTAAATTCACGCTTCTTAGGGGTCTTAATGGTGATGCCACGTTCAGGAGCCTCAAGCTCCATAGCGGCCACATAACCGTCATCATATACATATTGACGCACAGGAGTCCAACCTGCGCGCTGGGCCTTATTGAAGTGGCGACTGATGTTGCTGTTCATACGCCAAAGATTGGTCATGGGATCGAACCAAAGATGTGTTTCACGTTCTTCTGGCAGAATACGCTCTTTAAGAGTAGTGGTTTCCATTTGTACCTCCATTAATTTTGTGTTGTATCATTGACATGATTATAACATATTTCCCATCATTTGTCAATAGTTCTCTTGCGGACGTTCATAGAATTCATAGCCATCGTCGCAATCTATTACATAGTGCTTGTCAATAAGTTCTTGAAGGGCCAAGTAATATGAAGATTTAGAAAGGCCCGTAATTGACATGGCATGGGATCGGCGCAGGGTAAAATTGTAGCCATCCTGATTTTGCATAAAGTATGTGTATAAGTAATATGCCGACTTGGTGAGGTTGCGCATAGCGATGCGGTTATGTTCTATTGAGCACATGTAATATGGCTGGTCGGCAGTCTTGTCAATAGATACCTCTTTGGACATTTCATCACCTCCATTAATTTTGTATGGTGAGTATAACATGGAAATTTTATTTTGTCAAGAGGGTTTTGTCCCTCTCATTGGAATAAGGTGTCCTAATTTTTGGAATAAATGTCCCTCTCATTGGAAAAAAAGTCCAGCCAGAGGGACACATAACAATATAACAATATAATATTAATAATAATATATATACGGGGCCCTTATTGGGGCCCCCTTTTGTTTTTGGTACGGTGGATTGTATATTTGCCTTTGATATATATTGGGGCCTTATTTTGGTATGGGTGCCTTATTTTTTTTGGTTGGAAGTACCCCGGGTATTGGTTATATGTAGACGGGGCCTTTTATTTTTTATAGGTATCTGGTTAGAGTGGAGTGTGTTTGGGGATTTTGGGATATGTTATTGATTTTGTTAGTTTTAGACTTGTGGATTTTGGTTTATAGAACGTTTGTACTAATTTGTATGCTAGAACTTTTGTTCTATTTTTGGCAGATAAATTGTTGGATTTTCGAATATATTTTGGGCTATTTCTAATCCTAATTTATTTGGCAATCTATCATGTATTTTTTCACTATATTTTTTTTGATTTTTTAATCAGTGTGTGTGTTCACTACCTTCCAGAAAAGCCTTTATTTTCAATGGTTTGCGAGGTTTTTTGCACCCCCCCAGTAAATCACTATTTACTTGCGCTTTTCTTTCAACGTGCTATAATAAGACCATACCAAGCGACAACGACACAAAAACCAGTCGCAAGGTTTATCGCTCTTTGAAAATTGAACATCGAAAAATCACTTATTGACATTGAAAAATGTTGGTATTTGATACAATCCGATTGCATGGGGAACTATGCTATCACTTGAAATGGTTTGACGGAAAAACGTTAGGTTTGAATGTACCACATAACGCCGTCTTTAGGTTTGAATGTACCATTATATTTCAAGGCGTGATTGTCATGTTCGATTGATGAGAACACTTGTTCTTTGAAAAATACACATCCCTGCCTTGCAATAGGCTGAAAGACTGTCCGTCAGGGTGGAGCGTGCAACTTTGGAGCAATCCAGAGAAAGGCTTCTGTTATAGGTGTGCGTGTGGCTGATGGCCTAACTCGGCACATGGGAGTGAAATTCTCGCATGGGTAACTACGCACGATTGACACACCATTAAAATGTGCTATCCCGTGTTATCTCTATGGGTCTACCCATAAAATTTGATACGGTCAAACCGTAGGAAAGAGGTAACACTATGAACAACAACATGAATATTATCGCACAGGCTCTGGTACGCAATAGCACCATCGCCAACAACAAGGAAGCCACTATCAACGGTGGTCAGGTAGGTATCGACACCTATGCAACTTGGAAGACTGCTCTGGAAAACGCACATCGCAACTTCTACAAGTACGAGTGCGCTACCATCATCGCTTCCATCGACCCCGACAAGTCCACTAAGGACGCCAAGTCCGAGGCTTTCAAGTCTCTGCAGGCTATCCTTGACCTCGTGGGTGAAGTCAACGGTCACGCTCTGCACAAGTCCGAGGAGCTTCTGAACAATCTCAGCAAGTATTCTATCCTCGACCGCAAGCAGTTGACTGGCAATGCTGAGTTCATCAACTCCCAGTTGAAGAACCTCAAGGCCGAGTTCAACAAGCCCAACAACGGCGCTTCCGAGGAGTGGATTGCCGACATGGAGAAGCGTATCGCTGCCAAGGAAGAGGAGCTGAAGCTCGCTAAGAAGCAGACCGATAGCGCCTCTAAGTTCAAGACTCGTGCCAAGTATGGCACCTTTGCAACCAAGATGGAGTGCGCTCTGGCTCAGATTATCAAGGGTCAGGAAGCCAAGACTTGGGAAGAACTGGAAGCCGAGGAGCAGGCTCGCAAGGACGCAGCCAAGGCTCGCCGTAAGGCTGCCCGTCAGGCCAACAAGACCAACAAGAAGTAACACGGGACTGGGGATTATTCCCCTCTACAGGCTAGACCTGTAGAGATGACACGGGATGGCACGCATTTTATCCACCAAGGGGGTGATTTTATGGAAGTACAATTCTACTTCAGGAACGGGCAGTACTACTGCTCAGCCAAGCTACCAATAGACAGTCGTCCGACTATCTATATGTGTCTTGGACATGACAACCGTCCCTTTGACGCAATCATCGAGGACATCAACTGCGCCTTTGATATGCTTCTCGCCAACTATACTGGCGACCAGTTTACCAGAGACTATGCTATCGCTTATGACATTCCAACGCTACTGGGCTACAAGGGCACTTTGTACTCTTTGGCCGAATTCATCTAAGGGGGTAATGGTATGCTATCAGTATATCTGCCCGATTTGGGCGAAGTGACCGTCTTGGTGGAAACGCTCGAATATGCCAACGGTCGGTATCAGTTGCGTTGCAACAATGTCAACGGAGTAATCTATTGCTCCAAAATCTCTTGGCAGGAAGACTATCTCTATGAGTATGGCTGGGTCAACATTGTTGGCTATTCCATCAATGGTGCAACTGTATCCTGCAACATTTATTCATCTATCGGTTAAGTCCGTGACAAAGTACCTGAATCTCAGATACCTTGTCATGGGTTTAACTTGTAGGAAAGGGGGAACCTATGGAAGATATCATAATGAAGCGCCTTGAAGCTGAATGCTTCGGGCCTCGTACTATCGAAATTTACGGTGGTGCTTACCATCTGGCAAGACAATTTAATGAACCTTCTTTGCAAGATATTGCAATAAGGGCGCTTTGCGCCATCAAGAACGCAAAGTACTGGGAGCCAGAAACGAAACCAGAAACCATTGCGCAAAGATTTTGCAGTTTGTTCTTTGTTGACCATATGCTTATTGAAGCATTGTGCAACTTCAGATTTAGTAGTTTGTAATTGAAATCTATATCAAGCCCATAAGCGAAATCTTATGGTCTTCATTATGGATTTTAATTCCATAGGAAGCGAGGTATCCTCATGACAAAATTTGAAACCATTGGCGTGAACTATCAGTACGCCGCAAATTCCAAGGCAGAAGCGAATTCTGCTTTTGCCCATTCCTGCAACTGTTGTTGCAATAAGGGAATGCGCATTGATTGTAGCCGTTGCGCTATCTCTCATACTCATTCTCTTGTCGTTGCCTATTTTTCCGACAAGGAAGAACAGCACAAAATTAATGCGAAGGGAGATACGCCATGAACATTTTAGAAGCGAAATCCGAATATCTGTCCCAGGGTAAGCCTTGGACACCTTCCCTTGAGAAGCGCTACAACGCTGCTCTTCTAAAGGAAAAGCAGAAGCTCTTCTCCGAAATGGAAATCCCTTTCCCAAAGGAAATCGAAACCAAGTTCTATGAAGCAATTGCTAAGGGAAATCGCAATGCCGAAGTTTACCTGAACAACCTGTGCCATTCCCATATCCAGTATGCCCTTGACCACTATGCCGAAGTTCTGTATGACAAGCTCATTGCCGAGCATGGTGGTGATACCATCTATGAAAGGGAAATGAAGAAAATCCTTGGCCGCTATGGCACAAAGGAACTCATCAAGAGTGGTCTCGTAGAGTGCTGCGGAGCTTTCCGTGGCGATAAATTGTATGCTATTTAAGAAAGGAAATGAAAAATGGACGCTTTGATTGCCATTTGCTTCGGAGGCCTGTTTTGCCTCGTTCTCGTGGTTCCTTATTCCATCTTCGTTGGCCTGATGTATGTGGTATATCGGGCTACCAACGGAAAGATGAAGTTCCGTGAGTATGTCAAGTACTGGTAAGCGAAACGGTTCTGAGGGGTTTATCCGTAAAAGCCCCATCCCAATCCCATAGCAAGGGAGACGAAAGTCTGTCGATAACCGTGTCAGTTGAGAGTAAAGCGAAGCTACAGCCTTAGAGGCGGGAGATACTGACTATTGCCCTGCCCGTATAATTCGCAATCGAACCTTATTATGGGATACCAAGTGAAGCCCAAATTCATTAGAGAAAGGAAATGATTATATGTCCAAGTATTCCGTCATCTGCATCTACACCAAGCAAGGGAACTTGCTTCCCTACCTGTACACCGATAAGATGTGCTATGGTATGTGCCAAGGCGCTCCTTCTGAGCGCCTCATACAGGCATATACAAGGGAAAGGGAAATCCAGCTTATGGCCCTGTTCCGTTTTGAAAATCACAACGGCGAAGCTCCCAAGGTTTTCTGCAAAATCAAATGTCCCGTCAATCCCCTGCCAGTCAAGGGAGAATTCGAAGCGCCTTCTGTGAAAGCTATCGACCAATTCCTAAAGGGAAATGGCTGGAACTTCAAAGAGAAATTCTATCCTCGTATGTTCGAATAAGTGTTGCTCGTGTCCACAAGGGAAACCTTATGGGCACCATGGAGCACTTAGAAAGGTAAATGGGGCAATGAAAAACGGCATGACCGACATTGTTTTTGGACTGAACCAATCAAGTGCCGACAATTGAATAAGCAAAATTTAAAAGAAAGGGAAATGTCTATGTCCAAGAAATTCGTGTCCACTCAGCGCAAGGGATTTCATATTACCTTCGAAAATGGCCTCACTGCTTCTGTGCAGTGGGGAGCAGGTAACTACTGCGACAACCATTTTCCAAAGGATATGGATTTCTCCTGCAATAAGGATGCTCAGTCTGATACTGCCGAAGTTGCGGCAATCTACAAGGGAGACCTGATTGACGCAAACCAGTTCCTGAGCAATGGTGGCGACTGCTGTGATATTGTAGTTGGCTACCTTACTCCCGAAGAGGTTCTCGATTTCCTGTGCAATCTCCAAAAGGCAAATCCGTCTGAAATTATTAAGTAAAACCTGCCTCAAGCCCTCAAACTTTGAGGGTTTGGATGTGGGCTTTGCTCATAATTCAAAATAAAAGGAGAAATACAAATGAATATAAATAAGCGAAACATGTTCCCAATCATCGTGTCCTCTGTAATCCTGCTGGTATCTCTGGCTATCATGGCCAAGACATCTGCAAACGAAATGGATTACTATGCCTACGCCGACTCCCTTGACCTTATCGAAATTGTCAACAGTCCTGACCTTTCAATGGAAGATCTTGCAGGCCGCAACGGAAAGCTCATTATCGAGCAAGTTGTGGGCGTAGTCACCGATGCAGAAACCGGCGATGGCTACATTGTCGGCTATACCGATTACTACATTAGCTATGCAAGTGTAGAGGGAATTCAAAATGGAGATGTGATTTGCAGCTACATGGTCTACAATCCCGACAACAATTATGAAGATGATATTTTGATCCGATTTGATTATATCATTGATACCAACTGAAACCTATATCAAGGCCACAAGGGAAACTTTGTGGCTTTCATTATGGGCTTCACAAACCCAAATATACCCAGCGAAAGGAGATAACTATGAGAGAAAGTTATCAATCAGCCCAAAAACATATCATGCACTTAGTTGCATTTGCAGGAAGCGAAATTTATGAGGGAGAATTCTACGACTTCCGTATCGACAAAAATACCATTCCTGAAGGCAAATTCATGTATCAATGCCGTCACGACGATGATGGCGACTGGGTTACTCCCGTAACTATCGAGCCATTTGTCCTTGTAAACTTCTGTGGCACACTAATCACAGATAAGGAAATCAAGTTTGATGAAAGCCACAGCATCTACCTTGATAACTGCTACTTTGAGTAGGGAAATAGTTCTGCTCCTATCATTCCTTGTGGCCCTTGGATTAATAGGCTCTGCAGAACTCGGAGGCTCAATGTACAACTTATTGTGGCTCATACCAATTGCCGCAATTGATACTATGATTATAAAGGAGATTGAATATGAAAATTAATGGTAGGGATGCAGATAGCATCCCATTCTTACAAGCAAAATCACTTGGAGCTGCAAGGGAACACCTGCACTTCCGTAATGGAAAACAAATCAAAAATAAACCTCAAGATAAGGCAACGGAAATCTTCTGTTGCTATGAGGGTAGGGACGGTACTCGTAAAAGCTTTTGGCTTAAGCGAACACCAGAAATCCAATACTTCTTCGATACTTTGTTCCAAGAGAGCCGATACAATCAGCACATCCACTTTATTGAGTGGGATGACAGAATTAACTGCTCTGTTGAAGATGGCATCTATATAAGCCATACCAATTTCTTCATGACAAAGGAGGAATTTGCACAATTTCTGGAAACCATTGTACCTTATGATGAAATAGAAAGGGAGAGTTAAATGGAAATAAGAGGTTGGAAACTCGCAGGTATGTTCGATGATTTTGCTCAATGCCCTTATTGTGGGCAAAAAGAACATCCACTGATGGAAGCAATTAATTGGACGTATTGTCCTTACTGCGGCAAGCAGGTCTTAGAAAAGGAGTAAACCAAATGTGGGCTGACTTTTATGATAAAGAAGAAAGGAAATTCTTCGTTGAAGAAATCATTCTTGGTATGGCAGACATTGTCTATGAAAACCGCAAGCTCAAGCGAGAGTTAGAAGAAGCCCTTGAATTTAAGGAAAAGTACTATAAGTTGTCCAATGATACCTTTAAAGAAGCACAGGCACGAACTGCATCATTGTTTGAAGCTATCATGGCAGGTGCTTTTTCTAATGGAAAGGATGAATCAGATGAAACTCCGTGAAGTCAAATTCAACGACATCCCTTACAAAGGAATCTCCATCTTCGTAGATGGAAAGGAAATTGCCTGTGGATTCATTGGAGAAGTGCTGCGCAAAATCCCCATTGAGTGTGCCGACTATGAAATTGAAAGCGCAAACCCATTCTTTGACCTCTTTGTAATCAGACTTAAAAGTGGAAAGGAATAAGGCAAATGAATGTCAACTACATCAATGTCCGTGGCCATTGGGAAGTCTTTATTGATGGAAAGTTCTTTTGCAGCGCAGATACTTTGCAGGAAGCTGTCAAAGAAGTAAATAAATTCGCATAACATTGCTAGGGCCCATAAAATCTTATGGGCCTCATGGAGTGCTATTGCTCCAGAAAGGATGTGGTTACCTTGCGCTACTAAGTTTAAGCGAAACCAGTTCCTAACAACAAAATTCAAAACAAAAAGGAGATTAAATTATGTTTGCTATCGACACTATCATTCGCCCTCTGCCCACTGCCGACTCTGAGTACTCCGTCTGTGGCAACTCCGTTCTGCGTAAAGCAAAGGTTGTCGAGACCTTCCCTCGTAAGGAGAACGGCAACAACATCAAGATTGAGATTCTGGAGCATCTGGATCCCAACAAGGTAGGCAAGAAGTTCTCTGTTGATGACCGCTTTTTTGAGGCTGTCGAGCAGGATTGGATTTGGGTGGATGCCTTCAAGGCAACTGACTTCGAGATGATTTGCAAGGGTAAGCAGTACCGGATGCAGGTCGAGGATACCTATGAGGGTAATGTCAATCTGGGCACCAAGGGATATCATGTTTGCACTAATCTGCGGCATTGCTTCAAGGAGTATCCCTACGATTTCTGCAACCGCTTCTTTAAGGTGAAGGCTCTGGTGAAGCGTACTGATTACCAGTATCGTAATCCCAACAACACTATTCTGGTTGCTAAGGCAATTCGGTTTACTGAGGAGATTACTGATTGCGCCTCGACTATCGGCGAGTATCGCAACTACATTCGTTAAGCAAAATTCGTATCGAGGGGCATGAGGCACAGCTTCGTGCCCCTTAGTATGAACTTTGAAAGGAGTTTAAATTATGAAGTCTTATCCCTGTGATAACCCCGACCCTTATTGCCCATTCGATGCCCAAGGTGGCTACGACTGTCGCAACTTCTGTGGTCTTGGCGTAGACGAAGATGAGGAG